ACCGAGTATCATATAATTACTTTGACAAACTAGCCCAGCAACAAGGCTATAAGGATGTATTTGATGCATACGCTGAGTTTGAAGAACTACCTACAACAGGTCCTACTATGAGCAAAGGTGTGGAGGAAAGCGGGCGTCATGATGCGAGAAGTCCAGAAGAAAAAGCAGAACGTAAAGCATATATCAAAGCCCATGGACATCCTCCACCATTGACCCCAGCCAGTGTGCTATTCAATTATACCCCTGAGGTTGGTAAACGAGCTAGAGACTTTTATCTCAGAAAAAAAGGAATTCCACAACACGAGCTGGATAAAATGAAAGAAGATGGTGTGGCGGAAGCAATTGAAACCATTCAAGGTAGAGAGTACCCAGTTGACCCCGGATTATATTATGTATGGGCCTGGGACGGTGCAGCAGTGATATACGGTGAATACAACACCCCCGAACAGGCTGAAATGCATCTACCCCATATAGAACAAAAAGCCATCAAGCGAGTGGGACCTTATGTAAAAGGTGCATTTAGAGTGAGTGATGGCAGGAACCTGTTGCGTCGCTACGGTGTTGCTGTGCGAGATGTAACGGAAACCTCAATAGAAAAAGCCGAGCAATATCTATTGGATGTGACCAAAAAACAAGCCGAAAAGCTGGGTGGCGTACAACGCGACATGTATGGCAAGATAGAGAAAACCTTTGGACCAAAAGGTCCGCAACGCAAAAAAGGTGTTGATCGTGCATTGAATCGTGTACATGGCAAAGATAATTTAGGTGAAGTCACTGGTGATTTGAAATTTGACACCATGTTGAGTAAACTGGTATCCAGTGGAAAATTTCAAACCATAGCCAAACAGTGGGCTGACATAATTCGTCAATTCCCCCAATATCAAGAAAAAAGCCAATCAGCTGACAAGATTGTTGGCATGTTTCCCGACATGTTCCCCAATGGATATCCCGGTGGACATTTCTATGGCAGTGATGGAGGTGCATACCAGGAGATGATGCAACTGTGGAAACGCATAGGACCTAGAGCCTTTGCCGGTAATGACGAAGATGAGGATGGAAATCCAGCAGACGGAGAAGACAGTTGGCATTCGGTGTTGGACTACAGCGAAAACTATACCGATTATTGGAATAGGTTGGCACCCATATACCAAATATTAAACACTGTGCCCGGCTCTAGAGCCTATGCACCAGTGCTTACAATGGTTTGGCATGAACTGTTTGGCGGCGGCGTTGAACACGGCACTGATGACATCAACAAGAAGGATGTGGCCGAAGGGGATCTAATGCGATCTGCTTGGGAGAAAAATCACAAAGCTTCAACAAGTCAACCAACCGGGCACAAGCCAGGATGGGCATTAGATCCACAGACTAAATTAAAATTAAAACAACGACAGCAGGTTAAACAACGGTCGGGTGTGGAGGAAACTGCTCCGTTGTCTAGAGATGCACGTAGAGAATTAGTTGCTCCAACCGATCGTGACACGATTAGACGTGAACTTTGGAAATACGTTCGCTCTCTAGATCAAGAAGGCAGTAGTAATCGTGCTCATGCAATGGCGTATAGTTGCCCAACTTGGGGTCAGTTATACCGTCAGTTCCATAACGATATATCACAATTACTCAGCCGGGCACCAACCGAACTGTTGGCTCAAGCATTACAAGAGATACAAAGTAAATTCCAAGTTGTGGCGGAAGGCTATGTTGATCGTAATGGCCCAATAGAAAATACTCCGCAAGTGGTTTGGTGGAGGAAAACTCAAGGTGGCGATAACATCTACTGGAAAGTATTTCCCTCTCTGTCAACAGCCAGTCGAGCCAGAGAAAATCTTGCAAATAGTCTTTATAAGAAATACGGCAAGAATTTTACAATTGGAAATGCAAAGTTTGATCCTTTAGATCCAGCACAGTGCAGAGCCGCAGATGCTGACCGGTACATGACTAAAAAGCCGGGTGTGACAGAAGGCTCCACACACAGCACCACCAATGAAAGCTCTTGGAGCACCAATCCTTTGAATCCCATGAGTCCCTTTAGTCCCATGAATCCCTATAGTCCTTTGAAACCCGAAAATCTCAATCACCTCTCCGGCATTGGCGTTGTGATTGGATCCGGACTAGCAGTCTATGGCGTCGCATTGGCACAGGCGTTCAAGGATCTGTTTCAACATCCAGAAACAGCCACCATGGGTGAAATCAAAAAAGTGCAGTCGCAAATCCGTGAATTATACAAAAAAACAAAAATACTGAAAACCGATCAGGGTCGTGCCAAAGCACAACAGGATCTAACAGCCGCCTATGAAGTGCTGGAACAACTGAAGACCCGTGTACACAGTGGCCTGGCCGAAGCCGCTGGAAAACCATTGAGTGTAGAACAGTTGGCCACCATCAGTGATGAGGCCCTAGACGCGGCTTATCATTATGGTCGTAGCACACCAGGTAACACATTTGGATGGCAGGCCAACTTGAAATCAGCTGCTTATGCTAAAAAGATGATTGACTCGGGTGAGACTGACATTGAAAAGATCAGTGATGCCATCCATAGAGGGTGGAATGTCACTGCACAGGCATTTATACAAAATCCAATGATATTTGATGATAGCAAAACAATGGCTCCGGAAAAATTACAAGCCAAATTGGCACAGCGTCAACGACTGGTAACACAGAACTATGCTCAATTGCCAGAAGATGAAAAAGAAAAAGATCGTGTGGTTGCCCGTGCCATGTTACAGGCCATCACAGGCGAGCCGGGTGTGGCGGAAGGCAGAGGAACTTTATCTCCAGAAGTTCAAACAAAAGTAGAACAGATGGCCCAGCGTTTTGCTACCTTACTGCGTAACAATATTCTTCGCACTCGAAAAGAAAATGTTTCTCAATTGGGATATTCAAAAGAACAAGCCGATCAAGAAGCCAAGGAAGCAGTTCAACAAATTCGTTTTGTTGCTAAAAACTTATCAAAGAATTGGCAAGCATCGGACTGGATCATTGATGTGGCGGATACTGGTGCTAAAGGTATCTATAATATTCTTATGAATCAAAAAAGTTTGGACGAGTTTAACTGGGAATCAAAATATCCAGGAATTACTCAAGCACTGAATCAAGCATTTGCTCATGCGTGGCAAAGCGTAGATGGTCTGGACCAACAAGGTGTGGCGGAATCAGCAGTTCCAAGCTGGTTAGCCAAGGGCAAACAGGTACGGCACGAGGGTATTTCAAATCGACCCTGCACAGTGCAGGGCATTGAGGGCGGAAAGGTTGTCATCCGAGATTGGACCGGCAAACTTTTCAAAGTGTTGGCTGCTACATTGAAGCCAGTGACTGGAGTTGCATCTGAGGATAGCAACATGCCAGTGGCAGTGGACAGCATCAGCCCCATACACGGTGTAACGGAATACAACGGCAATGTCAATGATACACAATTAAAAAATGTTGATGCTGACAATCATAGTCAAGGCGAGGGCGATTTTGTTAAAAATCAATTACACACCATGAAAAGAGTAATAACCCATTTAGACAATGCCATTGGTAGCAATGAAGATTTGCCAGACTGGGTTCAAAGCGAAATTGCTAAGGCAGTAGATAAGATTGTCGGTGTTATGGATTATTCTATCAGCAGCAAAGAACAAGATATCGAAAAGCATCATGGTGGTAGTGCTTTAATGAAGGAAGGCTCGCAATCATTCCGCAACGGCATGCAGGTCAAACTCACACCAGAGTACGCAGATCGCCCAGATGAGATATTCACAGTGAGTCACTGTGACCAAGAACGTGGTCGTTGCTGGATCGGTGACAAACAAGGTCGCGGATGGTCAGCCACATTTGATCAGCTGATACCGGTAGAAGATGACGATGACGAACTTGACATCATGGAAAATTACCTACAACAACTTAAACGAGCAGGATACGAGATACTATGAACGATGAACTAACACAAGCAGCAAAGATAGCCTTTGCCAGTCACTATACTTTTTATTTGAAAAGTCACTACTTCCACTGGAACGTGGAAGGTATACACTTTCAAGAACTACATAGTTTATTTGAAACCATCTACACCGAAGTGTATGGTGCTGTGGATGAATTCGCTGAGAAAATACGAAGTTTGGGTGCTTATGCTCCGGGGTCAAACAGTAGATTCGCCATGCTGACCCGCATTGAAGATGAAAGTGCAGTGTGGGTGGCAGAGAAGATGGTGGCGGAACTATTGAACGATGCAGATAAAATGTTTAAAATATTAAAGATTGTTTACGACCAAGCTGAAGCCGCAGGTGAACACGGCTTCAGCAATTTTCTTGCTGAAAGAATGGATGCCTTTAGAAAACACGCATGGATGTTAAGGAGTACATTAAAATGAGAATCAATGAAATACTAACAGAAAAGTGGAGTCAAAAATACAAAAACAGTATTAATTGCAGTCATCCCAAAGGTTTTAGTCAACGGGCTCACTGTGCTGGTAAACGCAAGCATAATGAAAGTCATGAAGTGATGGAAATGACTTGCCCGGACTGCGGTCGGTGTGAAACACACGGCAACATCAATGAAATTGCCAAAGGTCAAAAAGACGCCAACGGTTTTACCCGTTGCTGGCCAAATCATCATGCCGAAGGAACCAAGCGGGGCAAGAACGGTGGACAAGTTCGTAAATGTGTGCCCAATGAAAGTGTCACTGAAGAAGACCGACTCAACGAATTTTCTCCTAACAGAGACTCTGGCGAGGACTATATGCCACAATTGGTTCTTGTTTCGGCTGGGATACAAGCTGAGAACCATGGCAAACGCAGTTATAACTACCATTTTGATGTGATCGATGAGGATGGCGAGCAAATGGGTGACTGCATGGTCAATTCAGCTCGAGGCATACTCGAAGGTGATATTTTTCTCAATGGAAAAGTGAAATACTTTGCTTACAAGATGACAGATAGATATCGGCCTTTTGTTCAACAGGCACATGATTTGATCAACGATCACGAAAATCAAGGGGTATCGGAAGACAACTTAAAGGAATTTGCACCTCCCGAAGATCACAACTGGGACGACGGCGAGCTGGATGATGATCCAGTGGGTCGTGCAGCCTATCGTGCGGCCATGACCATCAAGGCTTGGCAAATGGATAGAGCTACTGCCATCAAGACCCTGGCTAGTTATCCGCAACTGATAGCTCAGCTGAAAACCTTGGAACCGGCCATCCTGACCGACAAAACAGAATTCCAAGAGCTGTTGGATTGGGCTGTGACCCAGTCCAGGATGTCGGATGCAAGCATGATGGATATTTCCAATGACATACGGAATACCGAAGGTCCTGAAGATGATGATGAATTGGACGAAGAGTTTGATTTAGTTGAAAGCATCATTGAAGGATTGGCTGATCACAACAGTGTAGATGCCGAAGTGATATGGGAAGACCTAGAATCATTAACAGATGACGAACTGTATGTGTTTGCAGTTACACAGCAAACCATCACAGAAGATTGGCAAAAGGTCAATAAACGGGATCACACTTCAGGTATGAGTCAAAAAGCTGTCAATGCCTATCGTAGAGAACATCCAGGTTCAAAATTAAAAACTGCTGTAACCACCAAGCCGTCAAAGCTAAAGCGTGGTAGTAAAGCGTCAAAGCGTAGAAAAAGCTACTGTTCAAGAAGCCGAGGACAAATGAAGATGCATAATATTTCGTGTGCCAAGACTCCGGACAAGGCCATTTGTAAAGCACGTCGACGTTGGAACTGCTGATGAACTATCCTTATCCTGTGTATCCTGAAAAGGAAAACCCCAACGATGATAGACCAACGAATCCCTACGCACCTGTATGAAAATCTTAGAAATCGTTGATCTAATAGAAGGCAAATACTCCGGACCCATGGAGCCTTTATCCGCCAAGGGCACAGCCAAGGATGGAGCAGTAGCAGCATTAGAAACGGCCCTGATACGTGCCAAGAAAAACGGCACCGAGATGAACTATGAAAACATAGATGCCATGATGCAACGAATCTGCCGGAGTCACAACATAACAGGTCAAAAACTACATGATGATTTTGTCAAAGCACACAATCTCATTCCGGACAATTGGATTAAGAAACAAAAGTTAAAAGAAAACACTGGATTAAACTACAACGGTCAAAGTTACATGGACACGCCACGTATTCAAAGTTTGATACAGCAGGCACAGGAGATTGAAAGTCAACTGGCTCCTGTTGAGTCTGGCCACACACGCTTGTGGCGCGGCAATAGGCCCGGCGAAGTGGGACAAAATCCAACTTTTACCAACAGTTTAGTGGGCATAGCATTACCGTTTTTACAACAGTACGGTGGATCATTGACCTATATAGATGTGCCCACTCAAGATTTAGCACAGTACACCGATAGTGTGGCCTCGGCACCCAACAGTGAATTCACAGTGACTCCAGAATTGGCACAACAAGCACAAGTAGTAAAAGAAAACTTTGCCGATGGCAAGGTCCGAGGCAAGAGTCGTCCCGGACGTGTAAAACGTGCAGGTGCCAGTTGTAAGGGATCGGTGACCAGTCTAAAACAAAAAGCCAAAGCAGCATCGGGAGAACGTAAACGAATGTATCAATGGTGTGCCAACATGAAGTCAGGCCATAAAAAATGAAAATTGTTGAGATACTGGTTGAAGGTCAGGACACTGTGTCAGTGGTTCGGCAGTACTTGCCTTGGTTTGTTGATCAAGTAAAATTAAAATCTGTTCCCAAAATTCGATTGCTTCGTGAACCCACTGGCACTGCCTTTGGTGGATTTGACCTAGACACAGAACAAATAAACCTAGTTGTGGGCGATAGACACCCCGTTGATGTGTTACGTACCCTGGCACATGAGCTGGTGCATGCACGTCAAAGAGAACAGGACGAACTAGATCCAGGTGATGGAGCCACAGGCAGTGCGGCCGAAAATCAAGCCAATGCTGAAGCCGGTGTACTCATGCGTGACTTTGGCGAACAGCATCCGGAGTTTTTTGAATCGTGAGAGCTGATGAAATACAACCAAGTAAATTAGTTGTCTTTGACATAGACGACACCTTGGTGCACACGCAAACTCAAGTGCATGTGATTCGCAATGGTGCTGTAGTTAAAAGTTTAAACAGTCATGACTTTACACTGTACCGACTCCAGCCTGGCGAGGAATTTGACTTTGCGGACTTTAGAAACGCACAAGAATTCTTTGAAAAATCGCGTCCAATTATTCCCATGATGAATCAACTCAAGCACGATATTGCCACAGGCAACCGAGTTGTGATGGTGACGGCCAGAGCTGACTTTGATGATAAAGAATTATTTTTAGACACGTTCCGCAAGTACGGTGTTGACATGAGTCGTGTGCATGTGTACCGTGCCGGCAACATGCAGGGTGCTACCACAGAAGAAAAGAAAAAGAAGATCATACGTGATTTATTAGATCAAGGTAGTTACACCAAGGCCATCATGTATGATGATGCTGTGCCCAACTTGAACAGTTTTATGGAATTGAAGCAGGAATATCCCGACACAAGATTCTATGCTTGGCATGTGGATCCAGAAGGCAGAGCCAGAGAATTTGCGAGAGAATCTGTTGCAGAGGCCAAAACTGTACACTACAACGGCATAGATATTTCAATTGAAACACAAGATGATATTGAAGGTTATATAGCTGACCCGGATGATGAACCACTCATATATGTTATTGCTAGAAGCGACGGTCAAGAACTGGGACATGTGCTGTTTTCATTTGATGGCGAATATCTTACACCAGAAGATTTAGAAGTTGATGATCGCTGTCGTGGTCAAGGCATTGCTGCCACCATGTATGACTATATGAAAAATCAAGGATATAAAATACGCCGTAATCCTTCACAAACTGCGGCTGGTGCTGGGTTTTGGAACAAACATAAACCAAGTAAAAATATCTGGGAACAACAGAAAAAAGAATTAGTAAAAGAAGTCAACGATGCAGATGAACTTGAAGTGAGCGAAAGAATACAGGATTATTTCTTTTCAAAAGGCTACAAGTACGTGGGTGAAGGGCGGGATCAAATAGTTTTCAAAAGTCCAAGAAACACCATAGTCAAGGTGCTGGGTGTGGGTGATGGTGATAGAGAACAAGCTGTGCGTGACTATGTGGAGTTTTTTCAACGCAATCAACGCAACCCACATTATCCACGAATATACAATTCAGGAGATTTTCAGCTGGGCGAAGAAACTTATTTTGTGTACGAAACAGAGTATTTGGAGTATGTGGCCAGTGAAGAAGCTACTCTAGAGTACATTGAGGATTTAATGACAGCCATGGCACGCGGTCAGCTGGGGGTAAATGCGTTCATGATGAATAAACCAAGACCCTCCGGCATCAGCGAACAAGAATTGGATGGCCTAATATATGCCACCGAAGCGATCATTGAGGGTCTAGTTGGACCCAAAGGTTATAATTTGGATTTGGGTCAGATTGAAAATATTAGAAGACGTGCCAACGGACAGTTGGTCATAGTGGATCCCATCAGTATCTACTAGCGTAAAGAACACCTACCTTAGGACCCTTGTGGTTTTGGTGTGGCCGGCTGCTGGCCTGGGAGGAGTAGGAGTCGTGCCCAAAACTCCCTAAAACGAGCAAATATTCTTTGCTTTTTCAACTTTTATAATATACAATAACATATTAATCACAACAGGAGAATTTTATGACATCAAGAATGTTTAGTGCCGAACAACGTGCAAAATTACAACAAGTGTTCAACGAAGGTATTGCTGTGCTTACCGAAATTGAAGCACTGAATGAAGGCTTGAGCGAAACAGTCAAGGCCATTGCCGAAGAATTAGAACTCAAACCAGCACTGTTGAAAAAAGCCATCAAAATTGCTCAAAAATCAAAACTCACTGACACCAATGCCGATCACGAGGAATTGAATGAGATTTTAGAAACAGCAGGCCACACTCTTTAATGGGTCATGTAGCCAATGTCATCGTCGAACTTTATCAGTGGGCTAAAAGAGACTATCAACAGTGGCCACTTAGGTTCTGTATTGAAATTTTGGCTTGGGCTATCAGTGTGGGTTGTAGCATTACTATGGCCCTTACTGTACCTAATCCTCCTCTCCTCTTCATGTACCCTTTTTGGATTTCAGGATGTTGCATGTACGCTTGGGCAAGCTGGACTCGTGGTAGCTTTGGTATGTTGGCTAATTACTGCCTCCTTGTTACTATTGATATTATAGGTCTTGTTCACATGATAAGTAAAACAGTATAATATAGAGTCGTTCACTTACGAACATGTAGAGCTGTGTGAGCTCAAAGTCACACTCAAGGAGAATTATCATCAGCTATATTGACGCATTGTTTGATCGCAATAAAGATCGTATTCATGTGGTAGAACGAGTTGCAGGTGAGCGAGTTTATCGAGAATATCCAGCCAACTACACCCTGTATTATGATGACCCCAAGGGCAAACATCGAACCATCTACGGTACACCTGTGAGCCGTTTTACCACACGTAACAATAAAGAATTCCAAAAAGAACTACGCATAAACTCCAACAAGCAACTGTGGGAAAGCGATATCAATCCCATATTTCGTTGCCTAGAGGAAAACTATCTCGGCGTGGCTTCACCCAGATTACACACAGCCTTTTTTGATATTGAAGTGGACTTTGATCCCGAGCGTGGCTATTCCAAGCCGGATGATCCATTCAACGCCATCACTTCAATATCAGTGTACATGGACTGGATGGACCGGATGGTTACTCTAGTGGTGCCACCCCGGAGTTACTCATGGCAATCGGCAGAAGAAATTTGCCGTAAATTTGACAACTGTTTCTTGTTTGAACGTGAAGCAGACATGTTGAACACATTCCTGGACATCATTGACGATGCCGACATCTTGAGCGGGTGGAATAGTGAGGGATATGATATTCCCTACACCACCATGCGTATCAATCGTGTGTTGAGCAAAGACGACACACGACGCCTGTGCTTGTGGGGACAGTTTCCCAAACAGCGAACATTTGAACGCTTTGGTGCCGAACAATTGACATTTGATTTGATAGGTCGTGTGCATATGGACTATATGCAGTTGTATAGAAAATACACCTATGAAGAACGTCACAGTTACAGTTTAGATGCCATTGGCGAATACGAAGAAGTGGGCAATAAAACTGCCTACGAAGGCACCTTGGATCAACTGTACAACAGAGAGTTTGAAAAGTTCATAGACTACAATCGTCAGGACGTGGCCTTGTTGGCCAAACTGGATAAGAAATTACGTTACTTGGATCTAGCCAATGAACTGGCACATGACAACACAGTGTTGTTGCCCACCACAATGGGTGCTGTGGCTGTTACTGAACAGGCCATCATCAACGAAGCACACAGTCGTGGCATGATTGCCCCCAACCGTAGAGGACGTGACGAAGAAGTCAACAGTCAAGCCGCAGGTGCTTATGTGGCCTATCCCAAACGCGGTGTACACGAATACATTGGTGCCATAGACATCAACAGTTTGTATCCCTCAGCCATTCGAGCACTCAACATGGGTCCAGAAACTGTTGTGGCTCAACTGCGTCCCATCATGACAGATAGATACATTGGGGATAAAATAGCCTCAGGCAGTAGTTTTGCTGATGCTTGGGAAAACATGTTTGGTAGTGTGGAATACACTGCTGTGATGAATGCCGAACCCGGCACAGAAATCACCATTGACTGGGAGGACTCGGGCAAAAGTACTGTACACTCGGCCGCTGAAGTATGGCGAATGATCTTTGACAGCAGACAACCATGGACACTCAGTGCCAATGGTACAATATTTAGATACGACACCAAAGGAATTATTCCTGGATTACTGGAGAGATGGTATGCCGAACGAAAAGACTTACAAGCCAAAAAGGAAGCCGCAGAAACTCCGGAAGATGTTGCGTTCTGGGACAAACGACAGTTGGTCAAAAAAATCAACCTCAACAGCCTCTACGGTGCGATCCTCAACCCGGGTTGCAGGTTCTTCGACCACCGCATTGGTCAGAGCACGACACTCACTGGCCGCATCATTGCAAGGCACATGGATGCACATGTTAATGAAGCCATTACAGGCGAATACGACCATGTGGGCTCGTCGATTATATACGGCGACACCGACTCGGTATACTTCTCAGCGTGGCCCGCAGTCAAAGAGGAAGTTGCGGCGGGTAGAATGGAATGGTCGCGGGAAATCTGCGTACAACTGTACGACACCATTGCCCAAAGTGTAAATGAAAGTTTCCCAGCGTTCATGGAACGTGCTTGTCACTGCCCCAGAGACATGGGTGCTATTATTCTAGGTGGCAGAGAACTGGTAGCAAGTAAAGGATTGTTCATTAAAAAGAAACGCTATGCTGTGTTGATCTATGATAAAGAAGGCAAGCGACAGGATGTCATGGGTCGGCCGGGTAAGGTCAAGGCCATGGGCTTGGATTTGAAACGCAGTGATACTCCCAAGATTGTGCAGGAGTTTCTCAGTGAAATTTTATTGGAAGTACTCACCGGCACCGGAGATGTTAGACAACGTGTGGTGGATAGAGTTAGAGAATTCAAGATTGAATTTGCTGAACGTCCAGCCTGGGAAAAAGGTACGCCCAAACGTGTAAACAACTTAACCAAGTACACAGCCGAAGAAAAACGCTTGGGCAAGGCCAACATGCCAGGACATGTTAGAGCTGCAATGAATTGGAACAACTTAAAACGCATGATGAGTGACAACTATTCCATGAGTATTGTGGATGGTATGAAAACCATTGTGTGTAAATTAAAGGACAATCCTTTGGGCTATACGTCGGTGGGCTATCCCACAGATGAAAGTCACATTCCCGACTGGTTTAAAAACTTGCCATTTGACAACGACCTCATGGAAGTGACCATTGTGGATCAAAAGGTGGAAAATTTGTTGGGTGTGCTGGAGTGGGGCATTGCTGAAGCCACTGACATTAAAACTACATTTGACAGTTTGTTTACATTTGAATAAAGATGAATTTATACAATCTTGTTGCACTACGACAATCGTTGCTTGAAGCAATGGCAGTTGACTCTGCCATTGAAGAATTGCAACAGTTGAAACGTAATTTTGAAAACATTGAGTCACAGGTCAGCGACATCAGTGACGAACACAAACAATACATTCAAACCAACATCATTAAACTTATACACTCAATTGAAAATTTAGTGCAACAGGCAGATGAGTTAGGGCCCAGGATTGAAAAGATCAACAATCAAATCAACGAAATAACTCATAGACTGTTTGCCAACAATTACGGCATAGAGCAACAGCCGGGAACCATAGAATCTATTAGAACCAATAGACGAATCGCAATATTGCCCGATACCGAACAAGACATAAAACAACGTATAATGTTGCATACCAGCTGGAGATATCCGGCCTTGGAAATTGGCTGTAGAGACGGTGAATGGACACAGTACATGGTGGCAGCGGATCCCTTATACCTAGCAGATCCCAATCAGGATTTCCTTGACTCAACCAACAGTCAGTTTACTCCAGAGTACCAAACAAGATTGAGAAAATATCGCATAAGCAATCATGATTTATCTGCATTACCACAGCAACAAATGAGCTTTGTTTTCAGCTGGGGATATTTTAATTATGTCAGCTTGGACACTATGAAATCGTACCTGAGACAGATATTTGAGTTACTGAGACCGGGTGGTGTGTTTATGTTCAGTTACAATGATGGTGACACCACACATGGTGCCGGGCTAGCCGAATCGTTTGCACAGACATATATGCCCAAGAGCCTATTGATACCTTTGTGCGAAAGTCTAGGCTACTGCATACACAGTGATTTCAATCAATACAACATCACCTGGTTGGAAATTCAACGGCCAGGAACCTTACACACAGTCAAAGCACACCAAGTATTGGGCGAAATAAAATACCAAGAACGTTGACAGGTCTAAATACAATCACGTATAATACATACAACAGGAGAACTATATGCAAGATTTTTTAAAAGATATCGTATCGCACACACACGGACTGGGCATTATTGACCTAGTTAAAATTACCGGCACTGAAGACGACACAGTGATCAATGCAGTGGCCGAAGATAGATCAGTCATCGTAGAAGCACGATTCAAATCAGCACATCCAGATTTCATTGGTGTGTTTGGTATGCCTAACTTGGGCAAACTCAATACTATTTTGGGTATTCCAGAATACAGAGAAAATGCACAACTCAGTATCAATCGTCAAGACCGTAACGGTGAATCTATTCCCGCAGGAGTACATTTTCAAAATGCCGCCGGCGACTTTAAAAACGACTATCGTTTTATGGCTGCAGAAATCATCAATGACAAACTCAAAGCAGTGAAATTCAAAGGTGTCAAATGGGGTGTGGACTTTGTTCCCACCAATGCAAATATTCAACGTTTGAAATTTCAAGCCAGTGCCAACAGTGAAGAAACCACATTCATTGCCAAAACCGAAAACGGTGACTTGAAATTCTTCTTTGGTGATGCCAGCAGTCATGCAGGTAACTTTGTGTTTCAAGCAGGAGTTTCGGGTACTATCTCTAAAGCATGGAATTGGCCAGTTGCGGCTGTTATCAGTATTTTAAATCTAAGTGGAGACAAAACATTTAAAATCTCCGATGAAGGTGCTGCTATGATCACCGTAGACTCTGGACTTGCAGAATACTCTTACATTATCCCAGCACAGACCAAATGAAGATTGATGCAGGATTTTTAACTCAGTGGAGTTCAAAAGGCCATGTGTATGGTCAATGCATGTCCAGCAACAACACGGATCTCATGTATGTCAACATTCCTAAAAATGCCAGCTCGTGGACCAAACCCAACTTGAAAGATTTTGGTTGGGAGTTCTACAACTATCACACAGATAGAATTCTTCAGATCAAAACAGCCATGGTGGTACTGCGTGATCCTGTTGAGCGTTGGATTTCGGGCATTGCCGAATACCTTGCACTGTATCATCCAGATTTTATCATGCATGATCTAGAAGCCATGGATTTAATTTTTGATAGAATTGCATTTGACGACCACACCGAGCGTCAAGTAAACTTTGTACATGGACTTGACAGTGAACAATGTGTGTTTTTTCTATGTGACGAATACTATAGACAAGACTTCAGTGTGTTCTTGGATGAACAGGGTATGCCTAATAGGTATCATAGGTATGAACCACAACATGTCAGTGAAGCAGATCCCATACGTAAAAAGTTTAAAAATATATTTGAGAGAGAAATACAAAATCCTCGATATCTCAAAGCAGTCAAAGATTACTTTGCCGCAGACTACGAATTAATTAACTCAGTAAAGTTCTATGGAACAAGATAACTTAACAGCAAAACAAAAAGATTATGCAGTATTTCTTCCAGCCATCTCGGGGTTTTATGCCACATTCATAGGCAAACAACGTGATACCTCAGCAACACCTTATGTAGATCCTGCACGTTTTCCACAGGGCCTGACAGATATGGAACAGATGAACTGGCTTGATGCACAGAAAGCCCTGTTCCCTTATCGATGGAGTCTTTACTCGGGTGGTCATGCCAATCTTGATCTTAACAAGCAGGACTGGAGTGAGGACATGGTTCGTAATAGAGATCCCAACACCGTGATGCTGGGCGATTCAGGTGGTTTCCAAATTGCCAAAGGCCTATGGGAAGGTGACTGGCGGGCTAACAGTGGATGCCCCCGGGCTCAAGCTCGGCGTGAAGCTGTGCTTAAATGGCTGGATGGCATTGCCGATTATGGCATGACCTTGGATATTCCAACTTGGGTGATACACGATAAGAAAGCCAGTCTGGCATGTGGTATCAGCACTCTACAAGAAGCTGTGGATGCCACTAGATTCAACAATGACTTTTACATGAAGCATCGTCGAGGCATCAACAACGGTGGTATGCGAGTGTTGAACGTGTTGCAAGGTGCCAATCACGATGATGCTGAACAATGGTATCAAACAATGAAAGATTATTGCGATCCTGTCAAGTATCCCGACACACATTTTAATGGCTGGAGTATGGGTGGTCAGAACATGTGTGATGTAGAACTAGTATTAAAAAGACTTGTTGCATTACGATATGATAATTTGCTACAACCAGGCGTACATGATTGGATGCACTTCTTGGGCACTAGCAAATTAGAGTGGGCAGTGCTACTTACAGTTATACAACGTGCGGTGAGAAAACACATCAATCCTGCTTTTACCATTAGTTTTGATTGTGCCAGTCCTTTCTTGGCCACTGCCAACGGACAGGTGTACTTTGAAAACGTATTCCCACAGGACGGTAAATGGAGTTATAGAATGGCTCCTGTGTTGGATGATAAAAAATATGCCCAAGACACTCGTAAATGGAGTACAGGAGTATTGGCTGACTTGCCTGTCAAAGATCCTGGCACAGCAATTAAAAATTGGGATGAAAGCCCCATCAGCAACATGCTGAAAATGAAAGATATTTGTGTGTATGCACCTGGTGATCTTAATAAGAATGGCAAAGAGCCAGCACGAACTAGTTGGGACAGCTTCAGTTATATGTTGCTGATGGGTCACAATGTTTGGATGCATTTGACAGCAGTGCAAGAAGCCAATAGACGATTCGATAGTGGTGAACATCCGGCAATGATGCAGTACAGCGGAACCAAAGGACGCACCGGAGACCATGCCTACTTTGAAGACATTGTGGAAAGCATATTTGTTGCTCCAACGCAAGCAGACAGTTTAGAAATTATTAAAAAATACAGCAAGTATTGGACCGACATCATCGGAACCAGAGGATTCAAAGGCGATAAAGTTGTAAATGCATACACCATGGCCGGTAAACTGGTGGACATCGAAGGCAATTTGGCTCGCGATAAACCTGTTAAAACTGAACAACCACGGCCCTTACTCAACCCAGACCTATTTGGAGAATAACATGGATAGACCTGGACATGAAGATGTGAACTTTTTCGTTGGAACTGAAGTAGAACACACACCAGCATACAATAAAAAAACTTTATTTGTCATTGGTGTACACAGCGAATCGGCCATCATCACTGCCGCTGATGCACAACCATACCCAATTGATCATATTTATTTTGGTGCCAATCACAGTTTCCCACTGTTGGCAGTGAATGATGCCGAGGCCTGGCAAGCATGGGAACTTATGATTACTCCATTTTTACGCCGTGGTATGTTGTGCACCTTGGATATAGATGTTGCCTGTGCCGAAGGGTTATTGGAAAGTGGATTGACAGAGTTTCACAACTTTGTTCCCATGCTTTCGGTTAAATTGCCCTATATACAACAGCTGGGATATAATGCTACAATTAAACTAGACGATAGAGACTTTGCGGCCTCCAATCCTGGAGTCTGGTGTCATAGTTTACATGCGTTACAGGACCGTAAGTGTTTTACGGACTGGAGTCAATATACCAAAGATGAGGTAATAAAATGAATCAAGAATTGAGAGAAACAGTGGATAGAATCATGACACAGGCCCAAAGACAGATTTGGGTCACGTTCCAACGTGAAGGCATACATCGCTATCCAGCTGCAGCTACAGATCCCAACTTGTGTACTCCCGGTGAGTATGATGTGAGTTTCCTAGCCAATAGTCACAGACACATATTCCATTTTCAAGTCTGGATTGGTGTAGAGCATAATGATAGAGACATTGAATTTATACAATTCAAACGTTGGCTGGAAAGTCTTTACAGCAAGGATGTGTTACAGTTGGACTTTAAAAGTGTGGAAATGCTCGCCGACGATCTCTATCTTCAAGTAGCAGAACGATATCCTGGTCGTTATGTATCAATTGAGGTATCCGAGGACGGTGAAAACGGATGCCATATCAATTACAACGTAGTCCGTCCAAGTCTTTCAATCGTAATTTAAAGGAGTAGTATATGGGCCAGCCCACTTGGTTAAACAAATATCTTCGCTTAAGACCCGAAGTCCGCGACCTGTTTGATGATCTTGAAGAGTATCTCACGTTCTGTAAAAAACAAGGTTATGTGTATGATGAAAATCATCTCTACAATGAAAAAACTCCCTGGGGCGAAATGCAACGTGTGAAAGCCGGCAAACATCCTAAAGATAATTGGAGCCCGTATCCCAAAGAAAAACGTGATTTCAAACCACGTGATGCAAATTGGCGTCCAAGAACATGGCGCTAACACCCGAAACTCCTGCCACCGGAGTCTTGATCAAAAACACCTGGGGCGACGCCAAAATGTACAAGGTCATATGTGAGTGTGGCCAAAGTGATCATGATCATGATGTTTGGGTCGAATCCGATGAAACAGGTGTCACTGTTACTACCTATACCACAGGTAAAACCAACTGGTGGAGTAGAACTCGATGGTATCACATCTGGACACTGCTGACTCGAGGTTACATCCGATACGAATCTAGTCTCATAATGAATAGACAACAGGCTGTCAACTATGCTACAATACTACAACAAGCAGTGAAAGATGTTGAAGAATTTAGGAAAGCACGATGAGAAAACTTTGGTACATGGGCCTAGAGCCCTATAAAGCAAGATACACACTACAGTTACAAGACTGGAACGAACGTGTATTTCGGCGTCGTGGTATTGATTATGAAATTGTCGCTGGTGAAACATTAAGCAATGATCAAGCCATTGTAACCGGACAGGTGTTGGATGCACACGGACGTACTTACTTTGGTATGAGTCAATTAATGATGCTTGTGGCAAAAATGAAAGCAGGAGAAATCACAAATGAAGATGTTATATACTTTGAAGACATGTTTCAACCAGGCATCGAGAGCCTACCTTACATTATTAATCAAGTTGAGCCTAACATGCGTCCTAGGATCGCTGTTCGTTGTCTTGCACAAAGCATTGACCCGGACGATTTCGTTCATGTCTGGGGTATGTCAAAGTGGATGGCACTTTATGAGAAAATGGTGGATAGTTTTGCGGATATTGTATTAGCTTCAAACGAAGAAATGGCAATGCACATGAAAATAGCTGGCTGGGAAGCCCCGATCTACAACATCTCCGGCTTGGCGTTTGGTCGAGATGAAGTCCGTGCAAGAGTGCCTGGAGAATTAACACCGTTTGATCAAAGAGCCATGCGAGTGGCTTTTGCGGCCAGAACAGATCAAGAAAAACAGCCGCACTTTTATTTAGATTTAATTCAAGCATGGCACGATAACTTTCATTTGCCTCGAGTAGAGTTTGCTATCTTCAGTGGCTCTCAACTGCGTGGCAATGATCAAGGTGCCATTGATCGTATCCGTGCGTTTGAAGCAAAGGGCATGATCAAAGTGTACGATAACCTTGAGAAGAATGAATACTATGCGTTATTAAACGACACTAGGGTATTGTTTAACTGTGCTTTACAAGATTGGGTGTCTAACACTGTGAGTGAAGCAGATACCTTGGGTGCCAATGTGTTATATCCAGCATATAGAAGTTTCCCTGAGACTTTTGCCAACGACGCAAGCCGCTTGTATGTTCCTTGGAGTTTGGAAGATGCTATGAGCAAGTTACAATCTTTGTTGAACAAACCAAGCCAACACATGGGCCGTATCAGTGCCTGGACCGATGGTACTGTTGATCGTATTGTTGATATATTACAAGGATCTGGAGAACAGTGGCTACGCATGAGTACAGATTACAGAAAACACACACATGAGTCTAAATACTAAACGAGAAATTTGGATAACTTTGGCTCGAGAGCAGTACCCCATGTTGACCGAAACTGAACTTGATGCCTTGAGTATGCGAGCTGCCAGTCAATGGTTCCTGGGTGAGGAAAATGAATTAACTAAATTATTTGATCAATATGTAATGTTAAAAACTATTGTATTCCCGACCCCATTGACCCAAACATAAAAGGATTTTATATATGACCATTGACTTATTAACTGGTGTAGTTGGGATGGTAGGCTTTTTAGCCGGCTATGCCTATTGTGCCAGCCAACAAAAACCTCCCATCACTGATGAAAAGCTACAACGGGATTTAGCGTACCATCGTAATTTGACAGACAGTTTAATACAGGATGTCATTGACCTACGCAAAAAAAACAATATCTTGCTAGAAAAAAATTGGCAACTAACACAAACAAAACCCAAATGAGAAAAATCATAGTAACTGGAGGCTGTGGTTACATTGGTAGCCACGTGGCACGAGCATTCAAACAGAATGGTGATCATGTGGTTATCATTGATCGAGAGCAAAGAGATCATACCTTACAAGGTATAGATGGCTATTTGATTGCAGATTTCGCCAGTGATAGCAGTCTAGCCACCATGCACAGCCTGGCACCAGATGTTGTTGTACACTGTGCCGGAACCAGCTTGGTTGGGCCCAGCATGGACAATCCTGGTGAATACTACGACAACAACATTGCCAAGACCATACGCATGCTGAATGCGGTGAAAGACTTTGATACTAAACCTGTAGTAATGTTCAGTAGCAGTGCCAGTGTGTACGGAGAACCCGATAGATTGCCTTGCAGAGAATACGACACTATCCAACCCATCAGTCCCTACGGTGCCACCAAGGCCATGACTGAACGCATGTTGGCCGACTACTGGGGCGCCTATGCTGTACCCAGTGTGTGCTTTAGGTACTTTAATGCTGCTGGTGCAGAACCTTTCAGTGCAGATCTAGGTCAAGAACCTGGTGCCACACACTTGATAGCTCGTGCTTTAGAAGCCAGCATAGCTCAACAACCTGTTACTATCAACGGTGGTGATTACCCCACAGAGGACGGTACCTGTGTAAGAGACTACATACATGTATGGGATATAGCCAGAGCACATGTCATGGCCGCTGATTATAAACTCAATGACTATCCACAACCTGGTGCTGAAGTGTTTAACCTAGGCACCAACACAGGCACCAGCAATCAAGCCATTGTGGATTATGTATTAGAAAAATACGGGATAACTTCGGTTAATTATGGTCCAGCTAGATTTGGAGATCCTGCGGAACTTGTGGCCGATGCTGGTTTAATAAAAGAAAAGATGGCGTGGGTGCCTGAACACAGTGACATTGCCACCATCATTGATAGTGCCCATCGGTGGTACACCAGGAATGTTTAATCAACCAGGAGTTTTTTATTTTAATCAGCCAGATACGATTTTTAACAAGACTACTTGGTGCTTGGATCAAGAAAAAATAACACTATTAAAAACACACAATTTGGTTGTTGCCGACTTTGGCAGTGAGCATTACGGAGACCGTGACTTTTTGTACAACTTGCATAATGACTTGGAATCCCATGGTCTTAATTTTTTATTGTTGAGTCACAATCCACAGGATCATTTAATAAAACCACGATTGTTATTTTATCCGCACTGGTATCACTGGTGCCGGAAAAACTTATATAATTGCCCCGACTTACTTGAAATAGAAAAGAAATACAAAGTGTCTTGCCTAAATGGCGTACCACGACCGCATAGAATTTATAATTGGATGACTCTTCAAGAAAAACCCTATGTTGCTGATCTTTTGTTTAGTATGCATCGTCAATCCGATCAGTTCTCAATGAGAACTGATAATTATGAGTTAAGCAACAATATGCTAGAAAAATGGAATTCAATTCAATCCAGGCTAGGAGATGCAAGGGTGTCGTTAATGGTAAAGACCAGTACCGATTTATCCCATTCTGCCTATGCTGATAGTTATATCAACTTGGTAACAGAAACTACAGTTATACCTAAGGTATTTGTCACTGAAAAAACTTGGAAACCTGTGGCCACGGGACAACTATTTCTAATAATAGGCAATCCCGGCACAGTTGACTATCTCAGAACTCAGGGAGTAGATGTTTTTGACGACATAATCGATCATAAGTACTATGACAACGAACTCGACTGGCAAACAAGAATCACAAAAGTCCATGAACTTGTTGAAGATTTAATCCAGCAAGATTTATATAAAATTAATCAAAACACTGTGGCAAGACGAGCACTTAATAGAGCTAAATTTTTTGCCGGTGAGTTTGATACTCAATATCAACCTAAAATACAAGAATGTATCAATACGCTGAAGTAGCACACTGGATGACAAACTCCGACAGTATGAAAATACTACCGGCTCAAGTAGACATTGACCTGACCAATGTGTGTAACCAAGACTGTTACTATTGCAACAGTGCCGAGTTTAGACAACAACAGCCAGTGCAAAAGAAATATACAGAATACATAGACTTGTTAGATCAACTAGCTGGGTGGAGAGCCCACTCGCCTCGCAGTTACGGAACAACACACACCATAACCTATCCCGGCGGCGGCGAACCCACTGTATTGGTCAATTATGAACAAGTGATAGAACATACCATAGACTTGGGATTTTTAACCAGCATCACCACTAACGGAAGTAACTTGGATCAATTGCTAGACACAGTCAGAGTAGAAAAGTTACGCAAAATAGCCTGGATTGGCATTGACATAGATGCTGGCACAGAAGATTTATACGAACAGATACGACGCAGTTTAACTGCCAAAAGTTTGTTTACTAAAGTGTGCAACAACGCTCGTGGATTAATTGAGGCCGGAGTTAATGTAGACTTCAAGTGCTTGATCAATCCGCTCAATGACAATGACGAAGCAATAAACGACTTGTTTAGGCTGGTTAAAGAACTCAAGGGTCGCATGTTATATTTCCGTCCTGTAATTGTTGATAATCAAGCGTATCCTATTACCAAAGAGACTATTGCTCGTTTAGACAAGTATAGCCAACAGTACCAGTTACCATACTGGGCCAACCAAAACAAAACACTTCCACGCAACTATAAGAAATGTCATCAAATGTTCCACTTTCCTGTGTTCTGTGCCAACGGTAAAATCTATTTGTGCTGTGAAGGCAAGGGTAATCCTCAGTTTGAGTTAACTAACTGGGACAAAAACGACTTCCGTGACAGTTGGTTAAACAAACGTCATTATGACATATATAATAAAACTCGGGTTGAATTTTGCCAACCTTGTAGACCCAATATAAGTAATATTAAGATACAAAATATTCTAAATAATCCCAAAGATATCGAGGCCTTATATCTATGAACAATGAAAACATATTTTTTGATACGTCTCGTTTAAAATATAGAGGCAATAATGTAATCATTGGCAAAACGGTTCGTATTAGATTTCCGGAACTGGTAGAATTGCACGACAATGTTATTATTGACGATTTTACTTTTATTTCCACTGGGTTGATTATGAATTCCAATACTAAAATAGAAGCGGGTTGTGTTCTTATGGGTGGCAAAAATTATAAAATTACTATGGGAGAACACTCCGCTGTAGCTCCAAACTCTACTTTATTGTGCAGTAGCAACGATTTTTATAAATCAATAGTAATTGTAAACGAACAAACTGATTATCATTTTTTTGTAACTGGAGATATTAATATTGGCTCGCATGTCATTGTAGGTGCAAATTCAGTTATATTACCAAACGTAGCTGTAGACACCGGAGCAAGAATTGGTGCTAATAGCCTAGTTAATAAAAATTTAAATGGATGGATTGTATATGCTGGATCTCCTGTTAAAGAAATAGGGTCGGTTAATAAAGATTTAATTTTATCAAATGCAAAAAAATATCATGATCATATTTCCTGTTATTGAACTAATTGATAGACTGGCCATTGCCGAAGTAAAATTTGCACGTACCTCGGGTGCAAACAGGGAAGAACTTGAGTGGTATCTTGATCAATCGTCACATTTTGATCTTGCACCTGTTACTGGTTTATACAACAATTTAGTACAGATACATAACGAGATCTGGGAATTAGAAAGCCTACTAAAGACCGGTCGCGAGCAGGAGTTGGGATTGGAAGAAATCGGGCGCCGCGCCATAAAGATACGAGATTGGAATAACAAACGCATCGCCATTAAAAATACTCTTGCTGAAAAATTGGGATGCAGTGTGAGGGAAATTAAACAGGATCATTTGTCGGAATGAAGCATAAGCAAGGCCATATCGATATATTATGGGATGACAGTTTTAAAGATCTTCCATACCAATATTTGCCTATTAAAAACACGTGGGACGAAAAACGCTGGCAACAACAGGGCTATGTTAATGTGACGTTAAATGGTGCATTATATAGTATGCCAAATCCTATGCCCGATTATGTACATACAATTATTGAATTATTTACCAATAGTTTCCAATGGAAAGACATCGGTGTTGGGTTTTTTTGCATGAATACATTAAATATGTTTCCAACACACCAAGACCACTATCATTCTTATCAACAAAATTTTAACATAAAAGATCCCACAACTATCTGGCGTTGTATTGTATTTTTAGAGGATTGGAAGTCCGGTCATTACATGGAAGTTGATGGAAACCCTATTATGTCGTGGAACAGAGGAGATTACGTGATGTGGAATTACGATGTACCACATTTTGCCGGAAACTTTGGGGTAGAGTCAAGATACACTATGCAGATTACAGGAACACATTTACATGATTAAATTAAGTGATTATAAAAATCCATTTAATGTTATTCAAGACTTTGAGTTGGCGGTAGCCAACTATACTGGTGCACCTTATTGCGTAACCACAGATTGCTGTACTCATGCTATAGAAATAGCATTTCGTATAAATTTTAATAATGACATGGTTATGTTTCCAGCATACACTTATCTGAGTGTGCCAATGACCATGAAGAAGTTAAACATTCCGTACATGTTAACCAATGACCGCTGGCATGGGTCATATGAGTTTAAAGGGTCTAATATTTGGGACTATGCTCGTAAATTTGAATCTAATATGTACAAATCGGGCACTATACAATGTGTAAGTTTTGGCATGAGTAAACCATTGGAAATTGGCCTTGGTGGTTGCCTGTTGACCGATGATCCAGAAGTATATCGTCGTGCCAGTCGTATGCGTTATGATGGCAGGGATATTTTTAACTATACTCCGTGGATTTCACAATGTGAATTTGAAGTCGGATATCATTATTACCTACGTCCAGAAGAGTGTGTAGCGGGATTAAACTTGCTCAATGAAAAGAAATTCACTCCTCAACTTGACAAGCATTTTGACTATCCCGATTGTAGATTAATTAATATCAAATGATTCTTGACCATTACGAATATACACTACTACACGACAACAGACAATCTTTATGTTTTGTTAGCAACACAAAATATACAAGTTAACCAAAACACCAGTTTATAACTTAAAATACTTTAGTAAAGAGTATTTAACAAACTGCGGGATACTTTACCTGCAGGAGTCAAGGGTATAGCAGAAACAGATTCCAATACTGTGGCTCGACAGTATGGTGCTAGATCAATTAAGAATTGTTGAATTTCTTTACTGTCAACAGATCCAACATAAACACATTTAACCGAATCTGAGCCAAACACTGCCACCGCCGACACTCCGGCGATATTCTCAAGTATTTTTTGTTCCAGACTCAACGGATTTAATTTAACACCTTTGACATTGATTTGATCACGGCTGCGACCAAGTATTCGATAGTATCCTTTTTCATCTTGCTCGGCCAAGTCACCGGTGTCAAACCATACCTCTCTATCCAAAGTGGGACCACGCAACAACAGGTGCCCATCATCAATTTGAGCTTCAACTCCTGACGGTAAACCCACGGTGCCCATTCTTTGCTCACCGTGTAAGGGATTGGTAAAACAATGACTCATTGCCTCGGTCATACCAAATGCTTCCAATACCGGGACGTCGAAACATTCTCGTAGTGCAGTGTACAACCGATCAGGCAATGGAGCACTGGCTGTGCGTATAAACCTTAGATTGTTATCAAATTTTAACTGAGTGGCGGTTTGTAATACATCAGGTATGGCAGTGACAAAGGTAGGACTGTAGCTGGGCCAGGCACGTAGGTTTTTAACTGAAAGATAGTGTGTTTCACATCCAGCCAACTGTGTGGCCCAATAAAATCCTTGCCCGTGTGCATGCCAAAGACTCATGACACTGACATACCTATCCTGTTCGGTTAGATCATATGCTTGTACAATGGTTTCGGCCATATGGTTTAATTGTCGTTGACTAAAACTGCAAAACTTACTGTCGCCGGTGGTGCCCGAAGTATACCATAACACTCGTTCATTGGGGTAGTCGGCACCGTCACGATGTTGCTCACCATCGGCTGTGATCAGCAGGCTCCAATCTGAATTATCTAGTAGATACTGCTGTCGTGACACGGGAGCATCAGGATTGACAATCATAATACTGTAATCATCAAGTTGATTGATATAGTCCTGCGGATTGGCAACACAAAGAACGGCACGTTTCATTTTGAATATAATCACATTGTTTTGGTATTTATTATATAATATATGTTCATAATTATTTGACACTTGAATCTAAATACTATACAATAACACAATACACGGGAGAACTAATTGACAAATAAAAAAGAAACAGGCCTAGCCGCAATGGCAGGTGACGGTGGTTATCAACTATGCCCAGTATCAGACGTGATTCGTGCCACAATGAAACGAAATGGTAAAAGATTTTGGGCTGGAGACAATATTAGCGAATATGTCAATAATGATGCCGTCAAACGACAATTGATCAACGAAGCCGCTGAGGCATTCGAAACTGTTTTAGATCGCTTGCTGATTGATAGAGAAACGGATCCAAACAGCAAGGGCACTGCCAAGCGATTGGCTAAAATGTATTTTAACGAAACGATGGCGGGTAGATATGATGCAGCACCAGATGCAACAGCTTTTCCAAATGATAGCGAGGATAGATATGAAGGTATGTTGGTTATTAGAAGTGAGTTGCGTAGTATGTGTAGTCATCATCATCAGCCTGTTAGTGGTGTGGCTTACATTGGTATTATCGCCGCTAACAAACTTATTGGTCTTAGCAAGTACACTAGGATTGCTCAGTGGTGTGCTAGGCGTGGTACTTTACAAGAAGAGCTCTGCAACGACATCGCAAAAGAAATAATGAGAGCAACAGATTCGGAACATATTGGAGTTTACATACAGGCGGAACATGGATGTTGCACCAATAGAGGCATCATGGCACATAGTAGTTTGACACAGACCACAGTACTCAAAGGTGCGTTCAACACAGACCCAGGAACTAAAAAAGAGTTCATGGACAATATCAAACTACAACAGGACTTTGCTCCAAGATGAAAAAAATCTATTACACCGATGCAGATGTTCGTGGTTGGGTGCATGAAATTATACGTGACCTGCACGAGGGCTCATGGCGCCCCGATTACATTGTGGGACTCACACGTGGTGGATTGACTCCGGCATTGATGTTGAGTCATTATTTGGGCGTACCAATGCGGAGTCTGGATGTGAGTTTGCGTGACGGAGATGAGCGTACAAGTAATCTCAGCATGGCCGAAGATGCATTCGGTTGGGTGGATGGCGGATATCAAGGCCTGGGCACCAACAGTGCATTTGACTACACCATACATGCTAAACGTATATTAATAGTAGACGACATCAATGATTCCGGTGCCACACTGGCTTGGATTCGGGAGGATTGGCAAAGCAGTTGTTTGCCCAATCACGATCGTTGGCTGAACGTCTGGCATCACAATGTACGCACTGCTGTGCTGGTGAACAACACTGCGAGTGAGTTTTTGGTGGACTATTCGGGGACGGACATCAACAAACTGGAAGACCCGGTGTGGATTTGTTTTCCTTGGGAAACTTGGTGGCAACAATAAATACTGTTTCAAGCGGCCTTTCTGGCTTTCATTCCCGCTATACAAATTCTGCAAGTCTATGCTATAATCTAACATAGGAGAATACAATGGCAAATAAAACTTTCACATCAGCACTGAGCGACTATTTTGATGCTCGAATCAACCATTACCATAGCACCAAGGCAAATAGTGACGAGACATCTGAATACATTGAACAGTTACGCAATACAGTTCAATCAACCGAGCAAGCACTCAATGACATTGCCGAAACAGGGCAAAGGTCTGGGGCAAAATATTACTCAACCAAGCACTACGGACACAACATAGGACTCAGTGCTGTGTTTCGTCAACCCAACGCAGATCACAGTCATTGTCATTTGCTACATGGTTACAGTCTAGCATTTACATTTACATTTGGTTGCGATGAATTAGATGATAAAAACTGGGCAGTGGACTTTGGCGGACTCAAACCGCTCAAGGCATGGTTAGAAGATAACTTTGATCATAAATTGGCGTTGGATCTCGCTGATCCATATCTTGCCAAATTCCAAGAACTGGAAGAGTTGGGATTAGCCGAAATTAGAATATTCAATGGTGTGGGTGCAGAGAAATTTGCCGAACATGCATTTTATTTTGCCGATCAATTGATTAGAGAAAAAACCAATGGTCGTTGTTACTGTGTAAGAGCGGAATGTGCTGAACATGGAGCCAACAGTGCCATCTACGAAGGTTAGGCATCTTTGGAGAATTTGGGCCAAGGCACTGGGTGAAAAAACTGGTGCTACTGATCAAGAAGCCGACGGCGTCGCCGGTGTTCGCACAGTAATTGTGTTGATATACATAATAACAAATTTTGTTATAATCGCAGGTGTAGTAAGACATTGGAACCAATGTTGAATCCACAGCACAAGCAATAAAAATCAATGGCATATAATAAACCGTTTAATTTATCTCGGCGTGGGAAAGTCAATTGCTATATCATTGAACAAATACTACCGCAACTGTCACAGGATCATGTTTTCATTGATACCAGTGGTATCACTGCAACAGATACAGAACTTGATAAACTAGATTGTAAAAAAATTGCAGTGTGTTATTCCAGTATTGATTGGGAGAGCACAGGATGTATTCCTCTTAGAACTGCAGCACATGAAATAATTTGCAATCGATCTAGAGCACAAATACACATTGGTAACAGTTATGGGCAGTATTATTTTAGTTATTGGGTGGAGTTTATACGACAAAATCCTGAGTATTTCTTTGATCAACGTTATACTCAAGCACCCAATATAAAAAAATTATATCTATGTTTAAATAGAAAACTGCATCCGTTTAGAATTGAATTTTTAGAACAACTTGCCAGTGTGAAAGATCATGGAATTGTGAGTCAAAGTACTCAAGGATTCATTGATCCGCACTATGATGTAAAGCAGTTTGATCCTCACGAACCAGAAAACATTGGAAAAATAGCCAACGACATTTTTAGCCTAGGCGATCCCACAATATGGAATCAAATTTTTATCAATGTGGTCACAGAATCCTGCAAACATTCCAATGTTTTTCTCAGTGAGAAATCATGGAAACCCATTATTGGCCTACGTCCATTTTTAATATTAGGTGACGATAATTTATACAATCAATTGCATCAATCGGGATTTGATACCTTTGATGATGTATTTGGTACTTGGTGGAGTCTCCCGCATTGGCGTGACCGGGCACATGCCATTGCGGAGATATTAAAAAACTTTGATAAACGCCCGTCAGATCTAAATATGTTATATCAAAAACTATTGCCGAGATTGATCAATAATAGAACGAGATTTGAAGAATACATGATAGAAAATCACAATAAAATACAGAATTTGGGAATTTGATATGAACACAAGATTAGTAGTGTCGGGGTGTAGTTTTACTGATTACTGTTGGAGTACTTGGGCCGACTATCTCGGTGCAGAATTTAATGAGTTTCGCAACGTAGGCATCGCTGGTGGAGACAATGCCACCATTGCACGATCGGTGGTTGATCAAGCCCGATCCGGTGATACAGTGGTGATCATGTGGTCTGGATTTGATCGTTGGTCCAGGTATCGAGATACACCAAAATCAAGTCCGTCCAATAAACATGATCCACACTGGCATCACCTGGGCAGTATACGAGGAGACAAAACATTTTTAGTCAATTTTTATCACTGTGTGGAACGTTTTCAAACCACAATGGATTACATGTATTTGGTTGACTGTGACAGTTATAGAAAAAAATATACTGTGTATCATTTTTCAGCTTTTCCGTTTTTTACAGGCGAAACAGAAAAAGAGGTAGATGCCAAATTGTTGGACATATATAAAAAATATAATATTGCCAACAATCATGTCGAGGGAATTTCCTTGCTGGATTATCAAGAACAAAACAATCAATACATGTTGACTCGACATCAATATCACCCAGATGGCACAGATAATCACCCAACACCATTGACTCATTGGGAATATTGTAATAAAATAATAGCACCCAAGTTGGGATTGTCTATAAACACCACACTGGATCAAGTGATGCAGGAACAAACTAATTTAGTTTTAAATGGAATTGCAAGAAAATGACTAGCAAGATAACAGAAATATTAGATATACTACAAGAAGAGTGTGCCGAGGTGATACAAAGCATCAGCAAGTGTAGACGTTTTGGTATGGACAATGTGTACCTCAAAGAATCAGGCACACAACGTGAAAACTTAGTGAAAGAAATTGGCGATGTAGTGGCCATGATTGAGCTGTTAAAACAACACGGTGTGGTAACAGAATCAGAAATAACCGTAGCAAAACAAAACAAATTTAACAAATTACGAAAGTGGAGTACAATATTCGATGAGCAAGATTAAAATAGCAGAACTGTTTTATTCAATCCAGGGAGAAGGAAGATACATGGGAGTACCCAGTGTGTTCCTTCGAACATTTGGGTGTAACTTCACTTGTAGCGGATTTGGCATGCCACGTGGCGAGTCAAGTACCGAAGCCGATGACTTGGCCGCAATACATGAGTTGTATCCTTACCCACGATATGAGGCATTACCATTGGTGTCAACTGGTTGTGACAGTTATGCGTCGTGGCATCCGGACTTTAAACAGCTCAGTCCCATGTTGACTACGGATGCCATTGTGGCTCGTATCATGGAGATCTTACCACATGGTGAGTGGAGAGACGAACATCTTGTGATCACTGGAGGGGAACCTTTGTTGGGATGGCAACGTGCCTACCCAGATTTACTAGATCATCCCAGTTTGAAGGCTTTGAAAGAAATAACCTTTGAAACAAATGGCACTCAAAAACTAACAGAAGAATTTAAAAGTTATTTAGAAGATTGGGTTTATGAAAACTCAAAAGAAGTTACGTTTAGTGTTAGTGCTAAACTTCCAGCGTCAGGTGAAAAGTGGGAAGAAGCTATTCTTCCAGATGTTGTATGCGAATATGAAAATTATGGAACAGCGTATTTGAAATTTGTTGTGGCCACACAACAAGATGTTGCTGATGCAGAATGTGCCGTGGGTGCATATCGTAGTGCAGGCTTTACAGGTCCTGTGTACTTGATGCCAGTGGGTGGTGTGGAAAGTGTGTACTCACTGAATGCACGTAATGTAGCAGGGGCGGCTATGAAGCGTGGTTGGAGATACAGTGACAGACTTCAAGTGCCGCTTTTCAAGAACGAGTGGGGTACGTAATGCCCATGCCAGGAATACTAGGACCCGGCAGGAGATCAATGACTGAAGACTGGGTAGCTGAATGGTACCGCGAACACATTGAATGGCGGTTGCTGTTTTTATGGTGGCCTCAGCGTTGTGACATAAGTGGACGGCTGATGTGGTTGGAAACAGCATACCGCGGTGCTTATAATAATCACAGTGATTCAACTTCTGCTGTTGCGATTCCGAGACCACCAGTACACGTTGTTAGATATCACAGCACAGTAGAACACTTAATATGGTTATTGAAAGGATAATAAATGGGAATATTTGATCGATTTAAAAAAGCAAATCCAGAGACCGCACCCGAGCCGGCATCTCCACCAGCACCCAAGCCCAAGCGACAAAAAGCCGCAACAAAAAAAACTGCAGATGCTGATGATGCATTGGACACGTGGGCACGATTGGGTGACATGTCGCCCAAAGACACAGCTACACTCAAAGGTGAGCCTTGGGTCAGTGTGGTCAAAGTGGACTTGGATCCAGACAACATTGGCAACGGTGCATTTGAACTGGATTGGAATGAAAAATTCATTGTCAACTTGGTGCGTCAAGGTTATCAAAGCAAGCCGGGCGAAGATGAAAGTGCTATTGTGGATCGTTGGTTTCAGGATGTGTGTCGCAATGTGGTGCAGGAAAACTACGAACAGTGGGAAGCCAATCAACCTTATGAAGCTAGACCAAGAGTGCTGGATCGTCGAGATCTAGGCGACGGCAAAACCGAGATCAGTTAATTGATTCTTTACGTCAACGGCGACAGTCATAGTGCTGGAGCGGAAGCAGTGAACGGTTATTGTTTTGCCAATGACGACCCACTATACTGGGCCTTGGCTCGTAGGCCTCATCCTGACAATGAACGGGCAAGTTACGGTTGTCACATAGCCAATCAGTTGGGTGCCGTGTTGCACTGTGATGCCGAAAGTGCTGCCAGCAACAGTAGAATAATAAGAACCACTGGGCAATATCTAAAAAATAATCCCAGACCCGATTTAGTCATCATTGGCTGGAGCACATGGGAACGTGAAGAGTGGTTTTATGATGATGTATGGTGGCAAATAAATGCTGGCGGGGCGGGTGAAGATTGGCCCCAGCAGATAAAAGAACAGTATCGGAAATGGGTGACAGAATTCCAATGGCAACCCACCATGAATCGTTCGCATCAGTACATTTACAATTTTCATCAAGAGTTGGAAAGATTGGGCATAAATCATTTTTTCTTCACTAGTTATGAACCCTGGACCGGTGTTGAGCAGTTTGATTGGAATGGTCGCTACCTGGAACCTTACAATCCCGACTTCACGTATTACAACTGGTGTAAAAACCATGGGTTTGCTACAGTGGCTCCTGACAGTTACCATTTTGGTGCAGCAGCACACCAAGCCTGGGCGGAATTCTTATACAAGCAAATGGTGTTGAAATTTTTAACGAGATAATATGAATCATTGGCTAACACAACAGATACCGTGGAATTCAAATGTAAAAAATGTCACACAGAATTGGTATGGTAGTGACACTGAAACAGCGTTGTCACAAAACGCTGATCGGGAAAAGTGGAGCGGAGTTGAGATAGCGTATCAATTCAATGCACAGGGATTTAGAACATATGATTTAGAGGAGATGTACAACAAAAAAGTAGACATCGCCCTGGGGTGCAGTTTCACTCAAGGAGTGGGCATGCCAGAGGACAGTACATGGCCCTCACTGATCGAAAAGAACCGTCCGTACCCTATGTTAAACTTGGGTTACAGCGGCGGCAGTACCGACACAGTGGCAAGAATATTAACCAATGTATGTGGACTATATCAGATACAAACTATTTACATACTTTGGCCAGACATGGCCAGATTTGAACTGTACGGTAACGAAATACAGAACATTATGCCAATGAATCCAAAAATAGAATATGTATGGAATATGGAAGACTCTGTTGCTGTTCAAAGATTTTACCAAAATCAATCAAGAGTTGCATTGTTGAGCAAAATTTATAAATTCAAAGTAAAGGAATTCAGTATTGCCGAATTCAACCGCAGATATAGCCAACAGAACCTGTTGTGCGATGTTGCTCGAGACGGATTGCACTATGGATTCAAATCCAACGAGGAAATAGCAGAAATCTTGTTGACTGCTAAATAGTTATATGCTATTATTACTGTATGACAAAATATCTAATAGTTGACACTGCAAACACATTCTTTCGTGCAAGACACTCGGCCCATAGACAAACAGATACATGGGATAAATTGGGCTTTGCCATACATGTTACCTTGGGCAGTGTAAACAAGGCTTTTCGAGATCAACGGGCCGATCATGTGGTGTTCTGCTTGGAAGGTAGAAGTTGGCGTAAGGACTTTTACGAGCCATACAAAAAGAATCGTGCGGTGGCCCGTGCGGCCTTGACCGAGGCTGAGGCAGAAGAAGATCGATTATTTTGGGAAAGTTTTGATGAACTTAAAACTTTTTTAACAGAAAAGACCAATTGCACAGTGCTACAACACGCTGAGTTAGAAGCAGATGATTTAATTGCCGGATGGATACAGACACATCCTGAAGACGAGCATGTCATAGTCAGCAGTGACACAGACTTTTATCAACTACTAAGTGAAAACGTAAAACAATACAACGGGATAGCAGATGAGCTCCACACTATTACGGGCATTTTTGACAAAAAAGGTGCCCCAGTCAAAGATAAAAAGACTAAGGAAAACCGATCCATCCCTGATCCAAGTTGGATCTTATTTGAAAAAGCTATGCGAGGCGACCCCACAGACAACGTATTCAGTGCGTACCCTGGAGTCAGGACGACTGGCAGTAAGAATAAAGTTGGACTTAAAGAAGCCTACGAAGACCGGGATAAAAAAGGCTTTGCGTGGAATAATTTAATGCTGAGTCGCTGGACTGACCACAACGGTGTAGAACACAGAGTGCTGGACGATTATCAACGCAATGTTACACTGGTGGATTTATCTGCACAGCCCGACGATGTCAAAGCAAAAATAACAGAAACCGTTGTTGCCGGATCAGTGCCCAAGGCAGTGAGTCAGATTGGCACACTGTTTTTAAAGTTTTGTGGAAAATATGATTTAAAGCGTATCAGCGATCAAGCCGCCAGTTACGTGGAATTTTTGTCAAGAAGTTATCCCAAATGATTAGAAAAGTTTGGTCGGCAATGATGAAGTGGGGCTGGGATTACAACCGCGGCCGCGGCTACGAGAGCGAAGATATATACAATACAAAAGCGGGCAGAAATCATGCTCACGTTGAAGTTGAAGGTTTGTCATTTAAGGTTATGCCAGCACAGGGCGGAACTGTTGTGCAGATTCACACTTACAATCGTAAAACAGATCAAGATAACTTGGTCACACATGTTATTCCCGAGGGCGAAGACATCACCACTGCCATTGGACACATTGTCAGCATGGAGTTGTTGAAGTCATGACTGGGCAAAAAAATAATCACCATGAGCTGTTTGAAAGAATAACGTGAATACTACCCTTGCACTGGTTCTAGTATTGTTCGTCAAGCATTTTGTTGTGGACTTTTTACTACAGAGGCCTTATCAATATCTAAACAAAGGTGTCTATGGGCACCCGGGTGGTGTACTACATGCTGGCCTACATGGCACAGCTACAATGCTATGCCTAGCATTGTTTGGATATGATGAAATGACTGCTTCTCTTATGGGTTTATTAGATGCAGTGGCACACTATCACATTGACTGGGCCAAGGTCAACATCAATCGGCACTACGGTTGGACTGCTACTACCCATGAAGAATTTTGGTGGTTGTTGGGTCTAGACCAATTGTTACACACAGCGACTTACATACTAATAATAGGATCACTAACATGACAGAAACCATAGCAAAACAAATAGTAAAAAATAAATTTTGGATCGTAGAAGCATCGGGAGAAAAGATTGCCACCATACAGGCCATTGACGAAGGAGGAGTTGCCTATGTTCGCAATGACCAGCGTGAAGTATTCCCGTCGATCAAACTGTTGAGCAAGAAATACAACATTGAATTTGTTAAACCGGAAAAACCACGTGCTGTAGAAGGTAAAGCCTACGAAATTTATGGTTATCCCACTCCACACCGTCCTTACAATGTGTTGTTTGATGTACAACGGCAGTTGCCAATTTTCACCAAAACTGCCAAAAGCAAAAGTTTTTTCTGTGCTGGCTACTACATTGTAAAGTTTGATTCACATTGGGCACGTGGCTATTGTCCCAAGGCCATTACCTTAAATCGCTATGAATATCAAGGGCCATTTCACACACAGGAAACAGCCAACCAACACCTAAGGACAGCAAATGGATCATAAACTAAGCATACATGTACGAAACTTCAATGACAGAATTCGTGTAATGAATCAAACGCAAAGTGCCACCGTGGTCATGACTGCTCAGGATGCACGTAACCTGCATGCGGACATATTTGCACTGCTGTCACACATCGCTGAACTCAGTGAGCAACCCGATGTAACCACCGGTGCTGTGGAAATTACCATGGACGGCGGCGGATTTTAATATAATATACGCACTTATAGGAGATAAATAACTGTATCAAAAGTATGGGAGATATCGATAATGAGTAGGCCAAAACCAACAGTTCTGCTGGAACATGTAAACAAGTCAAACTACAAAAGTGACCAAATTTTGGCCAGCGAAGGAATCTGGGCGATATTTTACAACAACCAGCCTATCAATTTAAAAACATTCAACGTGCTGATAAATTACCCTGGACCAAAATACAAGAAGGTTTCATTCTCTAATTCAGGTCATGCCATCAACTTGGCCAAAAAACTCAACATTCTTTTTAAAACCACTGCCTTTACTGTTGTGCTATTAAAGCAAGGTGACACAGTCTACCGACCTTAATTCACAAGCCACATGGACTCAATTTTTAATTGATCACGTGGAGCCCGGTTCTGCCTGGCCCGGTGTTGAACATCAATGGTGGAAGAACCCACTAAACCCACACAGTCTTAGATTAACCACTGTGGGCTATCGTTGGATTAAACGGCACACTGATATTGCGTTTCACCCTGTTGCTGTGGCATCCGATATTCATTATCGGCAACTGTTGCAGTTGGAAAGAATCTTTCAGGCACCCTATTACCTTACCACAACCAAACAACTGTATGTCCACAGTGAAACAGATGCTGTGATGCTACAGTTACACGGTGGCGATCTTGCTACATATCTAAACAATCTCCAATCAAATCTGTAGCCGTTGTGTAAAAACAACACACGATAATCCAATACATCGTACAATGACTACTTGTCTAACCACTTGTAGAGGTCTTTGTGAATCGTTCCATACTGTTTTTATCTGGCATTGCTGTGTTGTTGTTGATCAAACTGTCATTTACCATTGGTGATATATCAACCCAAACCCAACAAATTGAACAACGCCTGAATAGATTGGAAGGTATTGTTGACACGGGTCATCGTGTCGACTACACTGCTCGAGACGTGGATTGCTTGGCTCGAAACATCTATTACGAAGCCGGTAACCAAGAAGATGTAGGTAGATATGCTGTGGGTCATGTCACTGTGAATCGTGTACGTTCGGGATACTGGGGTACAACTGTGTGTGGTGTGGTGCATGCACCCAGCCAATTTTCATGGACACTATTAAAACGATTGCCACAGCCCGACCCAGGTATATACCATCGTTGTGAAGAGATTGCCCAAGCAGTGTTGGCGGGCGAAGGTGTCGCTGGCTTGGAACGCAGTTTATTTTATCATGCCGATTATATTCGAAATCCTGCCTGGGCCGATGTTACTCAACGTGCAAAGAAAATTGGTGTACATATTTTCTACAATCGGGCAAAAGGCAGTACACTAGAAATTTAGAGGTTGACAGTAGATTTGAAGTTGTGTATAGTTGTAAATAGTTAAAGTAAATCGTTTACTAAACTAATCCCGCATTGTGTCGGGTAACGAAGCTTAATAAAGGAGAAATAAATGGCCGCAAAACGCCTAGTCCGTAAATTTACGGAGGTAGTAGCAGAAGTAGAATCACAGCTCAAAGCACATTACGAAGTTTCCGAAAAAGACCTTGAGGCTTGGCGAGCTCGTGCAAAAGCATTAGTACATACATTTCCACACAGCACCATGATTGACATTGAAGATCTTTGGATCGACTATGAGGTCCAACGTGACGTACTACACAAACACGTGATCAATATCATGAAAAAATGGGATCCTAGAATATGCAGTCCTGGGTCGGCTTGTTGTATTAAAGGCGGTACTATCTATTTGTATGATGCTCAGCACCGGGCACTGGCCGCGGCAATCCTTGACTACACAAAAATTCCCTGTGCTGTAGTGGAAACAGACGATCCAAACTTTGCCTCGTATGCTTTCGAAATGCTAAACGACACAGGTGTAAAACGTCTCAACCCAGGCGACTTACATCGTAACGCATTGGTACGCTACAAAAACGGTAGTCGTGATATCAAAAATGTTCGTGCTCGTACCATGCAGGATCAATTTGATCAACTGGGAATAGACCTTCAAGACAAGAATTCACGCAACAGCGATACCTTGCGTGGAGACAACGATCACTTCTTTAGTCATTTTAAATATGCACAAAAAGGTATTGAATTAGATGAATCCGGAACAATTTTGAATCGTGTACTGGACGCTATCAAAACAGTATTTCTAATGCAGGAAGAAATTGACCAGGGTTGTTATATCGGGCTAGTAGAACTGCAAAGATTGATTGGTACCAACCCTACTCAATTTGATCTTCCGGACAATTGGATGCTTCAGGTATTGTCCACAGCCAAACGATCATTTAAAAGTTCATCATTGGTGCACAAAAAGGCCAAAACACAATGGGAACACAGTCATCCAGGTGCCGGTTGGAATGCTCCGTTGGCGATGAGTAATTTTTTACGTGAACTGCATTTACGCAACGGCGGAACGCTAAATTTACCATTTCACGGTAATGCAAGTAAAACTGGTATAGAGGATGGCAATATTGCTCCAGGTCTATTTCCACAGGAGGTAGCACAATGAGCCATTTTTTATATGCACACAAAGATTTAACCGGCCAAGCAGATGTATGGAAAGTAGGAAAGGCGTTGACTCCTTGGTCGGCTGTTCGATTGAGACAAAGAAATTGTTGGAACACTGTTGGACTTGATTATTTGTTTTTTGGCCGAGCCAGCCACATTGAAAAATTAGAATCAAGAGTTAAAAAGAATTTTGATTATTGTTCAGGAACAAGTCTAGTTGGCGACTGTCGTACAGAATTATTTCAAGTTAAGGAAAAAATGCTTTTTGACTACATAAGAAATCAGATTAAACAAGATGAATTACATATCAAAGAAATAGTTCTTGAAAAACCGTACATAGCAACTTCTTTTGGATCATGCCCGTTTAAGGTGCCTAGCGAAGACCATGCTCGAGCATGGTGCAATAAAATTGTAAAAAATAATTGGGGTGACGAGCCAGAACAAATTCTGATCAGACGCCTGTTCGGAGAAGATTTATGGGGATTGGCCAATGCTTAAGGAGTCATTAGAAAAGTTCATAGTACCCAATTATGGCAAAACCAAACGTACCCCTGAAACTTATCAAACAGTGGCCCGTCGTTGTACTAGAAATCTTGGCCGCTTGCTTGATGAATACCATGCTGTGAAAAACGATCAACAAGAATTACGAGAAATTCGCAATGAAATTGATGACAATTTACGCAGATATCATGGATATTGCATCGAACAACGAGATGGTATGCAAGCACACTATCATGAAATTGGAGCCGACAAAAAATGCGATTTTGAGCATTTGATTCCGGAGAAAATCATTCGTGATTTATTATTATCCAAGACCATCACAATCAAGCAAGCACTTAATTCGCCCACGGTTAAATTGAGTCGTGCTAAACACAAGGAACTAAAGGAAACCGGGTGGGCCAGTCGTACTCCAAATATTTGGTTGCCATTTGTACGGTATTCAAATGTTTTTTCGGCCACCTACCAGACGCACGACGGAACGGCTATTGATCCATTGGCTTGGACCCTGGAAGACCATTACAATTATTTTAAACATTTGATTATATAATATGAGCTACTTAGAAACCATTAAAACAAAATACGATATCAAAGATTATCAAGAATCTGCGGTCGCTATCCCTGATCTGCCACAAGAAGGTATTGTGCTGATTGTAGGCACATCGGGTTCGGGTAAGAGCACAATCCTACGCAACATTGGAGAACTCAAACAACCTTACATTGACGACGAAGCGTGGGTTATAAGTAATTTCTCTACAGCCGAGCGTGGAGAAGAATTATTATTGGCCTGCGGATTAAGATCAATACCAGCATGGTTCCGCCCTGTGTCAACACTGAGCAATGGCGAGCGCCACAGATTTGAAATGGCCCAGTGCTTGGACCAAGGCATCAACAAAATAGATGAGTTTACGTCAGTAGTGGACAGGGATACTGCTAAAAGTCTTGCATTGAGTATGCGTAAGTTTTATGACCGGCAAACAGAAAAGTCTGCACTTTACATTGCGTCATGCCACAGAGACATAGTAGAATGGCTTGATCCCGACTACGTTTATGACACAGATCTCTGTGTCTTAGAAAATCGGAGGTCACTTCTTCCAATGGGAACAAGACCCAAGATTACGCTTACCATCCAAAGCACAAGTCGAGACTATTGGCAATATTTTGGTAAGTATCACTATCTAGACACTGCTATCTCAAAGAGTGCTCACTACTATGTACTGTTGTTGGGCAACAAGCCCATTGGGTTTCATGCCGCGATACATTCAACCAATAGAGATATACATAGTTACTGGCGTGGTCACAGGACAGTGATCTTGCCCGAGTTCCAAGGCATGGGCATAGGCACAGCCTTCTCGGACGCCATTGCTGAAATCTATGTCAGTCGTGGATTACGATACTTTTCTAAAACTGCACACCCATCATTTGGTGAACACAGAGAAAAGTCACCATTATGGCGAGCCACTTCAATGAACAAGAAAAGCAGGACAGGTAGTTATCTCAATTCCGATGGCTCTGCACGTAAGATGCCGGGATATGGTGGTACCACCACTGTTAGAGATGCTTATCGTATTTGTTACAGTCACGAATATATCGGCAAAAAATAACTAAAAATTAGTACTAAAATTAATAATAAAAGCTCCTTCGTGGGGCTTTTCTTTTGGTTGACCCAGAATTCGCAATACCGTATAATAACTGTATTATGAAAATTAAACAAAAACCCCAAAAAACCCGTGCTCATAGAGTGTTGTTTATGAACAACAGCCCTTTTCGTAGCCGTACAGTGGAGTTGAAAACACGTTTCAAACGTCAAGAAAAGCATCAAAATCGTGAGCTTTTTGGTTGACCCATAATTCAGGGTTTGTTATAATATTAGTATAGTAAACAAAAAGGAGTGTTAAATGAGTACAGTAACTTTTGCAGGATTTAGCCGTTTAAACGGTAGTTTAAAATTCCGTACTGCCAACGACATTGGTCGTGCTCAGCAGTTGGCCAAATTAGGCGATACTGACATTTGTATGACAATTTTGCCTACTGCAATGACTAAAAATGATGCCGCTCGGTATGTACTTGCTAACTTAGTAGATCGTTATTCAAATTTTAATACAGTGGAAGCGGCGGCTTTGTTGGAAGGTTTGATCAAAGATGAAAGCACTGTTGCTAAGACTAAAACAGTTAAAAAGCCCCGGGCAGTTGCCGTAGGTAAAAACACTGTTAAAGTTGCACAGGCCGGCGATTTTGTTTATAAAACAATCCCAGGCACTGACCGCCGGGTCAAGTATGAAAAAGACACAATCAGCCCAAAAGAAGCAGGCAAATTACGTGCTGAATTTATGAAGCAGTTGAAGGCAGTGTACGAGGCTAACTAACATGTACACTTATCGCCCAGAAAATACACAAGTGCCAACAACAAATCTTGTAACTCAAAGTTTTGTTGCTGGGTTTGTGGAATTGTATGAGGTGGCCAGCACCAATCCTGACCTGCGTATGATACCGATCAAACATTACAACGCAGTGAAATCGGGATTGACTCAGTTGGGCTATCGGGTTAGAATTCGTTATCGTGGACCGCATGCTCAGCAACAAGACACCCACAAAGCAGATGCCCGTGCGTTTACAGTTTATTTTAAAAATCAGCCGTTTGGTTGACCCAGAATTCCAGATTTGTTATAATATATGTATAGTTAAATTTTAAGGAGCAGTCGATGAATACATTAGCCCAATACTCAGTAGAAGAATTACAAGGTTATTTCAGCGATTTCCACAAGGATTTTTACGGTTCTCGTCCACGTTCGGCTACCCCGGAACAATGGCGTAGTCGTGAGTGGTTGGAGTCCAGCATTAATAGTATCCATGATTGTATGGATCGCATGAAGGCAACCTTTGCTGGTCGCGAAGAACTTCGTGCCGCGGGTTGGGTGATTGAAGAGTCAGATGAAGAGTCAGCCATGCATGCCAAATGGTTGGCCGATGAACGCAGTCGCGAACAGGCAGAACTGTCGGCCAGATTGGATGCCGAATTTTACTCAGTAGCATAAAAGCCACAGACCAGGAATTAGTATTCGTATATAATAGTAGTAACAATTAACAAAAGGAAAGTAATTATGTCAGTGACTGAAAATAGAACCGTTAGCCCCAACGATGCTCGCAGTAGAATTTTACGCTGTTTCAAAAAACAACGTCCAGTATTTTTATGGGGCCCTCCAGGTATTGGTAAAAGCGAAATCATCGCCGAAATAACAGAAGAATTGGGCGGACACATGATTGACTTGCGACTGAGTCAGATGGAACCCACAGATATTCGTGGTATCCCATTCTTCAACAAGAACAAAGAAGTTATGGATTGGGCTCCTCCAATTGACTTGCCTAGCGAAGAATTGGCCAGCCAGTACCCCATCGTGGTGTTGTTCTTGGACGAAATGAACTCAGCGGCGCCCAGTGTACAGGCCGCAGGTTATCAACTTATTTTGAATCGTCGCAGTGGCAAGTATGTCCTGCCTAAAAACGTAGTCATGGTGGCGGCGGGTAACAGAGAAAGCGACAAAGGTGTCACCTATCGTATGCCTACTCCGCTTGCCAATCGTTTCGTACACTTGGAAATGCGTAAGGACTTTGATTCATGGTTCGCTTGGAGTGTGAAGAATTATGTACACCAAGATGTAGTGGGTTACTTGACCTTTGCCAAACAGGACCTGTTTGACTTTGATCCAAAAAGCTCAAGCCGTGCATTTGCTACACCAAGATCGTGGACATTTGTAAGTCAGTTCTTGGATGATGAAGATGCCACTGATGCTGAACTCACTGACTTGATTGCTGGTACTGTGGGCGAAGGACTTGCTCTCAAGTTCATGGCACATCGCAAGGTGTCAAGTTCCATGCCCAAGCCAGACGATATTTTAAGTGGCAAGACCACTGAATTAAAGACCAAAGAAATTTCGGCCATGTATTCATTGACCATTAGTTTATGCTATGAATTGCAGGAAAGATTTAAGAAGTCTGGCGCTACCAACTTGGCAGAATGGCATGCCCAAGCGGATCGTTTCTTGAAGTTTATGATGGATAATTTTACCACTGAAGTTGTTGTTATGGGTGCTAGAGTTGCGTTAACCACATACAACTTACCAATGGTACCGGGCAAGATGCCTAACTTCAACGAATTCCACAAGAGATTTGGTAAGTACATCATTGCCGCAAGCGGTAAGTAAGATCAGCCGGTCTCTGAGCCGGAGGCAGGTAGAATTGGCCGTAAGTCCTCCAATTTATTTGCAGTGTAAATACAACACATTGAGAATTGAAAAGTAGTATAATACTAGTATAGAATAAGGAATTGCATATGACAACACTACAAGCCGTAAAACCCGTGACAGTGACTGATCCAAGAATTGACGAGGCCGCACGTGAAAAATTCATCACTGCACGTATTGGTTTACTACTCAAGGCTCCGTTCTTTGGTAATCTAGCCACACGTATGCAGTTGGTCAATGCCGATGCTTGGTGTGCCACTGCCGCAACCGACGGTAGAAGATTGTACTACAACAGCGAATTTGTCAATAAAATGCCACTAAAGCAGGTGGAATTTTTAGTTGGGCATGAAGTGTTGCACGTGGTATACGATCACATGGGACGTAGAGACAGCAGAGATCCTAAACTGTGGAACATTGCCGATGACTACTGTGTCAATGCTGATTTAGAAGAACAGCGTATTGGCGAGCGTATTCCAATTGGTTTATACAATACCAAATATCGTGGCATGAGTGCCGAAGAAGTGTACGATGACTTGTACAAAAACGCCACCAAACTTGACATTGAATCTTTGTTGAAACAGATGTTGGACGAGCACTTGGATGGTGATGATGGTGAGGGCGAGGACGGCGAGGGCGAAGGCAAAGGTCGTCCCAAACTGTCTGCCAGTGAACGTCAAGCCATACGTGACGAAATCAAAGATGCTGTGTTGCAAGCGGCACAGGCCGCAGGTGCTGGCAACATACCCGGCGGTGTCAAAAGACTTATTAAAGATTTAACTGAACCGAGAATTTCTTGGCAGGAATTGATTCAACAACAGATCCAAAGCACCATCAAACAAGACTATACCTTTGGTAGAATGAATCGCAAGGGCTGGGGCATGGATGCTATACTGCCAGGTATGAAGCCAGGCGAACAGATTGATGTTGTGATTGGCATTGACACTTCGGGCAGTATTGGCGCCGCAGAGTTGAAAATATTCTTTAGCGAGATCAAAGGCATCATGGAAGCCTACAGTGAATACAAAATCACTGTGCTGGGTTGGGACACTGAGATTGGTGGTGTAGGTGAATTCACCAGTGATAACTTGGAAGATATTACCAGTTTTGACCCCAAAGGTGGTGGTGGTACAGATCCACACTGTGTTTGGAACTACTTGATTGAGCAGGGCATTGAACCCAAGAAGTTGATCATGTTTACTGACTACTGCTTCTTTGGCTGGAATCCCAGCGAAGTAGAAAACTACTGTGATACGGTATGGATTATCAAAGGTAATCCTTCAGCAGAACCTGAGTTTGGAGTGGGAGTACACTATGAGGACGTTGAATAATGACCATCACTGTACAACAAACTCCATGGGTCGAACTGCGTCCCGGTGATGTCAGTTTCCAACTGCAGGGTGATGTTGCAGTGACCGGCCGTGCCGCAATTGAAATCGCTAAAAACTGCCCCCCGTATTATGCAGATGTCATAGCCTTGGCCGTTGAACAACGGTGGATACGGCCAGTGGCCTCTGTTCCGCGAACCGATCCAACACTGATATGGGAGACTTTAAAACAATGAAAATCGAATCATCAAACGTGATGTCACCAATTAACGAAATTGATACTGGATCCAGCACAATTAAACGAATGGAGCTGTTGCAAATAGCTTTGGCCATAGAAGCACTTGCCAACTGCCCTCCCAGCACCATTGTACAGATTTCGCAAGCGGCAATAGATAGACTGGCCCAAGACGTAGGTAGACTATGATTGCAGAAAGAAAATCTTAAATGGGAATGTTTGATCTTTTAAATTTTGAAGGACGCGAGTATCAAACCAAAGACACTCCGGCTCAGGCATTGGACAATTATAAAATTGAAAACCATCAGCTGTGGTACGAGGAATATGATGCAGAGTGGGAAGATGGTGAAGGTATATTTGGTGGCGGATTGACAAAGTCCAATGAACGCTGGGTACTGTGCGACGAATTCGATGGCTTGATAAGATTTTATCGTGAAGATGAACCTCGTGGTGGCTACAAGGCAGATGCTTGGATTGAATACCAAGCCTTGTTCATGAATGGCTGTATGATTAAATTGACTCAGACCCGGGGAGTTGAACCCTTGACTGCTTGGTACAAAAGCGGAGTTGAAGCACTGGCATTACCCCCACATGAATCAAACACAACACAAGGAACAGCATGAGCGATAACACAGCAGTTGATAAACAAGATTTGCCTGTAGATAGAAAACCCATTCATCACAATGCACCCGAGGACATGGATCAGGCCATTGCCCGCATCATGGAATTGGAAATGCGACTGGAGGATTTGGTTAGAGCCACAGAAATCGCCGAAGCATCGTCACAGTGGCACATCATTGGTGGATTTAGACTGGATGCAGATTCAGCGTTGGTGAATAAAATCACTGTGGAGTATCCGCAATCAGATGAACCAAATATCACTGTGATCACTGGTAAAGTCAGTGATGCCACACAGGAACGACTGAACCAATCCATCACTGAACAGGCAAAAAAGGCCGCGGGAAATGCTTAAACTGGGCGATGCCAATCCCTTGGCAGTGTTTGGGCTACGACAGTTGGCTCACTGTCCGCCACACTTCACACCAGTGGATTTTGAGTGCTTGGTGGATGACAAAGACATCACAGACTGGATTTGGGCAAATCTTGACGGTAGATTTTACTTCGGCGATGCATCATGGGCGAATCAGCAATCCATCGATATATCATTGAGTACAGGTTTTTTAAAACGAGCAGCCTTTGAAACAGCCGGCGAAGCCAGTTACTTTGCACTGGTATTATCTACGTTTAATACAGACAATCACCCTTTCTAATAAAAATTTTTTCGTGGCCGGCATCACTGGTTAAATAACTGTAGTTAATTATTTAAACGGAGATAACATGTCAGAAGAATTACAACAACCACAAGCCCCAGTAGACGCACCTGCACCGCAGTTGACCTTGAGCGATCTTACACTGGCTTTACAAACTATTCAAGTAACAGCACAACGTGGTGCTATTCGTGCAGACGAAATGGCTTTAGTTGGCGGTTTACATGATCGTTTAGCTGCATTTTTACAAGCCCAAGGTGTTGCAACTGCTCCTAATACAGAAGCAGATACAACACCACCACAAGGAGAATAAACATGGCACAAGGCGTACTCAAGCACATTGGCAAGCACAATGGCAAAAGAATTGTATTAGCATATCGTCAGATTCCCGGCGATGATCACATGTGCCTGGTAATTTACAGCGACACATTACCACAGATGATTCACGATGATGTAATGAAGGTGTTGGAAAGCCCAGTGGGACAAAACAGTCCAGAACTGGCCGATGCACTGTTTCGTCATGTGTTGGCCGATGGACGCAACTGTCTAGAAGCACTGCATGTTCAAGGTCTGTTAAAGAAGGTGAATACCAATCAAGTCATCATTACCCCCAATGCCAAAAGCACAGTTCGTTTGGACGAATTAAACAAAATCCTAAACGAAATGAGCCAGGGCGAAGAGGCCATCAAAAAATTAGCTGATTTAGATGCCAATGCCGGAATGACCGGACGTCGTGAACCAAGAGAAGTGGGTGTAAGTCCAGCAAGTCGCAGTCAGCCCGCTGTAGTCAGCACTGCCACTGTCAGTGATGTGTTGACCGACGAGCAGTTGGCCAGTCAGCGTATTGCACAGTCTGCCAAAATGCGATTAGATGCACAGACTTTATTAAAAGAAGCAGAGAGATTAGAACTCGAAGCTGCCGAATTCACTACTCCTGCAAAAAATGTCAAACCAACCAAAGCCAAAAAAGCCCCCGCGAAAAAACAAACGGCTTAAGTTAACTATTACCGAACGTGACAAATGGCGACAGATACTGGCAGAAGTCGAAAAGGCTCAAGCTCCAGTATCTGTACTCCGTGCAATCACTGTTAATCTAATAGATGGCACCCAAGTAGATATTGATATCCAAGAACTACTGGCCGAGGGTGTAGCACCAGAAGATTTAGAACAACGTATCAATGATCGATTAGAATCCCTAGACGACATTATAAAAAATGTCGACTTTTTTATCAGTGTTGACCATGTTGCTCGAGCAGTACAACCCATCACAGACAACTTACTTAAAAATTTATAATCAATGACTATCAACGCACTATTTGCCGTGGACCACTACGGCGGTATGGGTGTCAATGGCACCAGACCATGGCCCAGCACCACACACAATCTTGACTCGTTCGCCCGACTGACCCAAAACCATGTAGTGGTCATGGGACGACGCACCTGGGATGATCCAGCCATGCCCAAACCCCTATTGGGACGTATTGTCTATGTGGCCACTCACAGTCATGTGGCTACAGCAGGAACAGTGTCAGGGGACATTGTGGAATCTGTACTTGCACTGGAACAGGAAAACCCCAATCGTATAATATGGGTCATAGGTGGACCAGGATTAATCGAATCATGCATTAACATTCTGGATGCAGTTTACTTGACACATGTCAAGGGTTCGTTTAAAATAGATACTAGGATGGAACTTAAAACGTTCCTGACAGGATTTGTTCCTGTCAAAGCAGAAGTAGCAGCCGACTTTCGATCAACCTTGGTAAAATACACACCAATTTTTAAACGACAACATAAACATGCAAGTTAAACTAATAAGTTATTCCGCACCCAGTCAAGACATGCTGGCATCACAAGTGGACAACGTGCAGGAACTGGTAGCGTTCTGTGCCAGAGTTAGTAATCCCAACAATCAAATCAATACAGAAACCAGTGAACGATTGATTAGATACTTAGTCAAACATCAACACTGGAGCCCGTTGGAAATGGTGTCGGCCTGTTTGGAAATTACCACAACCAGAGACATTGCTAGGCAGATGTTGCGTCACAGAAGTTTTAGTTTCCAAGAGTTCAGTCAACGCTATGCAGATCCCACACAGGATTTAAGTTTTGTTACAAGACCAGCACGTTTACAAGATACTAAAAATCGTCAGAACAGCATTGAGTTGGACGACACTGTTTCTAATCAAATTCTTCGAGAAACTTGGCAGGAACGACAACAGGCAGTGATTGACCTGGCTCGAGACACTTATGCATGGGCTGTACGCAACGGCATTGCCAAGGAACAGGCCCGTGCTGTGTTGCCCGAAGGCAACACTGTGAGCAGACTCTACATGAATGGCACACTGAGAAGTTGGATACACTACATAGAACTTCGCAGTGCCAACGGCACACAACTGGAGCATCAAGAGATTGCTCAAACCTGTGCTGGTGTGATTGCAGAAATATTTCCCATGGCCGGTGAATTTGTACAATGAAATTTCTAGTAACCGGCGGTGCTGGATTTATTGGACACAACGTAGTACGACTATTAGAACATCAAGGTCATGAAGTTTGTGTGCTGGACAACTTTACCAACTATGGTATTATACCTGACGCAGAATTAACTCCCCTACATCAACAACGTCTTGACCGTATCTCAACACAGAGCATACACAATGTAGACATTAGAAACTACAATTACGTCGTAAATGCGTTTGAAGAATGTCGTCCGGATGTGGTTATACACTGTGCAGCATATCCCCGAGCCAAAGCAGTGGATTTAAATCCTGCAGAAGGCAGTCAAGTGTTGACACAAGGATTGATAAATCTACTTCGTGCCAGCGAGCAGGTACAGTTACGCAGATTTGTTTACATCAGTAGCAGCATGGTGTACGGTGACTTTGCTCCCTTGGCCTATGAAGACATGCAGTGCAGGCCACGTGGCATCTACGGAATATTAAAACTCACTGGTGAAACTCTTACTAGAGATCTTTGTAGAACAGCCGGCATTGACCATGTTGTGGTTCGGCCCAGTGCTGTGTATGGCCCACATGATGTTGTTGATAGAGTTGTGAGTAGATTTTTACTCTCGGCCATACGCAATGAAGAATTGACTGTGTGTGGCGCCAGAGAACTGTTGGATTTTACCTATGTGGATGATGTAGTGGATGGTATTGTTCGTGCCGCTGTCAATTTCAACAGCAGTGGTAGAACATATAATATTACCCGAGGTGAGGCAAGAAGTTTGGTGGAAGCTGCCGAATTGGCAGTGAAGATAGCCGGTGGTGGCAGAATAAAAATTGTCGATGCCAATCCTAGATTTCCATCAAGAGGAACATTAAGTAACATACGTGCCGGCGAAGACTTTGGTTATCGTGGCACCACAGACATTGAGTCAGGATTTAGAAAATATCATGAGTGGATCACGGATACCCTTCTTCGGCGTTGATCGTCAATTCTTGACTCTGCGTGAAGAGATACTTGATGCTGTGGATCAAGTGTACAGATCCGGGCAGGTGTTAGATGGTGACTCGACTCGACGGTTCGAAACAGCCATAGCCCGTCGATGTGATCGAGAATATGCAGTGGCAGTGAACAGTGCCACACAGGGATTGATTTTTGCACAACAAGTGATATTGGCACAGGAATCTCGTGTGTTAATTCCCACCTTGAGTTTTGCAGCCACCATCAACTCGGTACTGTATGCCGGCAATACTCCGGTGTTTTGCGACACCGATGATGCAGCACTGATAGATTTAGAAAGCATGGACATGGCCCTAACCGGAGCTGGGGTTAACTGTATCATGTATGCCAACCTGTTTGGACATGTTGTAGACTATGATAGATTTAGACTGCAAACAGAGTTTTTCAACAGCAACATACGTGTGATAGAAGATGCTGCACAGAGTTTTGGTGCTAGATACAAGGACCAACCCTCGGGCAGTCTTGGTGACATCGGTGTGTTGAGTTTTGACCCTACCAAGAATCTAAATAACTATGGTTCAGGTGGCATGGTGCTCACGGACGATGTTGATGTTTATCATCAGTTACTAAATTTACGTGACAATGGCAAATACCTGGATCATTGCTTCATTGGCACCAACAGCAAAATGAGCGAAAGCGATTCAGCTCAAATGTTGGTCAAACTCAAATACTTTGATGCTTGGCAAACACGTAGACAGGCTATCGCCGAATACTATACACAAGAACTTGCGGAATGGGTGGATGTGGTATTACCCGGTGAACACGTAACTTCGGCCTGGAGTAAATTTGTAATACGCTTGAGCGAACGTCATGGCCTGCGTGATTACTTACAGAGTTGTGGAATCGACTCACGTTTCCACTATGACACACCCTTGTTTGAATTGCCTGTGGGTTACAACTATATTGACTATGCTAGAGAATTGTTTAGAGAATCTACAGCGTTTTCGAGAGAAGCAATCAGCTTACCGATTTATCCTGAACTGCGTGACACGGAAGTTGAAAGTGTGGTCAATGCGGTTAAGAATTATCTGCGTTAATTTGTCCTTCGTGACTACCTGTTAAGGCACGATCAACATAGTCCCCATCCACTGTTTGTTCCACATCAACCTCCACACCCAACTGCCGAGCCAGTGATAAAATTTTACCACGAACAGCACGGTCTTTATATATAGCACTTAAACTATATTGACCTTCACTGTAATCGGTCCAGTCTTGATATAAAGGTATTACTCCGGGGATTTTTTGTAATTCTCTATACAGTTTTCGTTGCACAGCGGGATCTGTAGCGTCAGGATGCTCTGCATTGGCACAGACAAATTCTATTTCTTTATATTGAGGTACGGAGATTTCGTGTATACGCATCTGGTATTTGCGTTAATAATAGCCGCCACCACCGGCTATATTTTTTAATCCTTTTACAGTATCTCCATATACACCGGATGCTACACCAGCCACACTGCGAGCACCAGCCGCTATTCCGCGGGCACCAGCCTTGCCAATATCGCCCACCGTATCCGCGGCCCAGTGAGCAGCACTTTTAACTAGTTCAGTACCAGCGGCAAATTCCAGTGCCTTGCCTATACCCCAGGCTAATCCACCAGCTACAACACCTGCACCAACAGCTTCATGTGCTTTTTTACCCAATACCAATTCATCTACTGTTTTAAGAAGACCGATTACAATAGCACCAGTGAGTGTTCCTACGGCTGCACCTGCAAGCACCGCCAGAGTAGCTAAAATTGCGGCCTGTGTCACAGGATGCTTTTTTGCCCACAATTGATACCTTCCTAGATAATGTAAAACAGTTTTTTTCTCTTCAGGATCTTTGATTGATCCCATTATTTTTTGTTCTAGTTGTGCGACATCTTGATCAAATGTTTGTACAGCACCGGCTGGAACAGCGAGTATTTTTTGTATAGTGGAATTGGTAGCTTGCTTAACCTCTGCGGCAGCTTGCGGATTAATGCCTTCTAACAATACGTTAGGGTTGAGTATATTTTCAAAAATACGCCCAATTTGAGCGGGAGTTAAATCTGCTACTCTGTTAGATGTTATAAATTCACTGGATCTCATATTATTATTTATTGTCAAAACGTTGTTTCAGCCAGGCCCAATCAAAACTCAACTTCAGCAGTTCATAATCTCCCGCAACTTGATCGTAGTACTCTACAGCGTCCCGGGCACCGGCCAAACAGTATTCGGCAAAATTGCCTTCAGCCACTGTCAGCCAAGTATTTAGTCTATGTTCTGTTTCCACGGTGGGTTCTACTGCCATGAAGTGTTTGAGTTTGACCACTTCACGGAATGCAGTCCTCCATGTCATCCAAGCATCTTGATTGAAGTGTGCTACACCAGAAAGTACAGGAACACTTTCATGAGGTTGACTCAAGGTAAAATCAATGCCGGGTGTGTTATTTTCCAGCACCAATCTCTTGTTATAAGCGATTATACCCATATGACCATACTCCAAGCCATTTACAGGATTACGGCTGTTGAAGATATAGTGTTTGGGTTCTTGGAAATAGTCCGGCATCCAGGTCCAATCAAAATCGGCAACTACTTCCAATTTAGCAAACACAGCAAAGAACCAAGGGGTCGAACATCGACGTGCGGCTTCTTGATAAGCGGCTGTTCTACCATTGACGCCACGCACCCATTGTACCCGATTTTCATATGTATAACTGTCCAATTGGCCTGTGCCGTTTACCAAATGATCGTGCCAGCGTTGTTCGTCGGGTTCTCCGTTACTAATGTATACAATATCTAATCTAGGGTCGCAAAACCTATAAACCGAGTCCTTGATGTAGGGATAATCGTAGATTTGCGACTTCAAATCCACCTTGACGTCGCGGGGTACGAACACAGTACTACCGGCTTCGCTACACCGCGAAACCACACGGTCTTTAGGACTCCACAAGCACTCAGTACTTTCAATTTGAGTTTGTAAATATCGCACATCTCTTCGATTTGTAAATAACACATACGGTGTTTCGAACTGGTATTTCTTTATTTCTGTAACTAAATCGTCTGATTCATAATAATGAACAGGAATCGAAAAACGATTCACTGGGTGATCTTCAACATAGTTAATTACGTTGAACCAATCCAACAGTTCTAGTTCAATCATTTGTCGTTTAAATGATTCTACATGTATGCGAAATGTATCACCACGTTTCTGAACACCTGTGGGGAAACAATGAATCATTTCTCTTTGTTCTTCCGGAGGGTGCCATGTGAAATCAAAATCAGTGTAATCACAAACACTGCTGATGATCCAAACAAATTCTGTAGTGGCCATGAACATGATTCTACGGAACACTGTGAGATGATTGTCTACGTATCTTGTTCGTTTAATGTCAGGATGTTTGGTGCGTAGGTATTCAAATTGATGCTGTGCCATAGTTCCATTTAAAAAATCCATGTAAAATATCTGTACAGCATTGGCGCGAATACGTTGATCAGTGACATATTTTATTCCGGCCGATCCTCGATACACAGGACCGCCATCTCGCTGATGCTGGGTAGGAAATTGGTAACTGTAGTTGGGTTCTCTAGGGTCTGGATGCCACGAGAAATCAAACTCTGCGGTATCAATTCCTGGAGGTATGCTCCACGATTCCTGCACAGGCACTGCTCGAGCAGTTTGATCTGCAACTAATTTTATCCCAGCAGTGCCCGGGTATACAGGGCCGCCGGCTGATTGGTGTTGTGTGGGAAAATAGTAACTGTAATCCGGTTCCAGTGGATCAGGATGCCAGGAGAAATCAAACTCTGCGGTGTCTATATTGTTGGGTATCTTCCATTGATCCCGGTCGGGCTGTCTAACAACCTGTTGTTCAGTTCTAAAATGCCACTCTCTGTTGTGTACAGTATTTCGATCGGCCAGATACACGCCACCGTTTCTTTGCCATTGACTGGGCCAAACATGTACGTGCTGACTTTCCCAAGGAACTGGTTGATAATCAAAATCAAATCCTGTGTAGTCATTGCCACCATAAATATACCAGTAGCGGCCTGTTCGTGACAAAGCGGCCGCATGATCCAAATTGTCAGCGGGCCGTTCAAAAGCAAATAAATTGGGTTTAGGTCCCCAATAAAAAACATCAAACATGTATAATATCCACAGTCATTACGAAAATATCTTTTCGTATTTAAACACTATTGTAACAGATCCCAGGCTCATTTACCTAATGCCCTACGGTTCAACTCAACCAGAAAATTTTGAATTCTTAATGACTGATATGGGCCATTGGCCAGGAAAACGCGGACCTCTATTTGTATTTTATGATCAAGAGCCCGTACTGGGAGAATTTAATTATCCCGTATTTGATCAAGTGTGCAAAAACTTCTTAGATGGTGATCAGTTTATATTAGTTACAACCGAAAAAAATTCCAACTCGGTAGATCTAATACAAGAACGATACAGTTGCCCGGTTGTTTATTATTTCCATCACGCTTTTTCTGCAAACGATTGGTTTCGCGGATACCGTTACAATCCTTTATTAATTGCACCAGGTGAAAGGCAACTAACTAAAAAATATATCACCTTTAATCGACTAACCAGTGGACCACGAGTTTACCGTAGTCTCTTAATCAGTGAATTGCTTCAACGTGACATACTCGATGATGGATACGTTAGTTACAATGATGTCTGTCCTGAAGGTGGTACTTATCAAGAAAATTTATTATCCTCGGCTTTGGTGCCAAGAGTTGTTGCTGAGCAAGCTGTTGCTAGTATCAACCAAATTCAACTACCGTTACGCATAGATTATCAGGACCATGAATCGATTCCCAATCATAGTTTTGTGCTGAGTGCTGTAGAACAGACACAGGAAAGTTTTGTTTACGTGGTTACAGAAACTTGTTACTGGGAACACAAATGTCATTTAACTGAAAAAATATTCAAACCCATTGTGAGTCGTATGCCATTTGTATTAGTGGGACCAGCACACAACTTGGAATACCTACGCAGTTATGGCTTTAGAACATTCGGACGTTGGTTCAACGAAAGTTACGATGCCATAGAAGATCCCATCTTACGCATGACTGCTGTGGCAGAGGTGATTGAGGAAATTTGCAGTTACGGTATGCAGGATCTTGAATTCATGTTGAGAGAAATGACACCCATATTAAATCACAACTACAATCTGTTTTACAGTAATGATTTTTTAGATCATTGCTGGCAGGAGTTGCAAACTAATCTTGCCGTTGCTGTCCCCAAGAGATCCTGTTCCACACTCGCTCGTGCATCCAAAATAAAAATATCTTAGTGATTATTTCAGTGAGTGCTATACCTGATGCCAACAGCACTTCACCGGTGATCAGCCAACTTATTAGGAATGTATCTACAGTTCCAGTCACTCGCCAACTGACAGCTTTGGCTAGACTTCTAACAGCGGTGTCATTCATTTCAATCCCAACTCTTTTCTTATTTTGGTAGCACTGATATCTGTAATACTAGCATCAAATGTTTCTTCGCCTGCTGTATAACCTACGCCACGACCCCAGCCAATGTGTACAATGTTAGGTACCAGTCTAATGTTAAACTGTCCTTGATACACGGGCTCTAGATCTCGTCGAATGAAACGCACAACATCAAAGAAACCGAACGGATTGCTATCTTGCCATCCTTGTACATCACGCACTTGAATATCAACTTGCCCTGTGCGTGCCAGTAATCTTTCAAACAATGCTCTGTGTCCCGCATGCCAAGGTTGCCATCTGCCCATCATCTGTACAGTTTCTTTTTTAGAATCCCACTGTGGGCGACGACGATTGTCTAGGATATGGTCAGCAACAAAGTCTGCCCATTTCTCTGCCGCTTGTTCTGTAATGCGGAAATCGTATACTTCGGGCTCAATAAAAGCAGCATTGGTGTCGGCGTAACGTCCCGCACTGATAGTGTCCATCCATATGATCCAATCGGCTTTGTAGTTGTTGCGTTGTTCTACCAATGGAGCAACAAAGTCGCAGATGACATAGTCAGTGGCGGCGGCATCGGCACGTTCTCTCATGCGAATACTTTGTCTAATTCTACCGGCTTCACTAAAGTCCCAGTCATTTGTGTCACGTCGCACATCGTCGGCATTGAACCATGCCACTGTACGCCCGGCTTGCCATAATTGTTCTCTCAGTGTTTCTGCCAGTGTAGTTTTTCCTGAGCCCGGAAGGCCCATTATTAATATTCTTTGTGTCATGTGTTTCCTTTAAAGTAAATGACTGTATTCGGGGAATAGATGATCTCTCAGCAGTCTATGTGATTGGCTAGTGGGATGAAAACTTGCAAATTTATCCGGCTGAGTCAACATAAATTTTCTTTTCCTAAATGCCATCCCCGAAATACGTTCGTATTCGGTTATTAAATCTGATCTGTGTATTTCTAATTCTTTTTTTAATCGCGTAAACTCGTCGGCTTGATGTGCAAATATAGATGCAGGATATGATTCGTCTATTAATTTCCCCCAACTGGGAACCAACATGTTTAAATTTTTAAAGTGCCCGATATCAACTGAATCCAAGTCACACGACGCTCCAATTAAATTTATAACAATGTTATATTTTCCAGCCACGGTATTTGCATACGATAACTGATCGATTACTATTTTTTCAACGGAAGCAACGAGACTTGCTTGCCCTTGGTATATTTGTTCTATCGGCATACAGGCTAAAGGATTATGTACTAACCAATAAACAGCATCACTGTTGTTTTGTATTTTATACCTAGTTAAAAAATTATCCAATCGATGTATTTGATCAAAATTTGACAAGGCTCCCTTGCACAAATTTACAACACAATCATGCAATGCAACGTACTGAGTTATACTGGGCCCAACCAGCCGATTATGTTCACCAAACTCACCAATGGACCAGCTGGCTCCTGTAAAAATTTTCACGAACATACCTTTATGTTATATAATCGTTCAAATCGATCTGCATCTGCTCTATTGTTTACCATGGGTTCGCCACGTATGTTTAAACTGGTGTTTAACAACATGGGACAGCCAGTGCGTTGATGCCATGCTTCCAATACCTGTCTTATTCCCGATCCATCTCGGGGCACAGTCTGTATACGGCTAGTGCCGTCAACGTGAACAACAGCAGGATATAAGTCAGGATGCCGGCAACCACCGACAATTTGCATATACCTACTGTCACTCCAGCCACGGGGGATATCAAAATAATCATGTACATGTTCCTCCAAAATTGCTGGAGCGAACGGTCTAAATTGCTGTCTTCGTTTGATTTCATTTACTCGATCCTTTACATTATGCCCTCTTGGGTCTGCCAACAAACTTCTATTGCCTAGTGCCCTGGGCCCGAATTCCGCTCGACCACTAGCCACACCAACGATGCTGTTGTTGTATAAATGATCAACAACGGCATCAACGGGATAAGCACCAGGAATATCACTGCCCAAGTAAGCATCACGCCAGTGTAGTCTTTTCCCAAATCGTAAAGCAGCCGCACCCAGGCTGCTACCAGCATCACCAGGACAAGGCATAATCCAAATGTTATCAAAATAATCTCCTAAACGTCTATTTGCCAAACAATTGAGTGCTACGCCACCAGTATACACTAGATTTCCGCTCCAGTCAAACTGTTTGGCACGTTGCATCACGGAGTAAATCAATTCCTCGCACAACGCCTGTGCTGATGCGGCTATATCCACACCATTGTAATAGTCTGCATAACTTGAAGGTAATCCGGTGTGTAGGTTTTGTTGGAATGTTATCAAAGACTGATTGCTTACCAAATCCGTTTTCATTTTTGATACTACCACAGGCTTACCATATGCACTCATGCCCATCAGCACGTACTCATCTTCCATGGGCCGTAAGCCCACTTCGGCTGTGGCCGCTGTGTAAAACAATCCTATACTGTGCGGATATTGTTGACTCCAAAGTTTTTTATATCGTGCTTGACCATTGACATATTCCGCCGCCCATATGGTGATGGTGTCCCACTCACCTACTGCATCAATCACCACCACCGTGGCTCGATTAAATATACTGGTTTGAAATCCACCGGCTGCATGACTTAAATGATGACTGTGTGTACTGATGGGAACATCTTTAAAAAGTCCGCATAGTTGTTGTTTTACAATTTGGCCAGCAGTTAGTTTGTTCCACTCAATGCCCTGCCCTGAGTACAACTGTCGTAGTTGTTTTAGCCACGGACGTTCATAGTATGCAATATGATCGATGTTCCATTGCCCCAACTCAGCTATCAAGTCACGATGTATGTCAGCATCGTTCTTTATTTTACTATAACGTTCACTGTGAGCAGCAAATAAGATTTCACCTGCAGGATCTACCACTGCCACCGAGGCATCGTGGAAGCCGGCACTAACTCCTAGAATTGACATGATGATATATTTTTTCTGCCACTTGTTGGTGACCTTCTTCTAAAAAATGCCCACCGGCACCACGCGGACAACTTTGAGTCCATTCTGCCATGCCCTCTCGAGGCCATCCTAAATAATGTTCTGCATCTACTAATTGTGTTAGATGTGCAAATTGCGAATAGTAAGTGTTGTGATAATATTCGTTGCTGACTGTGTTCAACATAACATAACGTTGATTGTGACTTTTTAAAAAATTCTGCAACATGATGACATTTAGCAAATATTGTTGGTACAAATATTGTGGATCATGATATTTGCTTATGTAGTCTATTAGTTCCAGTCGCCAGGACTGACCTTCGCGGGTAAACATGTTGCCTGAATATCCAGGCCATATGTCGTAAACGCCAGTGGCATCTGCAAATTCTATTCTTCCGGGGCTACTCCAACCAATGATGATCAAATCAGCTCGATCAATTGCCACAGGACTGTTACGACCCACATGATCAACAACAGTTCTAACCATTCGTGTGTTGCCTGATCCTGGCCTAGCTTGATTATCAACTTGTGCACCAAATTGTTGTGCCAGTAAAGCAGGGTAAGCTGTGGCAAGATCGGTTAGTTCGTCACCGTAGGTAAAACTGTCACCCACTGCTAATATACGGTTAATCATTTGTAAATAAACGGATCTCTTCGACGCAACTCTTTTAACTTCTTACGATAACGTCGTTCTAGTACAATTCTGTTATATAGATTTCGTAACCAGTTCATTGAATTTCTCCTGTATTAAGTTGGCGGCTGCTTGATGGGCCGGTTCTAATGGATGTGTGGTGCCTATAGGGTATTTATTCTCTACTGCCCACTGGTAAAAACCTCTTGGAGTTGTTGTTTGATCTGCTCCTGTTCCGCAAGGAAACGAGTACCAACGACTCCAATCAATTTGATTATAAATTGACTGCATTGTGACATCTGCACTGTGTCTAAGATAAGCATCACTATTTTCTAAATAAATGTCAGCTGGTGCAAACAAGTACGGTATTTTATTTATTTCTAAATATTGTTGTAAGAACAGTATTTCTTTTAAACTGGTATAGGTTTCATAATACTCGTTGTTGCCCACATGCTTGTAAAATGTTTTGGCAAAATCTGTCAGCCCAGAATTATCCAGCATTAATTTATTGTTTACATGAGCATCAAATACTGCGGAATCAAAAGTAACAAACTCTTTTTTTAAACTGGCTGGATCGTCCACTATATCCCATAAATTGATACTGTGCCAAGGCGAGGATCTGCGTTGAGTGTTGTAGTTGAATCTGAATTCATACCTGTGTGTGAATGTCCATTGAACTATTACAAACAAGTCTTGATGTTTACGTGCTTCGCAAGCAGTCATTAATTGGCGTGCAATGGCGTTGTTGGCATTTCCGCTTTCAGCAACACATGTATATTCAGCGTTGATATTTTTTGATAGCAGTGCAGGCCAAGTTGATTCACTGGGTTTTCCTGCACAGTCTTTTAATTCTGCACCATATACAAAACTGTCACCCCCGGCTACTATAATCATACCCAGGCCTCATCATGTTGATTTGCTGTTGTTGGTAAGTGGCATCACTCCAGCAATAGTCAAATGTCTGTGCTACACCGTCTACTTCTATCTTGTAAATGTCCAAGTGTGAGGACAATATATTCCAAATTGTTCGATAATCCATAGTACCAAAACTACCCAGTAAGTCAACCTGTCCCAAGGGCAGGTATCCTAGACTAAGTTTAGCATCTCTGGAATCTCTTCCATTTTCAATTAACCAAGCCTCAAAATGACTTTGCTCTTTGTCATGCCACGGGTGCCCACTGTTACGCACAACATCATTTCCCCACTCTACGTCAAACTCGCCCGAGTAATATTTCAATTCTGTAACTGCTTCGCATGTTGCGGCTGTCAATCGTGGAGCCGATTCATCACGGAACACTTCAAACAGGGTCTTGCCTATCTGTGTCCAGTGCATGTAAACACCACCCTGTACTCGATCATATCCGTTGGCAACAAACCCCGATCTATGTGCATCTTTTAAATCGTACCTGTCAGCATTTAAGAATGTAGTGATCTGACTGGGACGTACCCAGTAAGGGTCAGTTGTTAACTTACGCTGACTCAGTATCAAACCTTCCATTTCGTGACAAAGATTATTTAACTGACGTATGGCATACTTGACGTCATAATTTGCGTTTCGGTAATAGGTGCTTAGGTCATCCACTGTGCCTTGCAATTGTTCAAAGTGATTGTGTAGACGATTCATTACTGCATGGTTGATACCATTTTCAGCATAGTCACGTCCACGCACTGAGTCGGGAGAGAATGTTTCCGCAATTTGATAATCAAAGAAAAAATCATTAATTGTCGTTACATGTTGATTTAATTCCCCACACAAATAATCCAAGTTTCTGGCGGTTCGGGGGAAGCCCATGAAGCAAAAGTTCTTCTCCAGCAGTTTTCCACTCTGTAGTAATAATTTTAAAGCTGAAATCCAATCCTGTGCCAGTTCTGAGTCGTTGGCAACAATAGTGTAGTCCATCTGTTCTTGATGATTCAGGGGATTGCGTAGTACTATTCGAACTTTATTCATTGTCATATTGAATTCCACCATGTCAATACCGCAGGTCGTTCTGCCAGTATATCCTTCATAGTATACACGTCTCGTCGGATAGATTCAAGTGTTTCTATGCGGCGTTTGCCCTTTTTGAGTCCTGCTGAATAGGTATCTGGCCACTGTTCCTCGAAGGTGGGTCTAGTTTTCAGCTGGACAAGTATATCCTGTAGGGCACCGGGCTTTAACTCGGCAATGATTTCGTCCACCCAAGGATGTAATAACTCTCGAGGTAAGGCCAACGGGCTCATGACAATGTCTGGTGTGAAACTAAAAACCACTTTGGCTAATACATCTACTCCGAGTTCTTTTGCGAGCGATTGTATCTTTTGTACTTCAAAGAGTCCTGGTGTAGTAAGAGTGAAGTCCAAACGGATTTGGCGGCTATGACGTTGGATCTCAATTCCTTGGCGGATGTTTGCAAGCCATTGAGTAAAATCAAGACCTGATCTAATATACTCTCCAATTCGTCCCGTGCCATCGATGCTTGCACAGATTTGCCAGTCACGTAGCCCAGCCAGTATGTCCCGATAGAGATTAACACCACGATGATCAACCCTACTGAGATTTGTATTGTATCTAGCGTAAACATTTTTTCCGTCTCCCAATTCTATTATTCTTTTCATGTACCGCCAATGCTGTTCATACATCAGGGGTTCGCCACCTACCCAATATACTTCTTCTATTCTATGCTGTTCCACTGCCTCACTGAATTCTGCTTCAATTTGTGTGTCTTGAAACTGAGAGATCTGTTGTTTAACTTCGGGCCGCATCCAATTGTTTTTTGGATTTGTGTAGTCAATCATGTTGTGTTGGCGTTGTTCTGTTTCCCAACTACTGCTCAACATGTCACCGCACATACGGCATTTGAAGTTACAAAGATTGCTAAATCTATAATCCCACGATACTGGTTTTACAGTGGTGTATCCCCCAGCATCTGTGTTTGCCATTGCATACTCATACTTATTGCCAAACATGTTGTTGAAATAACTGCGGTAAACATCTGTGTTGAGCAGTTGATCATTGCACACAGTACACTCGGGTAGGGTTTCGCCTGCCATCATTCTACGTCTCACACTACGCATGTGTTCACTGTTCCAGTGTTGGTCTAAAGTAATGGGTCGATATTCGCCTGTGCCAGCAGCTGTGTCTATGTATTGCTCAAAATTTTGTGCTGGTTCTCTTGATGCACAGCACATTCTTCTTTCTGTTTGTGGGCTTAGATAAGTGTGTGTCCAAGGAGCCATACATAAAGTGGTGGGTTTATGCATTGACAAATTCCAGTATGTGTTCTATTTTTTCTTCATTTTATCGATTAGCATGATCAACAAATCCATCGAAAAAATAATGATAATTATAATCTGCCATTTCTTGTGCTGTTGATGATGTTAAAAAACTAGCGAAATCAAACGTATCCATTAAATTAATTACACCTGCGAAACGATCAAGATCGGATAAATCATCAAACTGTATGTTGAATTCATCTGTATAGTCCAGGAACCCCAACGATTTTATTCTAGCGTAACTGTGTTTTTGTCCTACTATAATAAACGGAGTTCTACTGACCAGTGATTTAATTGTTTTTTCAGTTAGGTATGCAGTAGGGGCATTATGCCTAGATAAAAATATAGACTCTGTGGTCCAAATCAGTTGAGATTCTGTATAAATCCTGTTGTCAACCGACCACTGATGCCCCTCAACTACAGTTGGATTGTTGTGTAAATATGTCAATAAATTTAATTGAGCATCGGTTGGCGTTAATCCAGGATAGTACATATCTAGAGTTTGACTCAATTTTTCTAAACTATATTCGTGCTCGGGCTCGTTACAAAATGTATACTGTAGATCCTTTGAAAAACGTTCTAATAGATTTATCAAGATATAACTTTTATGAAATGTTGTACGTCTAGATAATATTCCGTGTGTGTAGATTCTTTGTTTAATATTTTTTGATTCTGTTGGTTTAAAAAATCTAATTATTGTTTGTAAATGTTCTAAATAAAATACTTTTATTGTGTTGAATTTATTCGGCTCCCAATACTGCGAAGTTAATAAAATTACCATCTTGTTATTGAAGTACTTGTCTTGATCTATTAGATTTAAAAACTCTTCATTGACAAATTCCCCAAAAGCACAGATTATATATACATCATATCCCTTTGAGGGATATTTCATTTTCCAATGGATTATGTCTGTCAGGTGAATTTTTTTCCTTGTCTTTATTCTTTTTAAAAAAAATAACAAATCACCAAATTCTTTGTCGCACGGGTAATTATAATAGGCTAAATCCCCGGAATAATATGACATGTCCCAAAGCTGAAGATGCATTATTTATATCCCATTGCCTTGGCTATTTCTAGGTGTGTATCCGCGAAACACTGCTTGCGATAAGCATCGGTCTGTTGCATCTGTCTTAAAAACTCTTGACCATCACTGCCCGAGCCAAGTTCTATAAATCGAATTACACTGTCAATTTCTTGTTGGTATTTACTGCTGGTCCAAAATACGGTTTTGAGTTTGTTCAACACTAATTCTTGTGCAGCTGGTGTCATGTTCTGTATGCTCATATGGTCAGGACTGTGCAACATGTTAAAGTACACACTACCAAACTTTTTTGTGTCGGCCCAGGCAAGTAGCTCATCTAAGTAGTAGACATTCTGTATATTAATAGTGAAACATAACTGTGTAGTAATAGAACCGTGGCGAAATGTTCTAAAACCATGTATTTTGTCAACTATTGTATTTGCTTGATCCCATTTTGCACCGTAGCGTTCATATTCAAATCTATCCCCAACATTGTCAACGCTAAACGCAATATCCACACGGCCGAACTCGTCCCATAAATTAAAATGTTCTTGTGAGGGTTCTTGTGTGGCATTGGTGTTGTAATGAATGTCAATATGCTTGCTGTGTCCACGCAACACTGCATACTTTAAAAGATCAAAATGTTCTTCAATCAGCCAGGGTTCACCGCCGGTGAATTCTATATACCGTATATTGGGCAACAATGACCTCATGTTGTCCCAGAATGTAGCAGTCTTGCGTGGCCATGCACCCTGTCGTAACCAGGTATAGGCTATGTGTGATTTTTTGTCTACGCCTGCGGGCAAGTAGGCCATTTCCTCTTCAGCCCACTTGCTGCTACTCCACGAGCCACATATACGACATTTGAGATTGCAAATGTTTCCCAGTTTCAAATCCACAAACCACAGTTGATCCGGGTCATCGTTTGCCCAGTCCACTTTTGGGTATAATTCCTTTAGTCTTATCTGTGTGTGTATTCTTTTGCTGGCTCGGCCAGCGGCTTCTTCGTCCCAACAACGTGTACAGGTGGCAGGCTTTGCACCTGCACGAAATTGCCTACGTAACTCCTGCATATACTCACTGTGATACGCAGTTTCAAGATCGGTGTTGTTTAAATCGTACTTGACTCCTTGCTCATCTGGGATCTCATCATGAGCCAAACAGCAAGGCCGTACAGTGCCCATGGGACTGGCCTCCACACTGATCCATGGTAGCATACAAATTGTGTCAGGAAGGGTCATATTGTTGTATCGCCTTTAATTCTGGAAACACTGCAAAGAAATCTTCACTGCGTACTTGATCTATTAGATTATTAGTTTTAAAGAAACTAGGTAATTCATGTGTGCTGTCTTGTGCCATCATAAAGTTGACTACACCTTCGTACCCCGAAGTGGCACGGGATAATGTATCCAAGGGACGTAACCATTCTAAATGTGTTTGAATTTTATCTTGTGCTTGCAATTTTAACGGTTCAGGCAGTACATCTACACGATAGCGATGTGGATGTTGTAGTATGTTTATGTTCCAATCCATTGGGCGTAACAGTCCCAGATCCACCCATTCTCTATGAAAGTCTGTGATGTGCAACACGTTCATCATGCTGACTGTACTCGATACATAGAAATCCACGTTGGGACAAATCTTCAACATACGCTCACGGTTCTCTACAGTTTCTTTCCAGTTTTGCCCTTTGCGTATGTACTCTCCACGCTGATAACTACCATCAAGGCTGGCACCTATGCTGACACAGTCAAACAGTTTCCACATCTCAAGTACATCACGACCTTTGAATTTGAGTTCACTGAAGTTTGTGTTATAAATTAGTCGTACATGAAACATTTCACGTCGAACCAGCTCGTCTAACACTTTCCAATGTTCTTCCATGATCAGGGGTTCGCCGCCGGCCCAGTAGATTTGTTCCAAGTGAGGAATGTGCTCTTGCATCTGTTGCCACATGTCACCTTTGTCTCGTCCGGCATACATTATCTGTGGATGCTTCGGATCCCATCCTGCGGCCTTTTCGTCTTTGTGCCAATTGCTAGAGAAGATACCACCACAAGTTCTGCAGGCAAAATTGCAAAGGTTACTGAAGCGAATGTCGTAGTAGCGTAATTTAAAATCATCGTACTGACCATCGGGCCGTGTGTTGTCCACTAGGCCAATATGATGTCCAAAGTTTTTGTTAGCACTTTCTCTCATACTAAACAAGCGACTTTTCTCTTGTTCGTAACATTTAGTACATTCTTTTGATGGAACGTTGTTCAGCATGTTGACTCGCATTTGTTTCAGCGGTGCATCATTCCATATTTCACGCATGGTGTGTGTTTTGAGATTGCCAACAGGATGATCGGGCTCACTTAAACAACAGGGATAAGCACGACCATCCGGGAAGGCATGCATGTGTATCCAAGGGATCATGCAGAACTCATCGCTTTTTACTAGTCTATCAAGTTGATCTGGTGTTAATTCTGATTCTTTGATATAAATGGGCTTGCGGGCACCGTAGTTGTAATTTTTGTAATAATCTTCTATGTTGTCTGCCATGTCAATATATTTCTTTCAGCCAAAAATGGCATTGCTATTGCTTTAGTCCAAGTTTCGTGTCCTTGCATACTGGGATGGAACTTATCATCTTGCAATAAATCTAGATCTCTACAGTAGTCACCTAAGCATGGTACTATCCATTTTGTTTTATCAATCGATAAATTCAAGTCTGTTAATTCTTTATTGTAATCGACCCATAACTCTTTGGTATTCTTGATATCTGTTATCGATGAGTAATAGAATTCAAATCCTTTTACTGTTAGGTAGTTAGACAAATTTGACATTGATAACCAACTGTGTAATGCAAAACTGTGCGAGCTTTGATATTTGCTGTATTCAACTAGTGTTTGCTCAATATGCGTTCTGCGTTTGGGGTGCCACCAACTACCGCCAAGAACCAACTCATTGTAACCATCATAATTGTAAGTAAATGGGTATGCATTTTTAAAATTTGATAACGACTTGTCTGTTATCCAATCTATACGTGCCACTCCCGACCACATGGCCATAACTAATGTGTCAGCAGGATCTAAATTGTGTTGTTCAATATATAGCATGATGCTATTGGCAATGTGAGTGTTGCCAGCACCCGGTATGGCTAGGTTAATAATATTCATTCCAGTCCACACTGCTAAATCATTTGCCCAAGCAAAATGCTCTTCACAGTCATTATGTGTAAAACTGCACCCCGAAACTAGTAGTGTTTTATATTTAGAACGAGTCATACCATTCTGCTAGGTTGGGAAATGTTGTTGTAAAGTTTTTGCCTCTGCGTTGGTCGTATTGTGTATAAAATTTCTTAAAGTCCTGTTGTAATACGCTTTGTTCTGCTGCACCCACATGCGGAGTTTTGACTACATCTAAATAGTCTATCAAGCGTTGTACTTGATTGGTTTCAAATTGATGTAATAACTGATTGTTTTTATTTGTGTTGAACCATGCTTGTAATTTAAGTTTATAGCCGTTGCGTATGTCATCTGGCAACACTAAAGGACTTTGAAAACTTGGAAAGCGTAATATATAGTGAGAATGTAGGGAAGTCTCGGCCACATAGGTCTTTCCACTCCAGGCATTGATCCAAAAAATCAGTTAAACTATCCAAGCATAATGCGTTGATGGTACACATAATGTGAAATCCTTCTAGGTCAGCATCACGCAACACCTGTTCCACATTGGCAGTCCATGTATCCCATACCAGCCCATCACGAATGTATTCGCTTTGTACACCTGTTGCTTCGTTACTGGTGTACAGGTGAAAATGCTTGATGCTGTGGGCGGCCGCAACAAGTCGATCAATCAATTCTGGTTTGGCGCCAAGATTGCTGTTGATGGCAAACCGCATGTCAGGGTTGACTCGACTGTTGTTGTTCTTGAACCATTCCAATAATCTCCAGGTGTCGCCCGACATCAGTGGCTCTCCACCAGTTAATCGAAGCTCCTGAAGTGTGCGATGGAGATCTGACTCCCACCATGCAAAGAACGCTTCAACGTAAGGATTACTTTCACCAAAGCGATAAAGCTGACTACTTGCATGATTATGAGTGTAATGATTCCTACCGTCTGAAGTGAGGCCGGTATAAGCACCCATGGTGTCAATATCTTTAACCCAAGTGCTGCTGAAAGCAGGGTTACAGTAACTACACCCAAAATTGCATGTGCGATCAAAAGCAATTTCAAGCGTTTGTAAATCCACATCTGTGCTGGCTGGCCTAGCGAATGCATTTCTCAAATCCTCATCTGAATATATAACTGTTTTGTAAACTCTATCACTTATGTTGTCTCGCCCGATGTCTTCAATCTTCCAACAGTACTCACAACCTGCGGGACGTTCTCCGCGTTGCATCTGTTCGCGTTCCATTTTTTTCCGTTGTGTGTTGTGTATGGCCTTGGGATTGGTTCGAATCTCGTCGATATCTATGGCATGTGGTAATGGATGATGACAACTGGTGGTTTGACCTGATCCCAACCATATGGTGGCGTTGTACCATTTGGCCGCACAAAAGCTTTCGCTCTTGATGTCAATTACTCTTTTTTTGTATTCTAAGTCGGTCTCATTGTCAATTCTTGGCATGGTATTCACATTCTTTCCAAAATTCACGCATTTCGGGAAAAGTAGTTAAAAAATCTGTTTGACGCCTTTTGTCGTGTTCATTGAAGAACCGATAAAAGTCTGCACGTTGTAGTTTAACATAGTCGGGGTCTAACTTGCAACCTTCCTGCATCCATGCTATGTCTCTGCGTAGGCGTTGTACTTCGTAGTCTTTAAAACCTTGGAATGGATCTTCCTCTGTTTCCAAGTTCAGTTCCATCCAGTCGGACACACGTTCCAACACACCTGTGTATACAGGTGGCAGTATCTGTAGGCTTTGCCAGGTGGGTGTGCGTAGCAAGGGAGTATCAAACCAAACACGTTGATATGTGGTGCTGTGACGTTTTCTTAAATCCAGTATCCATTGCAATTGACGTTGTAGGCCCAGCACACTTAAATTATTCATGGTGATAATGAATGTCAGACTGTTACGGTGGGGCACTTCTGTCAAATATCTGTTGACATATTCATGTAATCTATTCATGTTGAGACCATGCCTGATATATTCTGCATGTTTGATGTTGCCAGAATCCAAGCTGACATACTGCATGAAATGTTCTATCTGTATTGCACATAACTGTTTTACATAGTCCAAATATCGTTCAAACAACGCCTGGTCCACGCTGAAGTTGCTGGTGACATTTAAATGTAGATCTGGTTTTGGCATGGCCAACACATAATCAAATACCCGATAAGTGTTGCGGTCCATCAATGGTTCACCACCGGTCATTCTAAAGTGTCGCAGTTTGGGGTACAGTTCTGGCCACCATGACCAAAATGCCTCTACGTAAGGATTTTCATGACTGGCCGGGATTGGCCTATTACGACCAGTAAAATGACTAGGGTCGTTATGAATTGTTGTAGTTGGGTACCCTCCCCATCGATCCACTTCCGCTTGCCATGTTGAACTAAACTGCGGACTACAATAACTGCAAGCAAGGTTACAAGCATGATTAAAATTAACTTCCACATAACTGGGTACAACATCTTCATCTCCTCGAGAGTTTTTGATTGCTTCGTAGTGTTCTGCGGCCCACGGTTCTCCTGACCTATAATGTCTGTCGCTTAATTGATCATGTCGTTCTATGTTCCAACAGTAACTACACTCTGCAGGTTGTTCATTTTTCAACATGATGATGCGTTGCTGTTTCTTGTGTTCGGTGTTGTGTAATGCACTGGGATTGAGTTTTACAGCATCAGCATCTATGGCATGCAATGGTGGATGGTAACACGAATTATTGAGACCGGTGGGAAGATGTAGGCTCACTTGTTGCCATTTGGCCAAGCAGAGTGAGTTGCCAAGTTTTGCTTGCATCTCTTCGGCTGCTGACATGAATACGCTTTTATCCAACATAGGTCAATTTAGTTAGAAATTTTTTATTGATTAGCAAATTATAATTGTGTTCCAATATTTCTTGCATGTCTGCGTACATGGAACTTATTTCTTGCTGTGATTTAGATGCTATATTATCTATCGATTCTAATATCATTTTGTATTTTTGTTTTGGTTCATATCCATCGTAATCTTCGCTCCAATAGTCATTAAATGTTTTAAATCCCATTTGCCGTAGATGTATTAGAAAGCACTTTGGGCCCATTATAATAAATGGTTTTTTAAGCAATATTGGTCTTACTGTTTTTTCAGTAGCAAAAAAAGTTTTACCACTGGTGAATGTTTCTGCTACAATATCAATTAAAAACTCAGTGTATAATTTGCACAATTGGTCGGTGTGTTGCGTTGTTGTGGCTCCAACAGTATAGTCGTCAAATTCTTTCAGCAGTGCGGGAAATTTTTTATATGTTTGTATAAAGTTCTCAACCGATGCAGGATCTGTTTCAAACAAGGACTGTAGTTCAAAAAGTGTTCGACTGTCCTCATCATGTGGGTTGGCTCGAAAATTTACCATGCTGACTGTCCTGTGATTTGCATACAAGTGACTTGCAATACCAATTCGATGCCATATTGGTCGATTGTACAGAGCTCCAAACAGCTTAGAGTTATTCCATACATGATACTCTTTGTATTCTTTTTCAATCTGAAAAAATTTAAAGTAAGATTGAGCATTAACTATGTTATAGGTGTTATGAGATTCAAAAATGTTATTAGATAATATAGTCACTGATTTAAATTTAAATAAATCTAAAATTTTGTATACACCAATAGCATTGAGGCAACATCCTTCGCTATTAACTGACAACAGTATATCTTTCTCTTGATTGTTCACCAAGAACGACATTAACTCCGATTGATTCCATATAAAATTATCAGCTGGTATTATAACAAATTTCATTCGCGTATCATCAGTCCTTGGATTTTTTCTATCAATAAGTTTGCGTATATTTCATATGCTTCTGGGCTAGGGTGGGACTGATCGGTGACATCCCACATGTTGTTGTTTTCTGCAATATCAAGTAAAAATTGATCGACATACATATGGTTCATGTCAAGTTGATTAAACAAATGCCTATGTCTGTCAAATGTTTTAAATTTTCTACCAAAACAAAACAAATAAGGAATTGAGTTTGCTTTTAAATAACTTTGTAGGGAGATCATTTTTATTAATAAATGATATGTTTGCTCTGATGACCCAATATATTGATAATAATTTTCAAATACCTTGACTATATTTGGATCTCTGTCTTGATTAACAGCATATCCGCAACCAAAGATCCAATCTTTTTCTACATAATCTTGATCATTAATCGGATAAATTATTTTACCAGGCCAGTCATTCTGTTTGTATTGATAATTTGATGTAAATATTGTATTATTAAATAATTCAATATTTTGCACTTTATAATCAATACGTATAAAAGGTACCCACTGTACAATAACTAAATCGTATGTTCTTTGTGCTAACTCTGATATTGTTGTTTCGTGTAGATAAGTATTACCGGCACCAGCTTGTGATAGGTTTACAATATTACTATTAAATTTTTTTTGTATGGCGTACGGCCAGCTAGTGGGTCCACGACTAATCGAACCTCCATTAATAAGTAAATTCATTTATGTAAATCCTTTAATTAAACCACCACCGGCTCTATTTGTTAAATTTATCATTCTCTTGCCATGGGACCAGTATTTCTAAACTGCGATTTGTAATGATGTTTGAAGAATCTACTGGCATCAGCCGACATGTCTACAATAGGCAATCCCAAGCGTGTGCGTAAGGTTTCTCCCACACTGGCACATTGATCTGGGCCGTCTTGTTTAAAACTTTGCCATAATCTTGCCAATACATCAAAGTCTTGTACATCTCGATAGTTCCACTTTTCTATCATGGTCATGTATGTGCCAAGTCTTGCTCCGTATATTGCCCATGATCCGTTTTCGACATCGGCGCCCACAGTTTGCCAAATGCATAAATGATCATAGTTGCGATTGTGTACACGTCTTTCAAATTCGGGCATGTTGGGCCTTGCGCCACGATCCAAACACATCTTGACACCTTCGCGGAATCCAGCTCGCCATGCCTGTTCAGGTGTGGCATTGGGATAGGTAGTCGAATAACAATCGTGCATGGCCCAGTAATTAGGATAAAAACAAAACTCTACATCATTCTCTGCAGAACCATCCGTGGCTTCGTGGGTACGCATGTTGTATATAAATTCTCGAGTCCAACAGCTGACACCACCGTTGCCATACATCAATCCATTTATGTGATTTTTAGCCCGCCATCTAAATACACAGTCACGATTGGTATCGTCTAGCTCTAGTTGTAGATTAAAAAATTCAGGGTCAGGAATGTTGTCACCATCAATTAATACAAAGCGATCAGTGTCACTGGCCGCTGCCGCTGCCTTGTGTGCAGCATCCGATCCTTTGACTCCATCTACTCGCTTGGCCCAAGGCACCATGTTTTGTACTCTAATCCAATTGATTTCTCGATTGGGTTCATTGTAGGTTAAAAAGATGCAATCTAAATCTGCAACGTCAATGATTTCTGTGGTCATAATATTCTGTTTCCGAGTATGATTCGCCAGTCTCTATAATTAATCCAGCGTGATTTTTTACTGTTCGGTAGCCTGTATTGGATTTAGTTAATTTTACACTATAAATGCTGGCTTGGTCAATCTTTATTAATTGTCCTTTAACTATGCGATAATCAAAGTATCGTTCATATTTGTCTTTTGATACCACAACATAGTGGTTTGATTCAGGGTGGTCTGCCATACTACACATAACAATCTCGCCCAATTCATTGTAGTGCAATCTATATTCTATTTCAACTTTAGGAATGGGGATGATCAGGCTTTCAACTTGTGCCCAAAAATCACGTTCGTCTTGATTCATAATATTCCGTTAACTCTTGGGTGGCATAGGTTTTGTCATGGTAGTGTACTGGATGATATTGATTCAAGTTGTTGATACGTACAACATTGCCATCACGTTCATGCACCACTGTGTCCAACCAACTCTGTGTGTCGCTCCAGCCGTTGAAGCCTGACTTCATGTGTACAAAATTTATAAAGTCCATACTGGGCATAGTAACTGCATCTGTGCCCACTGTCAATGCGGCAATGGCATATATCACATCTGTGCTGGGAGTTTCTTCTGCACAGTTCTTCAATTGCTCTTGATACAGATCCCAACACTGTGAAATCAAACCAGCTGTGTTGAAAAAATCCGCTGCCTGTCTTGAATATCTAAAATACATCAAACCGTTGTACACATCGGGTAAATTATTTTCATCAAACAACTGTCGGTATTTTCTTACACCGGATAGTATGCCGCGATAATTTTTAGCACCAGTGCTGAGACAAACATCGCGTAATCTAAATGCTGTCCACCAGTGATCTATGCTTCGCGTAAACAACAGATCGCTTTCCAACTTGACAGTTTCTTTAAACGGAGTAAGAGCAAACACTTGATACTCGTTGGCAAATCTAGCAGTGGTGGTGTTGTGATCCACAGGTAAATCAATGATGTAATCAAACGTTTTGGTATGGCGATCTTCTACCAGAGCACGAGTTTCAGCGTCCACTATGACAGCATAACTGTTGTTCTTTTGCGTGGCTTTGACATTCAAGCACTGCAAGTAAGCCAGTTCTAGGTAATTCACTTCTTCAGTATTTTGTGCAAAGGTAACGAACCCTTGCGGTTCTTTATGCTGACTCAATTATTGCCTCTACCAGTTGTTGAAAATTATCGCTTTGTAAATATTCTTTATCCATCACGTGTATGCATTGCCGGGGTACAACTATTGCCGTGGCCTGATGATAAATTCTAATTTGCGAATTTATCATTGCCATCCGTTCTATCTTTTGATCAACAGTAAACATGCTCCAGGGTATGCCTTGCGATGCATTCACTGTGTACCCGTTCAATATTATATTGGCTATGGCAAAAGCATAATCATTTCTGTAACTTGTTTCGTGTATACTGTACAAACTTTTATAGTAGGAATAGTTTCTTTGCACACGACCAATTAAATCGAAAAACAATCGAGCACGTTCACTGCGTCTAAATAACGCCACAGTGGCCCAAACAAATGGCAAGGAATTCACTCCCATGGTGCTAGTGTCTATACCCTTTGCTGTTCGATTATCATGCATCAATTTGTAATCAAACTCCGTGGCCCACAGTTTCAATATGCTGTGGTCCAGTACTAGATAATCTGTATCCAGCAATACTGTTTCATCATAGGGCGATAGTTGGTATGCCAGGTATCTACCAAAGTTACGCCATTCCACTGGTTGATTGTTTAAGTCGTTGCGAACATTGCCACCGATGGTGTCGACTCTTATGATTTCATCGTATGCAAATTTGGGTTCAGCGGCGTGGTCAGTGATCAATGTGATGGGTAATTGTAAATGATGTGCAGTTAATCTACTAGTTTGATCTGCTATGGCAACATAATCAACTGTAGCTGTGTTAAATGCAAATACTACAACACCCTTAGATTTTTCTAAGTTGTTTAATTTCTGCATGTTGTTGGTGCCAGGTATTCATTGCTTGTTGATAGTGCTGTTCGCAAATAGTACGAAACTCATCGCGGTCAACTTCGATTGGATTATGATATGTATCTTCTATGTACAAGGTATCAGCACGATAAGTGGCAACAAATGCCAACAGTTCTTGTGTAACTTTAAATAATCCACCGTTGTATGCCACGTGCAAATCTGTTTGGATTTTTTCTCTCAGTATTGTTTTGTTAACGTGATAATCGGTGGCTCTGCGTATTTCGGCAGTGAGTTTTTCTAGTTCAGTCATATTGCTATTGTAACATTAAAAGCCAATCCAATCAACACTATTGGTTGATTGAATTAGGATATGGTGGGAGTGCCCCACACATTGGATAAATATGTGGATTCTGGGGGTGTGATGTCTACTCTACTGGTTATATTGAGACTTATTGTGTCGTCCCAAGTGTGGTCCGCTACTAAGTAACTAATATAAAAATAAACCTGGCTACCATTGGCTCCAGAGGTTGTATCGATGGTAGGAGTGTACAAGCCAATTGATGCAGCATCGGCAGTGTAGGCTGCTGTTGTGTCAGTTACAGATATAATATTTGTATTAGAAGTTCCTTGATTTCTGTATCCAAATGCAGTGTTATTGGTATTTAATGTAATACCCGAACCTGAACGTCCAGTATTGGTTGTGTTTCTCACTGTGACTCCGCCCAGTCCTGTGATTAATCTTGCCAGGCTTGAACTGGAACCTGATCCATTGCTGCTGTTGGTGCCCAGAACCAAAGTCAGCTGTCCGCCGGCATTGAAAAAGTATCTAGCAGCTTGAACACTGGAAAAAGTTACACCTCGACTAAAACCAGTATTAACACCTGTGGTACTTGAAACACCTAGAGTAAATGTTGATCCAGTCACTGTGGTTCCCTGTGTGGCATACAAAGCAGCATTGGTGTAAGTGGTGTTGATTTGAGTTGCCAAGGTACTCAGATAGTTGATGGTAGAGCCAGCAGTGGTGGCACTAATGCCCGATCCAACTCCACTTTGATGATTTCTCACGTTGTTTAATGTGTTGATCATCGTAGCCCACTGAGTAGCTGTCACTGTTCCGCTTTGACTAACAGTGGATAATGCAGTTTGACCATAGCCAACGGCTCCTGATCCTGTGCTCCAAACAGTGTTTAATTGGTTTGAGCCATTTAAAAAGTTATTATAATCCGAGGCTTCAATCAAGCCACCTTGTGCATACGACATTTTTATTCCTTACGAATTTAGTTTTACCACAGCTTCGATTGTGCCTGATCCCGAATCTAGTTTATCTTCCAATGCTCGCCCAATTACATTCCATGCGGTAATTTCATTACGTGCACCGGCTCTTGCCCTACCGTTTCCTGCTGAAACTAATCTATCACCTTTGCGTACAACACCGGTTACTTGAACAGGAACACGACCTTGTACTGCCACAGGAGGATGTGTTTCGTTTGACCCAGCTCCAGAATTCATTAAGTAAGCTGCTTTAGTACTTATGACTCCAAACACACTTTCACTTAATTCTTGATCAACTACTGTAATTTCTGCCGAGCCACCCAATGCCACCACTGTGCCCGCTGTCATGGGCTGATCTGCGGCAAAACGTTCAGCTAAGTCAGCGTATTGTGCGTGTATTGCTGTGCCATAAATGTTGTTCCACCAGGCTGTGGTTGAACCTAAATTGTATGTTAAATTAGCTGTAGGAGTTATGTTGCCTGCGGTGGTAACTGTGGTAAATGCACCCGCGGCCGGAGTTGCATTGCCAACAATACCATTGAAACTGCCACTGGTTAAAGTTGTAAATGCTCCTGTGCTGGGCACAGCATTGCCAATTGGGGTGGAGTTGATGGCTGCAAAACTAGCAACTCCGCTGTTGCTGACAGTGGCAATGGGCGAACCATTTAAAGTTGCGGTGCCGGTTATTGCCAACCCTTGTCCAGAAATACTACCTCCAATGGTAACATTATTGGCTATGGTAAATCCTGGTGCTATTGTAGTTTGACCCAATACTGGCGTTGACACAGTGAATGAGGTTGACTCTGTACTAACCACTGCAGCAAGTTTGTTGTTGACCACAAGGTTACCCACATTGTGTATTGCTGAAAGTGGGTCTGTTAATTGATTGTTTACAAATTGTGTCACAGCTGAACCTGGAGGAATAGCCGGGCCGATGGTAATCCAGGCAGTTCCGCTGTAAACATTTAATGTACTGGCAGTGGTATTCCACCAAAGATCTCCGGCTATGGCATTACTTGGACTGGTGCTACCCGGAGCAGAATGTGCTATTTCTTTCCAAGCTGTGCCATTATAAACTTTTAACACAGCGTTTGAAGTATCCCACCAAATTTGTCCAGTGGTTGGGCTAACAGGTGCAGTACTGTAGGCAAAATTTTCCAATAATTTTATGAAATTTTCGTTTAGGTAAAATCCATAACTGGCTTTGTTTTTTCCAATTAAATTGACACTGGCCACAGCAGCGTTGGCATCGATGTCTGGTCCGTTGGCTACACCATCAGCTAAATTTATTAAAGTAGATCCGTTTGTTTTTGTTAAGCTATACGCCATAGAAAATTTCCATATTAATGTTATTTACCACGAGAACGACACATAACCATTACCACCCGAGGCAGCTGTTGGGCCTCCGTTGTAATTAGTGCCGGTGTTCAATGCCGCCAAAGTATTCCATAATTCTGATCCGCTTGGGTTTACGATTTGTGCTGATATTGCTGCTGGTCCGCCGTAGTTTGTACCAGTTACAGTTATAGTGTGAGATCCAGCAGAAACATAAACTGAAGCACTATCTACTCCTCCCCAACTAGAGGGGTTGTCTAATACCTCCGTGCCATCAATGCTAATAAAACCAGCATTATCAATACTTATATTAAATGTATAGTTGCCCGAGGTCGGGAAGTTTAAAGTGGTACTGTAACTCACTGTAGCGACATCGTATGGTCCGCCGATCCAAATGCCATAAGTAGATATAAAACTATTCCAAACACCAGCTTCTTGTCCTGTAGCATACCATCCGCTGTCACCACTTTGACCTGACTGACTCCATCCACCTAATACTATATCAGCACCGTCACTGCCCGAATAAGCACCGTTGTCTCCGCCTACCAGTCCGCCACCGGACCCACCGTTTGATCCGCCTCCACCTCCGCCTCCGCCTCCACCGTCACCGGGATAGTCTTGTCCTGCACCACCAGCAGTACTGCCACTGGAACTGTAGCCCGATCTTCCTCGTCCGGCACTGTGCCAGCCACCGCCACCACCACCACCACCTCCACCGGCTACTGCCATAGGTGATCCATTTTTTAATATAACTGTGGCGCCACCTCCGCCACCACCACCGCCCGATACTCCACCTGAGCCGGCATTACCGCCTCGCCCGCCATCGTATGTACCATTGCCCCATCCGCCGGGCCCACTGCCTACAGGAGATTGATTGCTGGAGTATCCACCCGAGCCACCACCACCAATGTAAAATGTTAAGGTATCCCCGGGTACCACATTAAGTGGCCCAGAGATTAAATGTCCAGTAAAGCCAGCATGCCCGGGACTAGCGTCATTACCTCCACCACCGCCACCGCCGCCCAGGGCTGTAACATTGATGCTTAGTACTCCCGCAGGTACAGTCCAAGTGTAGGTGCCAACTGTAGTAAAATTTTCACTGCCATGAGCAGCCAATACGTTGAGTGTCACTGGAACTGTGTATGTGTTTTTGCTACGTGCATTACTATTAACAACAAATTGATCTTGATATGTGCCGGCTTTCAAATTGGCCAGTGTGATAGCTCTGCTGACGGAATTGCCAGAGAATGTAGTAAAATTGGCACCAATGTTGCCAACAAAATTAGCAACTTGTGTATAAGTGCCAGAAGTGATGCCGGACACCACAAGATTGGCACCAGTGCCAGAATTGGTAATGGTCAATGTGTCCGAACTGGTGGTTCCTTGATAGTAAGTGTATCCGTTATTAGCTGGTCCAGGCACTGTTGTGATGTCGCTGTAGCCGGCCAGCACTGTGGTGGTAATGGGTATCACTGTTTGATTGCCAGGCCAATAGGCAACATTACCGTCTGAGCCAAAGTATCCAGTGTCATTGACAAAGGTAATGTTGCCTGTGCTGGTGCCCACGGCTTTGCCATAAACATTAGCAACAACAGATCCAGTGCCACCTGTATCTATGGTGTAGGGTACACCACTATTCATGCCTGACAGGTTCACTGTGGTTATGGTTTTTACACCATCGTAGGCAATTACATTGGCAATAGTTAAAGCCCTATCGCCAATATTTGTAAAATTTATAGTTTGAAAAGCCGGACGCCAGTTCTGATATACTTCAACTGTGAATGATGTGGGGGTGGCAGTATTGACACCGGCCGGTGTGGGATAAACTCTTTCCCACACTCCATCCGAGCGTTTAGTCCACGCTGTTTTTACTGCGATCCAAGTACCCGCAGAGTTTTTATACCAAAGACTCTTTATGGGTTTCCATGCGGAACCTTGTTTGATTCTAGTTAGGCCGTATGGTAGATAGGTCATAGTTTAGATTTGAAACCAAAAATCTCCCACACTACCATCTAATACAGTGGGAGTCACTGTGCTGACAAATTGATGACTGCCTTGCCACAGTGCCTGTGTACTGGCCGCAATGGCCGCTTGTGTAAATGCTGTTGTTGCAATTCTAGTGGTGTTGTCTGTAGCTACAGGTGTAGTCGAGTTGGGAGTACCTGTTAGTGTTGCACTGGCTATGGGTGCCAATGGAGTAGTTGCTGTGACTATGCTGGTGTCAACATAATTTTTTGTTGCAACACCTGTGTTAGAGATGGGATCTCCTGCCACTGTTACTAACCCAGTTGCACCATCAATCGTTACAGTTGGTGTAGTAATTCCACTAACATTGTTGTATAAAGTGATATTGGCACCTAGTACAGGATTGCCGATGGAAGCTGCACCGCCCGGGGCTGATTTAAATGTAAAGTTTCCGCCACCGATTGATATGTTGGCCGCAAAGGAGGAAGTGATGTCAGTTCTTGCATAGTTGGTAGCAACAATGTTGCCCAAGTTTTGACTGTTAGTGGCTGTACCAATGAAAATGCCTGAAAGGGCAGTGCTCATGTTGATACCTGTTTGTATTGTAGCAAATCCTGTCAAGGCTGACAGTGGAGTAAAAGCTGCATCGTTGCTAATAATACTGGTTATCACACCATTGATATACATTTTAATCACAGTGTGACTGATATTGCCGGTATCTATTATGTGATCAACAATGGCACCAGAAACGCCATCCACTTGACTGTAACCAGGACCAATTGTAGTCCAAGTGCTGCCGTTGAACATTTTAAGTTGATAATTTACCGTGTCCCACCATTCAGCACCAATGACTGTTGAAGTGGGTTGTGTGTCTGACACAGTTAGTGGACTCACTGCTGTCCATGTGTTGCCCGAATATACCTTTAAGAAACTAGTGGATGTATCGTACCATATTTCTCCTGTCAAAGGATTTAACGGTGGAGTATCATAGGCAAAATTTTGTAATAATTTTATAAAATTTTCATTTTGTATCAAACCGTATGTGGCATAATTTTTACCAATCAAATTGATGTCAGTTTTATTTAATCCGGGGTTGACATCAGGTCCGTCGGCTGTGCCGTCGGGTAACTGTAATATTATTGTTCCATCTGTTTGGGTAATAGTATAGCTCATGTTTTATCCTAGCTTAAATTAGTTAAAGTTTGGATTCTCACTGTGTAATCAACTTGAATCAATCTGTTCAATGCTTTTTGTACTGGATGGAAAATCACATGCGTCAACAAGGGTCCAGCATCAGATGTAAATGTTCCACTGCCCGATACATCTGTTGTTCCAGCGGGATCTCTGCCTACAAGGCCCAATTCATCAAATGTGTATGTATCTGCCAGGGTTTGACTGTTGTCAAATGCACTTTGGCCAGCAGGCTCACCGTAGTCTAGCAAGCAACTCACCAATATATCAGTGTAAACTGTGCCGGGCACATGACGAATTTGTATGTAGTTTCTTGTGGGGTCTAGATTGGCACTGGTTGTGTCATCAACAATTTTACTATAAGTGGGATTGTACAAGTTACTGTTTTGAGTAGTGGTGTTGGGTGGCAAATAAGTAATAACTCCGGTTGGATCTATACTGGATCCACCGTTGCCAAATCGCATTTCATAGATGAAATTACCGTTTGTTCCATTTTTATTGGACAAACAGTAGGCAATGGCTTGACTGATGTTTTCGTAGTGTATGGCATTTGATTTATCCACCAAAACTTCTTTGGTTTCTGGATCAGAAATTTTGATATGTCCACGAACATATATTCCGCCTACATCGTCGGGTTGACGTTCTGGCTGTGTAGTTTTGGGTTGTTGAGTAGTGTGTGTCATAAGGTACCTAATTATATCTATATATTTATTGTGTTTTATCACCACGAAACTGTAAATGGCACACGTTGTCTCAAATTCCAACGGTCTACGTGATAACCTTCACTGTTTTGCGGATCTCCAATGGAGACTTGAAAATAATAACTGTCTCCACTGAGATAAGGAGTCCCGCCACCACTGATGGTGCCTCTACCGCTGTAGTAGCTGTTATACACCTGTAAATCTCCTTGGCATACCTCCAATAGAACTGGAGTTAATGATAGATTTTTGCCCAGTGTGCCATGATTGCTTTCGGCATTTATTTGAAAACTCTGGGCTCCGGCACAACTGGTGGTTATTACCAACACAGCATCGACATTACCACTGCGAGAATAAACCTGTGTGTCAAACACCGGAGCTGTTATACCACCAAATGTACTGGCGCTGCCAAAGTCAGCTATGTTGTAAGCAAAGGCATCACCCGGTGTCACTGAGAAACCTTGTGATACGATTCCACCAGCAGTGGGATAGGACACTGTTAGGCTATATATTCCTGACGGAACAGTAAATGTACCCGAACCTGAGTTAAGAAATTGACTGCCGTGAACAGGATAAGTAAGTAGCCAATTGCCATTGGAATTCACGTAAACCTCGCGAACTGTATTCCATCCGCCATTGGCACGAACAAAAATCTCTTTAGGTTCTGTCCAGACACCAGAATTACGCACATAGACTTGTGGCATTGATTAAATCCTGTACCAGATATCACCATCACTACCGCCCGACGGTGTTCCCGAACTTATGACTCGTGCCCCATAACCGTTGTAGCCGCTGGCAAGAGAAATTGTCACAGCACCTGTTGCGGCACTAACAGCAACTCCCGACCCGCCGTTGACTCCGGTTACACCTGTGTTGGTTATTGTAACCGCACCCGACACTGTGGCAACACTTAGCCCTCCGCCACTGGTAACACTAAGTATTCCAGAATTATTTAAAGTTACTGAACCAGTTGGTCCGGCAACAGTTCCGCCACCACTCATGCCTGTACCTGCTGTCACAGTGACCGACGTTAATACACGATTGCTGTTGTCGTACACAGTTGTAGACGCTACGTTAGCAGCAGAAATATTAGTAACATTCAGTTGACTGGGTATACTTAGAGTCAATGCCCCAACATTGCCGCCGGTGACTGTGATTTGATTGGCGGTGCCTGCTAAATTAGTAACTGCTGATGCAGTTAAATTTAATGCAGTATTGCCAGCATAGGTTATTAGTCCTTTGGCGTTTACTGTTAAATTTGGAATTTGATATATTCCACTGGCAGTTCCTCCCCAAGTACCGGGGTAACTGTTTACGGTGTTTAATACAGCAGTAATATTACCAATGTTGCCAGTGAGCGACATGTCGCTGCCGGATCGTGTATTCAATGCAGTTGTGACAGTGACACCATTGGTGGTTGCATCTGCTAGGGCACTTCTGGCTGTGTACAAATTTGCTACAAGGGTCGTACTGGCAACGGCCAGTGGAGCTGTTCCAGTGGCAAGGGTGCTGACTATTTGCCCTGTGGTGCTGACCCCAGTCAATACACCCAATGTAGCAATATTGGGTTGTGTAGCAGTGGTCAAAGTTCCACCAATGGTGCCGGCAACCGTCAAGTTTGGCAAGGTGGTCATGTAGGTTTTTAGCGATAACCCAGTGATTTTTTGGGTTACAGCAGCGTTGTCCACCGGCAGATATGTGGCATCTGTCATTGTGGTGCTTAGTGGTAGTGCGGTGATGGTTATTGTTGCCATATTATTTCATTTCTCTATTGTTATATTTATTGCATTAATACCCTCTAATAAACACAGCTTGAGTTGTGTTACTGCCAGCCAATCCTGTGCCATCCACTGTGTCGTAGGAAATACCCACAGTTTTGGCAGTTAAATTGGCACCATTTCTGTAAACATAGGTGTTGGCCAAGATATTGGACGAGAAAGCTCCAGTTGCATTGGCGGCCCATATTGTAACAGTGATTCCGGTGCTGTTGGCTGCTACCACACCCGATGCACCTGTTGCCAATTGGGCAATGGTATTTCCCACAGTCACAGTGGCATTTGTGTTCAATGTTAGATATTCTAGTAGATCCTGCGGGTACGAAGTTATGTTATTGGAAATGTTGTCCACTATATCATTGGATAAGTTATCATCTAATATTGATACATTGGCAGATACTTTTAAGTTTAACCAACTGCCAAGATGCACATTGGCACCACGTGTGGTACTGGTTGGTATCAGCTGATTTACAGATGATTCAACCACTGCTGTTCCTGCTGGATGAACTACAGGTGCTCCGGTGCCATCTACCCCTCGACGTAGCTGTCCCAATACATTGTTAACTCTATCAATTGTATAGTAAGTAATTTTTTCGCCGTTGACATAAATTACACCCGGTTGTGTATACTGTGGCAACGGTGTAGCCAATCCAGCGGTACTGGTTACATATACATTACTGTCAGTGATGTTTAAATTTGCCGACAGTGCAGTGGTATTGGCTGAGAAAATAGCGTAGTACTGAGGCCAATACTGTGTGCTGACACTGGCCGCATTGGCCGACATGTTGTGAACCACACGATAACCCACATTGGCATTCCCAGTTTGTGTATACACCATCATGTTTAAACTGTCAAATGTCACTCCTGGTATCAATTCCTCAGGAGCATGACTGCTATAAGTGTCGTAGTATCCACCGCCATCAACGTTGATATCTTCGGCACGGGTGCCGAGTGCAGAGTCACGATAAAAACTTTGTATGTTGGTGTCTAAGTAGGCAGGATCGTTGTAATCATAATACACAATACTGATGTTGGCACCCAATGCGATATTGGCCATTGCACCCACCAGGAACATTGATCCAGTTGTGACATTTAATATTGTGACATTGCTTCTCAACCCGGTGTCAAGATTAACAATAGATATGGGCAATGTTGGTTGTAGCCCGTAGGTAGTAAAATCAAGCACGGCCACGTTAGAACTGTACAGTGTTGAAGTGTTACTGTAAAAATACAGTATGTTAGATGCGATATTTGAAGTTGTGGCTCCAAATTTTACGCCTTGCACTTGTACACCTGGATATTCTATGCCCGACATCAACTGTGCCAAATCTAAACCCGGCATACCCGATCCAGGTTGATAAGCAGCAGTAATGCGATCACTGGCATTGCTTAAATTAGCAGTTGACAATAATGAATATTTTCCATAATCAAATATATTTGTAACTGCCACAGGACTGGCTACAGAAGTGATGCCGTTGATTGCAATATTACCGGTGCGTCGTAAAAAATTACCAGTTAAATTGGCCACTGTGATTAAACTGTTGCTGGCAATTGAAACAATTCTAGCATTGGCACTGACATTGTTACCTTGTGTTACATAGTCACCCACTGTGGCTGAAATATTACTGCTTAATTTAAGTGTAGCACTGCTGTATACTGTGGAGTTGGCTTGGTATGCACTGCCTTGATAACTCACACGCGAATTGGCCGACACTGTGACGTTGGGTTGCCATGCTGATATATTGCTGGTATAAGTGGTTCTATCAAATTTCACATGTGTAGTAAATGTTCTAACTTTGTTGTAGCTTTGATCCTCAAATGCAGTATAAGAACCAACAGGTGTCACTGTGGAAACAGTATAATACGCAGGCTTAATATTGAGGTTTGACCCGTTTCTATATAGATATGCGTTACCAACAAAAGTTCCTGAATAATTCCACAGTGATACAACATTTCCTGTGGTATTGTAGTATACTTCTGCCTGTGCACCACTGCCCGGTTGATTAATAATATTGCCTGTGTAGGCAACGAGATTGCCGGTCAATTTCATTGACACTGTGGCTACACCTGGACGTATTGATAAATTACTGGAGTCGCTGAACAACCATTGGTTGCTGACAAATGTACCAACAACATCTTTTAAAGTAATAATGTTGCCTGTTGAAGCTGAGTAAGCAACTCCTGATGCACCTGTGTTGGGTTGAGTAACAATGTTGCCAACATAAATCACAGCGTTGCCCACAGTGGTTATAGTCTGCACAGGTACACTGGTAATGAACTGCTCTGACACCAATTTTGGATATCCAGCAGCATTTACACCTGACCCATTGATCTGTATGGTAGGAGTAGAAGTATAGCCTGATCCTGAATCAACTACGTCAAATCTAGCAATGGTATTGCTGGCCACGTCAAGAACTGCTTGTATATTGGCGCCTGTGCCGCCACCGCCTGTCACTGTGATTGTAGGAGTTGTATAGTAGTTGGCACCTGAGTTGCTCACAGTGACAGTGTTGATGCTGTAACTGTGATTGTTGTTCCATTGACTGTACTGCGGCAATGTGGCTAAACTGTAAGCATCTGACGGCAAACTACCATCAGGACTACGATAAGCATTGATATTGGCAATATAAGTTGCTGGGATATCAAAGTCTGTAATATCGCCAGTGAAATCATCGGTACCTTGATAGTTGATCAAGTATTCACGTATGCTGGTTCTATACGGCTTAACTTCGTTGATATAATTCTCGTAGTATGTTTGGTTGTCTTGAATATACGCAGGGAACTGTTCTAATTTTTTCAGCTGATGCAACACTGTGACAAAGCTGGTTTTAAATACCCAATCTACAGATTTTTGTTCGGTTAGTACATAGTTAATCAAATAAAAGAACAGACCATTGAAATTACCAATTAGTGTATCAACAAAAATACTGTCACGTATGGTTTCAAATAGTATTCTGATTTCATTAGCAGCCACATCAGTGGTGTACAATGTACTGTTGTATTGAATGGTACCGTTTTCAAGTCCCACCAAGTCCCAGGCAGAACCGTTGTAACGATACACAGCAAATTCACCGTTACCTCTGTTGGCTACTTGAGCAGTGTCATTTGCCGAGGCTGTCAATGTGGCTAGATCAGCGTAGGTGTTGGCCAAATATTTTACAGTGTCGCTGGAGTTGTAGGTACTGTCGTACCAGTCAGCAAAACTCCAGTAAAACGGAGTGTAGTAACTTTGAGTACGCACCGTGCTCCACGCTGTACCTGTCCATGTATGCACAGTCCAAAGTCCGTTTTGTGTTTCGTTATTGATCACCAGCACAGTATAATTTGATAATGTTGTTGCTGTGTTGATGTAATCTAGTTCTGCCCGAGTAGCAATAGCAAGATCATACTCAGTATCTGCAGGTTGAGCTTCTGCACTGTATAAATTGTTGATGTTGCGTTGCTCTACAATGGGATATTGTATCATTACGTTATTGACATATTCAACAAAGTTTTTCAACGCTGTCATTCTGTCAACAAATACAGTTTGAGTAAAGTCTAACCCAATTCTTGTTTGTGGTGTTAATGTTGCGTCTGGGATTGTGTTGCCATACTGGTCCACTCCAGCCAAACTGTCAATTATTTTTTCAACAATCCTGGTGGGAATCAAACTGTTGCTGTTGCCTTCTTGAACCAATTGCCACTCGTTATGCATGATATTGTTGTTAATTAATGCATCTGTGTCAGCATGGAATACCACTGTGTTGCCAGCACCAGTTAAATAATCGCCTATGTTGTAAAGACTTACAGCATCATTGCGTAGTACGGCAGCATAGGGAACCGATTGAGCAGTGGGGTTGGCAATAATTTCTTGTAAAATTTTAACACTGTTTCTTCTTGTTGAATTTGTTGGCACTGTGGTTTTATCTTTAACCCAGAAGTAATATCTGGTGCGTACAACTTTGGTTGCTTGGTCTACATAGTTTTCTTCTACATAAGATTGAAATTCTGTATAAAGCGGTTGGCCACTGCCGGTGTATTGGTCGGGCGGAACAGAACTTGCCACCCACTCACACACTTGAACAGTGCTGCCCGGGAACATTTCGCCCCAGTGGTTAGCACGATAAGTTAAGTTGCCCTGCTCATAATCTACATAACGAACCAGGCTGGTATCCCACCAAGTTTTCCCAACTTGTGCAGATCCCCAATGGAAGTCTGGACTGGCTCCGCCCAAGGGACCGGCTTCGGGGCCACCACCGGCATTGTAAATGGCCGGATCATACGAAGTAATGTAATCTAAATCTTGTTCAGCAATACCTAGTACCTTGCCTTTGGCCGGATCAATATGATCAAAGTTTGTCAACAAGGTATCAGTAACGTTATTGTATAGATACATTCTAGTAATGCTGCTGATGTCAACTTGTGGTTGCTCACTGCCGATAATATCCCAGCCCACGTTGCCGCTGATGTTTTTGTATGTGTAGTATGTACCGGCATTGGGAATACTGGTCAATGCTTGACTCACAGAGTCAGTCGTTAAGTGGTTACTATCGCCGGGAGCCCCGACTAATAATATGTTGGCATTCAATGCCAGACTACTGCCCAATTGATCATTAGAGCTTACTGCGTTGTTTTGTAATTGTTGCACCAACACGTATTGATCCAGTGTGGTTGATGTCAATGAACCTTCAACTAAACCATAAATGTATACCACTCCCGAACCCTGTAGCATATCGCTGAATGACGTAGCATCTGCATCAAAGCGAGTCAGCAATTGATCAAAAGTCATTGCGTTGTTGGTTTGGCCTCTGTTGGCACTGACTATTAAATTGTTGCTGTCCGCACTGGATGTAAGTTGACTACCAAAAGCGTTGACATCAGCTGAGCCTGGATGTTTGATAGATTGCACATTGGTATAAACATCTAGCCCAATGTTGGCCAATGCTGTTCCTGTACCTGGTGTAATTAATAATTTCTTGTATGGTACTGCTACGTTGCTGGTCAATGTCAATAATCCATAATCTTGTGCTGTTGCTGTGATGCCCGGTATGTTGGCTGAATTGATGTTGGCCACAATGGATTGTAAATTGCCCACTAAACTGCCACCAACATTGGCACCAAACGTCACTAACTGTCCATTGATATACAAGTTATGACCCACTGTGACCACTGGATCGTATACTGTGCCTGCCACAGTGCCGTAATTGGCACCGTAGTTGGCAAATCTATAAACAACACCACTGTGGTAACCCACTTCGCTGTAACCGGGACTTGATGCATACACATCTGCGTCATTGCCGGATATGTGTGCCACTGTTCCAAATTGATTTCCGCTGCCAGGAACAGTTTCTGTTAATTTTTTTACTAATTGTATTTTATTAGTATCGATGGTGATAGTGGTTCCCACTGTGGGTGTTGCTGTAAATGTCACAGCACTGCTGTTGCTGGTGTATCCAGTGGTTACAACATTGCCATTGACTGTGACCAATAAAGTATTAGCGGAAATAGCATACTGTGGGTAATATGCTGTGTTGCCTGAGGCAATAAATGATTCTTGACTGCGGTTAAACGTATAAACTGCACCAGCAGATGATACTCCTGCGATGCTTTCACCTGGAGCTCCAATGGCAGTATAGTCACCTTCGCTTGTGGTGCTGACTACATAACCAAATCGTGATGATACAGCATTGCCTGTGCTGACATAGCTGTTGCCCACAATGGTGTTGGCAAGGCTGTAGTAACTGGTTGTATTGGCATGATATACATAAACATTGCCTGCACCAGGAGCCCCAACATATAACCAAGTACCATCATCGCTGGCACTTACACTGTAACCAAATTGATCTCCAGTATTACCAGTGAATGGGCTTGATAATGTTTGTGATAAAGTAAAGAAGTCATTAATATATGCGCCATAAGTGGCAGGGTTTGCTAGAATATAAGGGTGTAAAGTACCGGTAATCCAAGAAATCTGACCTGGGTTTGTGTTGACTCCGCCTATCCATTGATTGTATGCCAATGCATCCAATGGAGATACTGTGCCGGAATTATTAACATCTGCCAGTGGTCTTCCGCCAACTGTTGTTGTTTTAAATAAAGTCTTTCCAGGTTCAACGTCAACCGACGCTTGCAGGATAGCGGTAGCAACAGCAGTAGTGTTTACAGTGGGAGTACCAGTGTCAGTAGCATTAAATTTATGGATATGTGTTCTACCATACTCTGTGCTGCCGTTGCCAGGATTTCCTACATATAATAAATTACCCGAACTGTGTAGACTGGCGCCAAACAAACTTGCACTATTACTTGGCGGTGCACCAAGATTGGCCACCATGGTAAAGTTGTAACCATTGGTGACATTGGATACAAATGCAATTACATTGCCCATACCTAAATTAGGTAAACTGGCCGCTGCAAATGTTCCTGCCTGATTTATAGTCGACACTGTGCCGAATCCAGAATTACTGATGTAACTGTTGGCATCCAACTGCATACTCAAGGGACTGGTCACCACGCTGGCATTGGCAGTGGTCCACGGGCTGGACTTGTTGTATACCAACCAACCTGGTGTATTTTGATCTGCATCAACCCATAACTTATCGCCATCCAGCCATTGATTTAAAGGAGTAATGGCGTTTAAATCTGTAGGTGATTTTATTCTCACTGTTTGTAATCGATAAACTACCCCCAGTCCGGTGATGGTTCCTGCAGACTTCAGCACAGGATAACTGTTGACATCAATTATTAGATTGAAATTATAATTATCAACCACAGAAGACACTTGATAAAAACCATCAACTCTTCCGTCAAATCCTTTGATCACAACATAGTCGCCACGACCAAAGCCATGTGCCCGATTTGTAGTTGCAGTGATGGTGTAATCAACATTGTAAAAAACTGAATTTATTAGAACATTGGTTTCGTTTACACGATACACTGCCCAGCTGGAGCTGACGTTGTCCTGTGCGGCCCAAATTTTGTAGCCCGGGGCTACATTGGCCATTTGCGAATTAAGTTGTCCATATGCTTGTATGTTGAATATCTGTGTGTCCACATCTGCCACGCTGACATAACCGGCAGTTAATATATCGTTTTCATAAAAACTTGCGTCATCTCTATCTTTAAAGATTGTTGGAGAATACCCAATGCTGGACCGGTATATATTGTCGGGATACACTGACACAATGTTGTCTGTGGCTGTGGTGCCGTTGTTTAAAAAATTAAACACAGCAGGTTCGCCTTTGAACACGCCTTCGCTGAGTATTAATTCAACATATCTATTGTTGTTTGTTGCACCGTACTCGCCCACACGCATGGCCCAATCTTCATACAAATTGATTGTGCTGCTTACGCCATTGAAACCTGCCGCTGTAAATGCTGATATAGAATTTAATGTGCCTTTTTGTCTAATGAACCCTTGATAAAATTTAGCCTGTGTGGGTATATCAATACCAAAGTTTGTCAAGTATTGTCTAGGTGTGAATCCTATTTCGTTACCAACAAAGTTAGCGAAGTCGCCTTGCAATTCTGGGTCATTGAAATTGTTATATCTCAGTGACTTGCCGGCATTGTAACTAAAGTTTGGTAGTAGTCCTGTTTGTATTTGATTCTTGTTGAGACGTTTCCATTGTGAAGGAGAAAATGTGTTGGTGGCTGTTAAATTTTGTGTGTTGGTATAATAAACATCTTTGTATGTAACCAAACTGCCCAACAAGTAATCAACTCCCGGTTGCCATACATCTACTGTGCTACTGTTGTAAACAAATCCTGGAGGATTTAATGCACCAGTCCACGATCCAGTTTTTTGCCCTATCAATTTTAATCTGTACTGTCTGTTACCCAAACTAGGTACATAGATCACATCGTTGAACACCGTGACGTTGTCAAAAATTACTACATGTTCATATTCCACTATGTCCAACACAGCCAAAGCAATGGTACGGCCAGATACAGCAGTCAATGTAAACACATTATCTGTTCTTGTCACTGTGAGTTCGTTGTACTTGATAAAATTAAATTCAGGGTCTAAGATTCTAGACTGCAATGGTGCATTTTCTATCTTATCAACCACTCCTGACGTGCTGTTCACAGTCAAGTGATTCAGCACAGGACTTAATATCATAACAGTGCCCACTGCCCAGCCCTGCTGGCTCCAGGCTAAAAATTCTTGAACACTGAGTTTAAAATCTCTTTGTGTTTCTAAGTTGGGATCTTTATCAGCAAGAACAAATCCACTGCCAATTAAGTATCTTTCATAACTGATTAAGAAATCCACCACTTGTTGTTTATTGGTAAACTCAAATCCATAAGGCACTGTGATCTTGTATTTTTGATAATCTTGATACACTATGCCGGTGTCGTTCAACACTGTTACGGGATAAGCATTGTTATTGGCCAAACTGGGAATAATAGTAAAGTAAGGATTACTGGTGTCGTAACCACTCACCGTATAACCGTTTTCGCTTTTTTCTACTATAACTGCACTGTAGGCAACTGTTTTAACTGGAGTTGATTTATACAATTCCAGTGTGTAGTTTTCTGCTGGTATTACCACACTGTTGGTGGTACTGGTGGGACTTGCTTGTTCCGCCAATACTTGTAAAAATGATTTATCACTGTATCCGGCCATTTTATAAGCCAATTGCACAGTGACCGAGTCCAAGTATCCAGAAATTTTGTCGACCGGTTCTATTCCCTGTCCACGTAAATATTCAGCTATCCAGTTTATGTAACCGGCCACTCGACGAATGCTGGTGCCAGAGCTTTGGCCATTAATACGAATTGCCCCCGGAGTTATGCGTTGCAAACTGTCACTCAATACATATTGATCCAGCATGGTATCTTTGTAATATCTAGTGACATCCATCAAGGTACCAAAGAAATATCCTGGTCTTGCCAGTGCAATGGCTTCTTGCACAGCATAAGGATAATCGCTACTGCGACGCCAAGCTGTTTCTACTGGACCTTGTTGTCCCACTGCATAACTGCCATTGGCTTGGTTACTGTTGAAAGACTTTACTAAAAATTGTGCAGGATTGCGTAAATTGCCGTTTTCGTCTACAGGGATAATACTCAACAATCCCGGACGTGCAAATCTTGCATCAGTATAACTGTCACCGTTGTTCCAAACATAGCCAACTTCTAAGTCGCCCCATAATACTAAATTTCCACCGGTGTAGGGTGCAACACCATAACGTGTTTCCCACCAAAGGGGTTGTTCGCTAAAGCCCAACATTTCCCACGGTGCTGTGTTAGGGGCTACAGTGTCGTAAAAATATTGATAAATGGCACGCCAAGTTCCCGGCAAGGCTTCTCCGTTGACTGTGTCAAAGAATCTGCTGAAGTTCCAAGTGAATGGATCGTCTCCAACAAAATACGTATTACTGGTAAAGTCAACTCTATTGGCACCAACCCATTGCAAAAAGCTTCTGCTTAATAATCTTGTAAACTCTGCATTGGTGTAATCTGTTGTACGAAATTTTCCCGGAACTGTGTCATAGATGTTGTTACTGACCACAGTGGCATCAATTTTGATATTGTTGTAAATACGCAATTCAAATTCCAACAGCAATTGATCTCTGAAATCGTTAAATGCTGGTGTTATACTGCCGTCATGTCCTTGTATTACATTGATAGGATCGACATAAGTTTCATCTAAATAAATTTTAGGAGTAAATTTAGGATACAATCCTAATTTAGTCGGAGTTTCAGGAATATAATTTCCGTCAGTGTCACTGTACTCGTTGATTGTAATTACATCGTCCACAGCCAATGAGATTTTAAACGTAATACCGGCACGTGTGGTATCAAACACATAGTCTTGACCTTTGGTCAATTGCACATTGTTGACATATACCAGTACCGATTGATTGCTCAACTCAGTATCAACAAAAATGTTTGTTATTTCGTAATCTATCTGTTCAGCATCAATCACTGTGTAAGTAATAGTATTTTTTAACGGACCATATGGAACCATGTCACTATAATACCACGGGAACGAGCTGTTCTTAACACTGTTAATAGTCAACAATATAGAGTCCAACATGCCTGGAATGTCGTTGGTGTCAATGGTTTTTAATTTAACAGCCGATTCAAGTATTTTGTTTTTAATTCTGCCGTAATTGTGTCTGGCCAGTTCTAAGCCTTTTAAGAAATTAATTTCGGGATCAACTAAAAATAATTCACTGTACAACACTGGGCTGGCGTTTTGTAAAATATTTCCGCCTTGAGCTTTGATGGGTCTATCTCTGAGATTATTAGCACCAAATGCTGAACCTGTGACTTGATTGCTGTTGGACACCAATGTTACCAAGTGGTTACGCAACTGTCCCAAAGTTAAACTAGAAAAATTAGTGTTTTCAGTGTTGAAGTTTAGGTTATCCGGAACTTGATAATAACCCAAGGCACTGACTGTTTTGCTGTAAATCAAAATATCTATTTTATCGTCAATGGCCAAGGTGGAGTCTGTTATTTTTACATACAGTTTAACACCGGCTGATACTGTTTGAAATTGTGCAGTGGTCAATTCGACAAAGTTTTTAAAAACTTTAAAATAAGGTATTGTGGTTCTAGCTTCAGGTCGTATGTCAATTTCAAAATAACGATTTACACCATCATACACTCCACTTATCAGCTGATACTGACGGCTGGGTTCAGTAACTTTGGCCCACGAATTTCTTGCGGCACTGGCAACAAGTCCAGAATTTTTTCTTAGTGTGCCCGCAGAATGAATATTTTCTGTTTGTGTGGCAGAGGCGGCTGTGTATGAAAATACATCTGTATCAAAATTGTTATTGAACTGTATATCACCAACTTGATTAAATGTTCTATAACTCAAAGGGAAACCTAAGATTTGGTCATCAACACCAGTGCCTGGTTGGTATGAAAAGATTTTTGTTCCTCCAACAACAGTTCCAAGATTATTAGTAGCAGTAGCAAAAGTAGATGCGGGATATATTGTAACGTCGCCCAGGCTGATGCCATTGCCGTCGTATACATCAAACATGGGAGTTTGATTGACCCCAGTCTTTTGTTGCCCTGCAATCCAGTTGCTACCGTTGAACCAATATTCTGTGCCTTTGTTGGCTCCTTGTAACACAATTAAATTATTGTAAGTGCTGGTCTCACTGTCTTCTGCCAGACTTAAAGTAATAACAGGAGTTTGACTGATCTCCGAAATGTTGATAACAAATATTTGATTTCTCACTGTGGGATCAAAATCATTGGCAAACACCACACGTTGCCCGTTTTGTAATGAGACCCCGTTTAATTGAAACGACCCACTAAGCTCAACTGTGTTACGTGCATCTGTTGTAGTCAAGTCAAATATGTCTACTGGAGTTTTTGCCACACGTCCAAAATTATAAAGTTGCAAATCAGCTTCAAATTCAATAATGGGACGGTTGGCTCTGACGTTTTGGTCAAATACTGGTACTTCGTTGTTGTAAGAGGCTGCGGCTTTGATAACATCAATGTGGAACCAACGATTACTACGTGTCCACGGATTTAAATCTTGACTGGCACGATTGATTGTAATGTAGTCCGGAGTGCCAATGCCGTTGGCAGCATATGGCTCCGGTGTTTGAAAATTTGTTGCTAATAATAATTGTATAGCAGTTCCTACACCCTCAACATAATATGCGTTGTTGGCATAAGTGGCAGGCACAGCACTGGCATCAAATTGAATTTTTAATCCGTTGGTGAATACAACACCGTTGGGGCTGGTATAATCTGCTTTACCCACAATGTCATCATCAACTTTTAATGTGTTGTCATCAATTGCAACAAGATTAAATTGTCCCGCATATCCGGCACTGACACCATCTTGATAATAAATGGTAGACAACGGTGCTGTGATGTTTGGAATTTGTTTGTACGTAAGAAACTGTTGGTCTAAATAAAAACTATATTCTGCATAGTTTTGTCCACTGGCTACATAAATTTTTTGATTTTTTGTCACAGTGGTGATTGATATCAAACTAATAACCGGGTCTTGGGCCAATGGATCAACAGCTTGAATTTGCCAAACATTCCTACGTGTGGCTTTGGGTACAGTGTTTCCGTCGACTGTCCAATAGGCATCATCAATATCACTGTTGGTAAAGATAAAAGTTTTACCCAATAACTGCGATTTTACTCCGTCAAGTCCGCCCAGGGCCGCCAATTGGCTAAGCGTGGCGCCTTGAATTTGATTGTAATGCAAATCAGTTGAAGTATCCACAGTGCCCGACCCAATATCATTATTGGGGTATTGCATGTAAATGTAATAATCTTGTGCTGTGGATTGCGGAACTCGAAATGTAATGGTGCCCACATCGGTGCCATTGTTTTCTATTCCCAAGATGTCTCTACTGCTTAAATTACTTTGATTGTTTTTTAATCCCGATGTGCCTATAGTGCTTTGAATCCAAAAAGGATAACCAGGTTGATTTACTACAAACTGATAAGTACCGCCACGGGCTAACCGCACGGCTGGATTTTTTGCCAACCCTGATCCAGAAAAACGATAGGCTCCATTGCCGGCATCTCTTGTCACGGTGAAAGTTTGAGTTTGATCCACACCGGCACCAAACACTTCCACTGTGGTTGGTCCGTCGGTTAACCAATAGTATTGATTAAAATTTACAAATTTGTCAAAATCAAATAAGCCATCAAAACTATAAGTTTCACTGGAAAACAATCTACTGTGATCGTTGACAAAGCCGCCACTGTATCCAATTTGATTAATTAAATCAATATAACTGCTAAAAAATTCCACTGTGCCAGTTTTATTTTTAACTACTACACTGGGCTCTAGTTGATAATTCTGCCTTAACGCACTGCTCTCAGGCTGGTAGTTATTGGAATTTTGATACGTTGGTGCAAATTTACGACCCACATAAGCATTGACTTTTCTCAAGTCTGGCGGAGTAACCAATTGGTCCAGGGTAGCACCCAAGAACTTACGATTGGTGTCTGTCCTAAATACTTCAGGTAAAAAATTTGCAGTTTTTATTGATGCCATTGCTGTTCCCGATTATACGATTGTGTTTGACCCGGCCAAGGTCTGATTAATTTGTGCAGCAGTTATGGCACTGATGATTTGTACATTGCTGGCTGTGGCACAACTTATGATAATTTCATCTGGATTGGAATTAATCTGCATGAGTCCACCAAACGCCACATCAGTGTTGGCTGGCACAATAATAATACTGGCCACGTTTGGTGCCAGTGTGTTATGCAAATAAGTAGCTAGTTCACTGAAATAAAATGTCTCGCCAAAGTTCCAATTGGCTGTGTCAAAATAAGTGTTGATTGCAGCAATCACTCCACTGATTACATCATTATCGCTGATGGTTAAATTTGGATTTTTAACCACTTTAAATGTGGCTTGCAGTGCTGAGTCTGCCTTGGCGCCAAACACCGGCTTATATCTGCCAGGGTTATAAATGATTGTGTCACTGAGTGCTTTGTAATTTTCTAAGCTGGTGGCACCAGAACCATAGGTTAATTTTAATTCTTCATTGGTTGGCAGTGCTGGTTCTGTCAAGGTATTGGTAGTATCTCTTACCCATGCTGTGTAATCGGTGGTATAGTCTGTGGTCAACAAATACAAGTCCATAATATTGTTGGGACTGGGATCTATACGGCGTGTGTTTGGGCTGTTGTGTCTATACTGGAAGTTTAACTTTTGTCTTCCAACTTCGGCTATGTAGCTGGTAGACTGTGCAAGTGTACGGTTTCCAGCAGCAGAAATTGACAGTACATAAAATTTATCTTCGCTGGTGGCATAAAATACTTGCCCATCAACATATAAATTTTGATTGGTTAATATAGCACTTTGAGTGGTATAGGTTGTCACTATCAAGCTGTTGTCAACCGGAGCGGCTGTTAAAAAGTTTCCAACGTTGGTGTTGGCATCAGTGACCTGTTGAAAAAATACATACTTACCTGTGGTTGCAGTGTTGGCAACATTGGTAAAAATATCTGGATCATCAGGAACACCGTCATTGTTGACAGCACTAAAAGTAACCAATACCTGTGTATAGTCAATTCTTCCATCCGCTGTGACAACATTGTTGTAAATGTACCATAATTGATCTTGTCCCAATGCTGTGGTTAAACTGTCAGGTGCTGTGTTGTTTTTTAATATCGATACCTGATCAATCACAGTTGCTCCGGATTTGCTGTCAAATACTTTTACTTTTGGATCAAAGTAAAAACGTGTTTGTTCTAAACTTTCAAATACATATTTTAAATTACGATGGGCTAGATTGTAGTTGACACCGTTGTAGGCAAAGGATACTATCCAACTGCTGTCTAGTCCCCCACCCGTGGTATCACCTGTATTGGCCAAGCTGAATGCCGAGGTAGTGTTTAAATCGGCTGGTGCAATAATTTTCCAAGTTTGTGAGGGTACATCGTATCTGATTCCAAAGTTTTTATAACTCTTTATCAAATTAACCATGGTGCTAACAAATGCCAAGTTACTGAAATCATTTTTAAACACAGGAATAATACTTTCAAGCACAGCACCTGTGGGTATGTTTTGTGTTATTTGTAATGTATTACTGTTGGCAACAGATGCCACTGCTACCCAAATATATTTTTTATCATTTTCATATACCGGAGTACCAGACACTATTACGTTTTGTGCATTGAAATAATTTCCTGTGCCGGCTGTGAATTTTAATAGTGTTCCGTTAGTGATATATTTAAAGTTGGTGTTGGTTACGTATCCAACCGTTTGAATTACAGTTCCGTTGGTCAAGTAACCAGTGCTGCTACCAGAATTGGCCGTGGCCTGTGTCCACGTGGTGGTCACAGCAGGTGTATATCTTGTGTAATTGGCATAATAGAAATGCTTAACTTCTGTACTGTTTAAAATAGGTATTACTGTGTTGTAAATTACATTGTTTATGTCGTTGGTTGATGCAAAGCCAAACGTTGAGCTGGGCACAGAATTTTGTTTATACAACCAACCATCTGTACCAAACATGTTGGTACTGGAATATTTTCCAGTGACATCCAGCACATCTAGATATCTACTGATACCGGAACTGGTTCTGTTCACTGCCTTGACTTTTAAAATGCTACTGAAGTTGGTGTACGGGAAAAGATTATAGTCTTCACCTGTGATCATTCTGTTCTGTGTATAGTACTGCTGTGGTGCTTTTACACGAATGTCGTCCACTAGTTCTCTTGTGGCAGCATTGGTCACTGTGTAGTATAAACTGGCACGTACAGTCAGCGTTTCTACTCTGTTGCTCTTACTGACATAGTTTAAAGCAATCACAATGTTTTGCATTTCGTCGGGAGTAATTTTATAATTTAATCCGTTGCTGACTCGATAAAATAATTGGAAATTTCCCTGCGGAATGTTGGCAAAACTACCGTCACCAAATACTAAATCAATTTGATCATTGGCTCTGGTATTGATCTGATACAAGTTACGATTGGTGCTTTGATTGTAAATGATGTTGATGCCGGCCACAGCAGGAACACTGCTCCATATGGTATTGGGTACTCCAGCATTGTCAAGTTTATACAACCAAACATCTGTGTTGTTGATGTTGTCGTAGTTGACATTGACTATGCGATTGGGTAAACTCTGTTGTAGGTTTAAAACTAAATTGTTCAGTGTACCTTGTTTAAAGTAAACAAAATACCCGGTGTTGTTGCTGGCATTGCCAAGATTGTCATTTTGATACAGGATATTGAATTTTCCACTGGGTGCCGGACTGGCTTCGTATACATAACTTTGTCCTGCTGATGTGGCACTCACTGCTTCAAACGGTGTACTGGTGCCTTCTATTGTGGCATTGAAAGTGTAAGTGGGAATCACTCCGCCCAATAAATTAATGCTGTACTCACTGGTCATGATGCCATTGATGTCTTGTGTGTTGCCCGGAGTGCCGATGTTTTGATTGTTAATTAAAGCAGCATTAAATATGGCAGTGAATTGTTCTTGCCAATCTTCGTTGGTGGTGTCATTCCAATTGATCAACAGGTTGGCTAGATCTAGGCCGTTGCTGTCTGTCACACTCTCGCTGGTGGTGATGCTGTCAATTTTCAAATAGCCCGCAGCAGGTACAGTACGTTTGGCATTGTAATTGATTAAACTGGCCAGTTTTAAAATACTGTCACGTCTTTGTGCAGTGTCAAAAAAACTTTCACGTGCATTTAAATCTGTTCTAAATGCTAGACTCTGTCCTAAAAAAGCAATCAAGTCAATTAATGCTATGTACTCTGAGCTTTCTGTAAAATCATTAAAATCTTCTGGATAGTAGTTACGCAGATAATCGATCATGCTTTTGCGTATGGTTTCAAAGTCATAGCTTTGAAAGTTGGCATTTTGAAAACTCTGGTACAGGGTAGTCCAGTCCTGGTTTACCAATAAATTTGTTTGACGTGTAGTGATAGACATGCGAAAATATCCCTTATAGAGTATTTATTACAATCAAAAACAGGGTATATTATTAGCTATCTTACTGTGAGTCGTTGTGTATTGGAATCAAATTGCAAGTTCAATGCTGTCAATTGATTGGTGGGAATATACAGTAGATCCACCATTATTTGTATACCGTTCTGGTATTCGTTGATGGTTATGTTTTGTAAATTGGTGCGTGGATCATATCCCACCACCGACTTGACATCATCGATGATGGCTTGACGCACAGTGGCAGTCATGGGTTCAAACAACAGGCTCCAAACAATGGTGCCAAAGTCCGGTTGCATGACTTTTTCACCTTTTTTAATGTTGAAATGATTGATCAAGTCCTGTTTGATCAAGTCAATGTCAGTGACACGAAACTTTTTGTATCGGTTGACAGTGCTGAATCCTTTGTATAGTGTGGTCATAGTAATATATTTATTCTAAAATTACGCCGATCTCACATCAGAAATTATGTTAGCCGATACCGCTGCCACGATGGCCATGTGATTGACACTGCTTGCTATGTGGGTAACTCTTGGTGCTGGCGGAGGAGCTGGATAAGGGTTACCGTAACCAGCATCGCCATAATTACGAGGATTATAATAGTTCACTGCTCGTACTACATTTGATGGTAAATTGGCCAAACGCATGCCCACTGTGGGGAACCCGTCAATACACACCATGAGGTCTATTTTCATACCTGTGGCAGCCATTTGGTTAACTATTTCAGCACCTTTACTAAATCCAATTAATATTACCTTCTTGGTTCCACGATTTTTTACAACATAAGCAGAGGCTCCGCCTATATCAGTACAACTAAACACTTCTGCGGCAGCACCTAGCCCAGTTAATTGTGCGGCCAGGGCTCGAACACCGGTCTTGTATGCTTCACCGGCTTTTTCTAGTCCAGTGATCAATACAACCAATTGGTCACCGGGACCACTGGCCTTGGGTTCTGTAGTGGCATCTGTGGCCTTGGTGTTGATTGTTTGTATATGTGGCCAATCGTTGGGGATAGTTTTTAAATTGTATTTGCCTAGACCCAATTCTGTGTCAAGTGCATATACATCGTGTTGAATGTCCATTGCTTGACCAAGATTGTGTTGACTTGTGCCCGGGGGTGCAACCAAGTTTCCTTTTTTGCCTCCTGCAACCCAGGCATTATAAAGTCCCGCTTGCTCTTCATTGGTGCGAAGTGTTGAATTAACCTGCATTTTTTTATCGTACTTTTCTTTATAGGCCTTGGCCAATTGCAGGGTGGCCGATCGTAGTACGGGGGTGGATGCATCAAAGCGAGCTCGGGTACCAGTTCCGCTGGATCTAAACAGCATCACTGTGTCAGGATCAATGCTGAGGTCGATTGGGCCAGCAGCATTGCTGGTGCCGGTTATGGCTTGAGCACTTAATACATCAATTGCATATCTACCGTGATTAAAGTATTCTTCAGCAGTGCCGGCCTCCCCAGCAACTGTAGGTGGTGTTTTTACCTTGCCTGACTGGCGCCATTCGGCAGCCAATGCCGCACTGCGATACTTGTGTGCCACAAACAGCATACCGGCGGCCATACAAATGTCATCTTCAGGTTTGATACCTTTGTTGGTGACCAGTGTTTTATAGTTGGCCAAAAATTCTTTATTTTGTAAATCATCTTGCAGTTGTTTGTTGGCAAAAAAATCTTTTTGACTGCGTATGCTGTCTTTACCGGTCCAACTTTCGTTTTTAGATAATGTTTGTGCACCGTATTGTTTGATAGCATCTGGTTTGATATATCCAGCTTCGGCCAAAAGGTACGCATCCACTTGATACTTGCCAATTCTTGTGCCATCACCCGGGGTGGCCTTGGCTGTGGCATCGGAATTACTAGCAGAAGATCCAGCTGTTATTTCTGTTATTATTTTTTGCAATGCACCAGCCACATTTGGATAACTTGTTGGATGCAGTGGTGGTTTATCGCCGCTGGGGTAATCGGTCAGTGCCACAGTTTTATCGCCGGTGATGCTGGCAACTTGCGTTACAGCAGCGCAGGCTATGCTGTCATAGGGTAAAATCCAAATGTATTTTTCTGCTCGCAATGCGGCTCTAATGGCCTTTAAGTTTTCAATCAACAGTGTTTTATTACCAACACCTTTGACAATATCATTGCTACCGCAAGAAATTACTGCCACTTTGACTTTACCTACCCAATCATTTTCATACTGATAATCTTGATAAGTTCCCACACGTCCGGAGGCCGGTGCAGGAGGATTTTTGGCATTGGCCAATATGGTTGTACTGTTGTCACCAACTCGGGCCATGACACTGGTTGAGGACAATTTTTTCTGTAGTGCTTGACCAGTTCCCCAAGCAATACTGTCGCCCATGACCAATATTGTACCTTTAGTGCCGACGTTAATAGCTGCACCTGCAGGTGTTGAAGTTTTCCCACCAGTGCTGGCATAGTCCCACTGGCTTTCAAAATAGCCTAATTCGGCATGCATATTGGTGGCATAGGCCTGTGTCAACAAAGGAGCTGCGGAGCTGATGGCCCCTGGTGATTTATACAGTTCAGCTTTACCTAACCAATCTTTGGGACAGCTGGATGATACTGTGCGACCGTATGCGTTGTTGATGCCGACGTCGGTGTTGGCACTGGTGGTTTTAGATCCCGAAGCAATGGCATTTCCTGAACTGTCTGTGACTTTAATTCCTGAACTAGACTGTAGTGTGCCTGGATCCACAGCAGTACCAGCATTGGCCAAGCATTGTTTTACAGCGTTTAATTTGGTTTGCATAAATGTTTCAAAATCTTGTACATTTACGTAACCTTTTCCAGTTTTGTCAAAGTGGTTTTGACTATAGGCTTTGTTTTGAAATGCAGTGTAGGTTGCACCCGGAGGAGATCCATTTAATCCATACACTATATAAGTTAAATCTTGGCCAGTGGCCACTGGCCAATTGATACACGAATACACATCTACCATGCGACCTTTGCTTTTCTTCCACGGCGCATTTAATTTAAAATATTTTTCAACTAGATCTAACTGCTGTACTCGGGACAGCCCAGTAAATGCTGGGATATCACTGGGATTGTAGCCCACTAGTTTTCTAGCGTCACCACCAAACTGTATCAACCCGTAAAATCCCAATCCGTTGGGCTCGGCTGGATCCATTGTACCACCGGTTTCTAAATACATAGCAGCCAATAACCATAGCCAATTGCTAATTCCTAAATTTGCAGCCACTTGTTTGGTTTTATCTAAAAATGCTGTATCGGTAGACCAAGGTGCCGAACCTTTGGCACCACCGTGTACTCTGCCCAAATCTAATTTATTACCATTGGGTTTGGGTAATATATAGTCACCAGGAGATGAAGTGGTTCTAGGTGGGCACACACTGGCAGGCAATATCTGTACGGGTGCTTCTGTAGGGGCACCAGGTGTGGAAGATTTAATCCAAGGTTGATGTGCTGGGAATATTGATACTATGCTGGCAGCTTGATTAGCCACACTGTTCCACAGTCGTGTTTTAGTATCGTAAGTGGTATCAGGAAACTGTTGAGTTTGTAAACTTACTCCTGATCCAGCATTGTTGGCCCCACCGGTGTCTATGGCTACAGAGCCGCCTTTGAGTTCTAATGCACCGCCCGATCCCACCGACACAGACCCACCGCCCAAGGTCAATGCACCTCCGGCGCCAATGTTGATTTTAGATCCATGAACATTGGTGGAACTAGTAGCAGAAATGTTGATGTCGGCACTGACTGCATTGACATAGGTGGCACCTCGTAGGTTCAATGCACTGCCGGCTTCAATGTTGATGTTCTTGTCAGCACGTAGGTTTAAATCGCCTTGAGCACGAACACTGAAACTGCCACCGTTGTAGATGTTCATGTCACCATTTTTACTCAGCTCAATCCAACTACTGCCACTGGAGTTAATGATAAACATGATGCCTTCTGTATCATTCATTAGGATCTGATGTCCTGCAGATGAACGTATGCGTACCAACTGGTCTTTGCCGTTGACATCACCGTCGTCCACGACAAATGTATGTCCACCTTTTCTGGCCTTGACTTCGTAGTCAAGAATGTTGATTGACCCGTCGGCTAATTTTTTCTCGTAGGTGGGATCATCTGCGGGATCGTTGCCCAAGGCTCGGCCCGGGGTACTGATACCAAACACATGACTGGGACTTTCTCTATGGCTGTTGGAACTTATGGCACCACGCACAGCATCTCTGTCCAGTCCTTGCTGAAACAGCACATTGGCTTGAAATTCGTGTATGGGTCTGGCATTGTTATAGGAATCTGCAGCAAAAGCATCGTCTCGATTTTCGTTGTATTCTGCCACTGGCAATACTTGACTGCCGTCTGTGACTAAACTGCTTTTTAAATCTGCACTGGCCAATTCTGTGTCGGTTTTTTTAGCACCTGCCAAGGCTGGTACCATGTAATGACTTATAGTGGGGTTGACGCAGGCAAACCAATAACCGCGATCTGGATCACCATTGACAAATGTACACAGCACTTGATTGCCCACATCCGGTGGCACCATCCACATGCCGTAGGTGTGATTGGTTGTTTCAAATTTATTATTAGCGGTTTGATCGCCTACAAATGTAGCACCAAAAAACGGGCTTGCATAATTTACTGTTTGCCACGCGGATTCCACACCTTGATCTCCTAGACCAAATTCTGGAATCCATACACGTAATCTGCCCAATCTGCGAGGATCTTTATTATCTTTCACCACTCCCATAAATGTGGCCGTGTCAAATTTGATGCCCGAGTCACCGTCTCGCTTGGCCCACTTGGGTATTTTGGTTCCTGCTACTTTATCTATTGGCATATTTTATATTTAAGTTGATGTTATATGGAGTAACCAATTATTGATTCACCTGTGGCTAGAGAGTTATCGCCAATGGCCACTGTGACAGCAGTGTCCACTACTGTCTGTAAATCAAATGTTCCAAGATCCGATTCAGGCAATTCTCTCAACACTGTGGTAGCAACTGGAGGTGTTTTGAACTTTTCTTTGGTTTTGATCCTTGTTTTCTCTTCTACTCTTGCAGTACTTAAATTAACATTGTTGGTTTTTTGTTTTGCATTTTTGCTTTGTTCTGGTGCTTTGATTGTTTTATCTCGCTCAACATTGTCAGTGCTTTTTTTACCATCGCCGGGTTGATTTATTTGTCTTACAGTTTCTAAAGTTTGCATAAATTTACCACTACGAAACTCACTGGAAACTTTTAAAACTCGATACAGCCCACTGAAGCTGCTGGTACTATCACCTTTATAATACGCCAATCCGCCGGTGGCTTCATTGATGTCGGCGGGGGTTTTAAATGTCACTCGACAATATATTGCCCCGCGATCCATTACCAAACTGCTTGCTTCTCCGTCGACAAATTGTTGGTTGGGTTTATAATCTGTTGTAAGTGCTGTATATAATATATCATCCTGTTTAATAAAATCTGGATCGCCTATGATGTTTAATTTTAAATTTAACATGTCACCGCCCATTTGACTGTAAAGACTATCTCTAAAACTGGTATTTTTTTGTGCTTCGGCGCTGCCTAAATTACCACCGCTGGAATTGGAAACATTAAGAGGCATGGGTATTTGTTCCGGGTTGGTTGGGTTCCCATATCCGGTTTTGATTGAAATTTCTGACGAGTCGCTGGCTGTGTTTGCATCATTGTTGTTGAGAGCTTTACTCGTTGCTGCCTTGGCATTCTTGTCCACTTGTATTGCAGTAAAAAATAAAGCATTAAAATCTATGTCAAAAGAAATAACATCTTGATTTTTTCCAGTATAAAAATATTGATAATCTTTAACTGCATTTGGTAATTGAGATTTTGCCGCACGATCGTCGCTGGTGTTGTAGTAAATATATTCGCTGATGATAAAGGTGATTTTTTTACCCCAGGCCTGTCGCTGGTTGTCAAACTTTGTCAGTTCAATGTGAGGAACTACTTTAAACCAATTTATATTTTTATTTCCAACAGCCTTACTAAGATCCTTGGCACTGGTTGGAATAGACATATCTTTATTTTGATCACCATCACGTTTCAATTGATTTGTGATGTACTCGCTATTGGTTATAACCTGTTCTACTATTGATTGAATTGAAGTTCCGGCATTGACTGTAAATGTTTGTCTGGTTTCTTGGCCAGATTGAACTGCTGCGGGCCCATTGGGATTGTCATTCTTCAACTGCACTGCTATAGCAGAAGGATCATCATTCATTGGCTTTTTATTTTCATTGAGTTTTTTAGGCGGAACCAACAGGGCATTTTTTATTTTATCGCTGGTAATTTTAAAAAAGATTTCATCCGGTACAGTGATATTTTTTTCTTTATTGATTATCAATGCTTGATACCAGGCATTGTACGCAGCAGCCAGACCTTGATCTGTTTTAATTACAAAATTTAGATTACTGGCAGACCCTGCAGGAGTTGAGGTTTTGTCTTTGACTACTGGTGTAGTTGCCTGTTTAGTCTTTAAAGTGGGATCCGAGTCTTTTACTAACTCAGTTCCATCATCGTAATTGGTTATTTTAATAGAGGCTATCGCTTCTTTTCTCTCGTCATCTTTTTTCACTTCGGTTTGAATAGAATTGGCAAAAGATTTAATTGTTGCAGCGTTTGCCCCTTGTTCATTGAGATACTCGCCCACTGTGCCGGCTGTGACTTCCACTGTGGTTTTGAGTGATTGTGTGTTGGAAAAGTTGGCCTGATGATTGAATGGTACCGCAGTGATTTGATATTCTGTGCCTTTGACTGTGGCCCGCATTTTCATGTTAATTAATTTAATGGGGATTTTTTTATTTAATTCTGCAATTTTTTTCTCTTGAGCCCCGGCATCGTTGTAACCAAAAAAATCAATTTCTAATAGATAAGGAACTTGCAAGTAGTTTTCTATTTGTAGAGTTTTTTCGCTGAGATCCAGCAATCTATTGATCAATGTCATACCGTAGGGCTCGATGATGGTGAAAGATATTTCAATGGCGTTGCCAGATCTGCTGGTGGCATTGAGTCCAATCACTGTGCCTAACTTTAACTCTTCAAAATAAAAGTCATCAGTAAAAAACTCACTTCTGGTGGCATGATGTCTACTGGCAGAACTGATCAATGTGTGATTAATTTTAAACTGTTTTGGATTGTTGTTTAATTGTTTATAGTCGGCTTGAGTGAGTGCATGTAGACTCAACCCATAGGTATAATTGTTGTATTGATGTAGCCGATTTTCTGTTGTTTTATAAGTTATCTCAGCGGTATCTTCGGCAGTGGAAGTATTTTTTTTGTTTGATTGATCTGCTTTGGTCAATGGGCCACCGGCTTGATTACCTGTACTGGTGGGCGATTTCAATGTGGCCTGTTGTGCAGGATTGGGTTTATAAGGTACTGCGGCGCCTTCACTGCCCCAGGCATTGGGGTTGTAAGGATCAATGTTGTTTGTTTCTTCTTTGGTTAATTTGGTGGTACCCGTGGGCACTGTGGTTCCAGTTTGGTCGCTGTCTGTGACCACTGCGTCTGTGGCAGTGTTGGAACCGGGATCGGCAGTCTTGGAATCCAGATAAGCAGCAGTGGTGTTCAAGAGTTTGATTGTGGCGGTGTTTTTTAGTCGCAACTCGGCAAGAAGTTCGGTATCCCCATTTGCTTTGGCATCGGCGATGCGAGATTCAAATTGAGTTTGCTTGTTACTCAGTGATTTAAATATCTCTGTTAAATTAGACCTGTTTTGAGCAATGGCTTGGGCATCTCCATTGGCAATAGCGGCACTCAGTTGTGCAGCATAGTCATTGGCAAGGTTTTCTAAGGTGTCAAGTACAGGGTAGCCGGTGGCCATGAGTTAAATTCCCAAATCTGCGGTCAATTGAGACTTGGTGGGGATCTGTATCACCGCCCCGGAACGAAAATCCAACAAGGGATCTTCAATCACATTGGGGTTACGAGCAGCAAACACCCACCATAAAGCACTGTCACCATACAAGTCAAATGCCAACAGGTCGGGACGAAATTGATAAATTGCGTCTATAGTATAAACTACATCGTCATCCTGTGCAGTGATGGGTCGTGCAGTTAATACATCAAGAAACTGACCAAAACTTGCAGTGCCAAAGTACGGGCTGGATCTACTGTAGGTAACTTGAGCCATTATAAGAATCCTCCATTGCCAGATAATAGTTGTCCTTTTGCAAATTTGCCCAGTGTAAAGTTTTTGTAAATGTTGGCTCTGCTGTATACCGGTTGCACTGTTACAGATAATTGACTGGCTGTGGGCAGTCTTACCAATCGATTGGCGGCAGATTTAGTACCGGTGGACACTGTGGCCGAAGATCCTACAGGAATTTCTATATAATCTACTGAATCCGGCAGGGTGTGTGTGAAGTTTGTTATTACACAACTCACATGCGGAAAATAAAAGTCCCCGTAGCCATCTAAAAATACTATGGGCGGTGGGTTTCCAGCATTTGTATCATTACCAAAAAACATTTTGGTACAGGTTCTAAAAAAGTATATGGCTGCCAGCAGATATTGTCCTTCGTCTAGGTTTTGCACAGTGAAGTCTCCACTGATGGTGATTGCACCCACATCCGAGCCTTCATAAAAATAATTTTTATAATTGCTGTGTGTCAGAGCTTGTTCTTGATATCTGGCATTGTGTGCCACAGTGATTGCAGGTGTGTACGGAAAAATTACCCCTGTTTCAGCAGTTCTTGTCAAGGGAGATAACAATGATGTATCAGCATCGTCCATCAACGGTGTCCACCCGGTTCCGGCTAGACTTATACGCACTCGCCAATCCACTGGTTGTGGTTGACCTTGGCTCAGGGTGTTTACCTTGGGCATTGTGGTAACACGATTGGTTTGGGCACCTCCGGAAAATAACCCAGCAGCTCGTTTTCTTATACTGCTCATGTCTAGAAAACTGGAAGCTGATCCCTTGTCTTTGACAGAATCGGTACTGGGACTGGAGCTCAAAGAGCCGTCATTGCCCACAGCCAGCGTGGAGCCATCGTCAAATGTTTGCATACTGGAACCGTCATCGTATTGTATTGGCATATTTGTTCTGTGATAATTAAGTTATACAGTATTTATAAACAAAATAAACTGCTATTATTATAAAAGTGGTTGACCCAAGGTGTAAATATATGTTAGTATACACTTACAACGAGGAAATAAATTGCGCCAAAATTACTTAAATAACAAAGATATACTCAAAGAAATCCACAAAAGCAAAACTACTTATTGCAGTTACAGCGACCCCGGTTATGTCAACTATGACATGATACTGCCCACAGTGGACAAAATTAACAAGAAAAATACACTGGAAGGCCGTAGGTTACGTGCAGAACGCTTGGGCAAATTGGCACACGAAACTGCTGTGGCTGAAACCGGTGTCAAGAGAAAATTGGATGAATTTCAAGTCAAGTTACGTGATGTTGCCGACAGTGATGTAGTATTCAGAATCATGACATGGGATCACATTCCTGTAGATGATGTCAAAACTCGAAAAGCCCGCATGAGTGCCTTGGACATTGATGACTCAGAAGATCCACTTATTACAGAATACGACGAATTAGATACCACACACAACAAATATGTCAAGGTAAACTTTCCCCCATTTCAGCACTGGCGAATCAATGAGTCAGGCGCGGCAGAATGTGTGGGCAAAAGTCACTGGAGTGGAGCTGTTGACACAGGCCGATTCAATAGAGATCACGGAAAAATGACAGCAAAATTGGCACACATGTTTGTTAAACTGTGCGAACGTTATGCCACTCGTAGCAACTGGCGTGGCTACACCTACAATGACGAGATGCGTAGCCAAGCACTGCTACAACTGAGTCAAATTGGCCTGCAATTTGACGAATCAAAAAGTCAAAACCCGTTTGCCTACTACACTGCTGCAATTACCAATAGTTTTACCCGTGTGCTCAATATCGAAAAGCGAAATCAAAATCTTCGTGATGACATACTGGAAATGAACGGCTTAACACCCAGTTATACTCGACAGGGCGACTGGGGTTCAGGTGTGGGCCACGGGTCAGACGAATGATAGTTTATTCAAATTCTTGCAGTTTTGGTAGCATTCAAGAGCATGTTATTTACCCTGAATTGGTATCAACTGAACTTAAAGGAAAATTATTAAACGAGGGAATTCCAGGTTCGTGTAACCGACGTATTATACGTAGTTCTATTAGATCGCTAATTGATATTAGAAAACACCACATTGGGCCTGTACTAGCATTGATTGGATTAACATTTATCAGTAGAACCGAACTATGGCAACCACATTTGCCATCCAATGGCAACGACGGAGATTTTCACCCAATCACAAGTTTATCTATAAAGAAACTCGATTGGTCTACCGGGCTAGTTAATACTAAACACAATGTATACGAATATGCCGATTCTGAAGTAAAAAATTACTATAAACAGTGGCTTCTACACTTTAGTAAAGAAGCAGAAGTTACTAATTTACTGACCGATATAATTATGTTTGAGTCTTTTGCTAAATCCAATGGCATTGACTGTTTAATTTTTTGTAACTGTCAAAAATTTCCATCATTACCTGAGGTGTCGACCTCGGCTCCTTTTTTAAATAGTTTAGTAGAATTTTCATATACAAAAAATTCCATTATTGATTTATGGAATTTTAGTTTTGCAGATTTTGCTTTGGACAACGGGTATCAGCCTAAGGACTATTTAAAATATGGAGCGAATGGGCATCCAGGAAAAGTTGCCCATGAAAAATTTGGGTTTCATCTACTAGAAATATACAAGACAAATATTACTAAAGAGTAAATCAGTGGTTGCAAATGTATGGATAAATTTGCTACACTATGTAAATGACCAACTTATTTAAAAAAGCAGCAGTTTTCACAGACATACATTTTGGCTTGAAAAGCAACAGCACCTTGCACAACGAGGATTGTTTGGCATTTGTCAAATGGGCCACTGCTCGGGCCCGGGCAGAAGGCTGTGAAACTTGTATTTTTACCGGTGACTGGCACAACAATCGTGCGTCGATCAATATTCTCACACTGGGCTACAGCCTACGTGCTTTGGAGCATTTGAATGAAAACTTTTCGCAAACATTCTTTATTCCCGGCAATCACGATTTATATTATCGTGACAAGCGTGATGTACAAAGTGTGGAGTGGGCCCGACACCTGGCCAACATCCATATTTGTAACGATTGGACTACTATGGGCGATGTTACTATTGCTCCGTGGCTGGTGGGCGACGACCATAAACGATTAAAGAAGCTGTCCGGCAAGTACATGTTTGGGCATTTTGAACTGCCGGGCTACTTGATGAATGCCATGGTGGCCATGCCGGATCACGGTGAAGTCGATCCTCGAACGGATTTGACCGGATTTGAACATGTTTATTCTGGACACTTTCATAAAAGACAAACTAGAGGCAATGTCACTTACTTGGGCAACTGTTTCCCGCACAACTATGCTGATGCCGGTGACGATGATAGAGGCCTAATGATACTGGAGTGGGATCATGAACCGGTGTATCATGCATGGCCCGATCAGCCCAGATATCGTGTGTTTCAACTCAGTGATGTACTCAAGCACACCGAGTCCATGTTGGAACCCAATATGCATGTTAGAGTTAACCTAGACATTGATATTAGTTACGAAGAAGCCACTTTTATCAAAGAAACTTTTATAGATACGTATAAGTTACGAGAGATTACACTTATACCGGCCAAAGTGACAGAGTTGTCTGATTACGAAATAGCTGGCAATATTAATTTTGAAAGTGTGGATCAAATTGTGTTTGGACAGTTGAGCAACATCGAAAGCGAACAATTCAATAAAAATCTGTTATTAGATATCTATAGGAATTTATAATGTCTGACTCTTTTTGTGTTAATCCTTGGATTAGTATGCACTATTTCATGGGCAAACAAATTAATCCTTGCTGTTTGTTTGCAGGCGGGATAAAAACAAACAACATCAATGAATATGCCAATAGTACACAATTGGCCAACATAAAACAAAATTTACTCGACAATAAAAAAATTAACGAATGTGCTACCTGTTGGAATCAAGAAAGTCAAGGCGGTGTCAGCAAACGCCAACAAGATAATAAAACTTACAAGAAAATATTTGATTATCAATTTAAAAATCAACTAACAGAACCCAATACCAATTTTGTTGAATACTATGTTAGGTTGGGAAATCATTGCAATATACGATGCACTACCTGTAACGATACACTAAGTACTGGCTGGATAAGTGAAAAGAAAAAATTCAATTTGCCGTCGGGTCCTGTGCTGAATATTACATCTGCAGATCCAATTTGGCAACACCTCAAAGACCATGCAAAGAATATAGCCAGCATAGAATTCATCGGGGGCGAACCGTTTATGATGAACATCGACGAACAACGCGATTTATTTGATTATTTTGTAAAGTCCGGCGATGCTAGACATATTAAATTAAAATACAATACAAACGGCACACGTATGCCTGCAGAACAAATAGAATTCTGGAGCAAATTTGGTGAGATTGAGTTAAATGTTAGTATGGACGGAGTAGAGAATCAATTTGAATATTTAAGATTTCCGGCAGTATGGTCTGAATTTGATGCAAATTTAACCAAGTACAAAGAATTGGCCACGATATTACCTAATTTAAAATTAACGGTGATGCACACATTGAGTATATTTAATATTGGGTATGTGCAAAAAACTATAGATTATTGTAAAGAAAAAGAAATTGCAATATTTTTTAATATGTTACATGCTCCAACTTATTTTAATCTTTATAATTTTACAGCCGATGTGTCTGAATGGATACAAAATCAAATCAATGAGGTTGATGATACAACTATTAAAAATATACATGACCGTTTATCAAAGGAACCAGGTTTCTCCAATTCAAAGTTTTTGAGTAAATGCCAAGAACTTGACCGTCGTAGAGGATTAAGTATAGCAGAAACATTTCCAGAATTGTACCAATGTTTAACTTAGATCAAATCACTACGTTAGATATTGAAACTATTAATAATTGCAACGCTCTTTGTCCTTTATGTCTGCGAGGAGAAGGAATGACCACGAATGATCGATTGGATTGGACTCAAGTAATCAAACAAATACCCGATACTGTCTGGCAACAGGTTAAAAAAATTAATTTTAATGGCACAACAGGTGACAATCTAATGCATCCAGAAATTGCAGATATTTTGGCATGGGCCATTAACAATACCAATGCACAGGTTATTTTACATACCAATGGTAGTTTAAGAAACACCACCTGGTGGGGCAATTTAGGAAAAGTATTTGGTACCAAGCATCGTGTGGTATTTGGTATAGACGGGTTAGAGGATACTCACAATGTGTATCGAGTAAACACAGATTGGCAAAAAATTATAGATAATGCAAAGGCTTTTATCGACGTAGGCGGCTGTGCTGTTTGGCAATTTATTATATTTGACCACAATCGGCATCAAATTGATGAGTGCAGGGCATTAAGTGAAAAATTAGGGTTCCGCAAGTTTTTACCTATACTTCAAGATCGATTTGATGCTACTGGGACTCAAGGCCAAATACAACGTGCAAATATCGTCGCAGTACCTGTTGATACTATCATAAAGCCAACTAGCAATAATTTCAATAAAAAGAAGTTTACACAAGTAAAAGTTGATTGTCTGAGTCAAAAAACAGGATGGGTCAGCATATATGCAGATGGTACCATATGGCCTTGCTGTTGGTTAATGGGGTGGCACTTGGCTAAACATCAAAAAACTCAATATGCAATTATCAACTATCATTTTAAGAAAATATTAAATATTGACTTTGCACAAATTAGTCTTTATAATAAGACGCTAGAAGAAATTATTGGCAGTGATTTGTGGCAAAAAAGATTTCCAGATAGTTTTAACAACAACCCAAACTTGGTGTGTGTACAACAATGTTCAAAATAAAAGATTTAACTGTAAAAAATTTCATGAGCGTGGGCAACAGCACCCAGGCTGTAAACTTTGACCGTCAAGACTTGACCTTGGTGCTGGGTGAAAACTTGGACTTGGGTGGAGACGATTCTGGTGCTAGAAACGGCACCGGTAAGACCACCATCATCAATGCTCTCAGTTATGCCTTGTATGGCAATGCACTAACCAATATCCGTAAAGAAAACTTGATCAATAAAACCAATCAAAAAAACATGATGGTGACTGTGGATTTTGAAAAGGATGGAGAAACTTATAGAATTGAACGTGGCAGAAAACCCAATGTCATGCGTTTCTTTGTGGGAGATACAGAACGAGAAATCACCGATGATGCTCAAGGTGATTCAAGAGAAACACAAGCAGAAATAGAACGCATGTTGGGCATGAGCCACGACATGTTCAAACACATTGTAGCACTCAACACCTATACCGAACCATTTCTTGCCCTGCGTGCCAACGATCAAAGATCTATCATCGAACAGTTGCTGGGCATTACATTACTAAGTGAAAAAGCTGATCGACTAAAAGAACAGAACAAAGCCACTCGAGATTCAATTACGCAAGAAGAATATCGTATCAAGGCCGTGGGCGATGCCAATGTGCGTGTACAAGAACAAATTGAAAACTTAAAGCGTAGACAAACCTTATGGAAGACTCGACATGACGCAGACATTGCCAACCTGGAGACGGCGCTCGATCAGTTACTCGAGCTTGATATCGATCAAGAGATTGGGGCACACCGGGCACTTACGGCGTATCTTCAAAAGAAGAAAGACATCAGTGACGTACAGTCCTATCTTCGACGTTCTGCACAGGATCAAGTACGTGAAACTAAAGCTATTGAAAAACTCCAGCAAGAGATCGCATCGCTGCATGACCATCAGTGTCACACCTGTGGGCAGGAGTTCCACGACGAGCGGCATGTACAGGTCTTGGAGGCTAAACAACAGGATTTAACTGTGGCTGAAGAAAATTTGATCACTGCTGTCAACGATGTGGCGGCATTTACCGAAGCTGTGACTACATTGGGCGAACTGGGCTCGGCACCTGCTACGTTTTATGATCAAGAACAAGATGCTGTGCAACACAGAGCCAGCGTGGCCAGTTTGCAACAACAGTTAGCCGTGAAAAGCGAGGAAGACGATCCTTATCGTGATCAAATTGCAGAAATGCAAAGTCAAGGCATTGAGGAAATTAGTTATGATGCTATCAACACCCTGACCAATGTGCGAGAACATCAAGAGTTTCTGTTAAAGTTATTGACTAATAAAGATTCGTTTATTCGCAAACGTATCATTGATCAAAATCTAAGTTACTTAAATGCTAGACTGGGACAATATCTAGACCGTATTGGTTTACCGCACACTGTGAAATTCCTTAACGACCTAACTGTAAGCATCACTGAACTGGGAAGAGATCTAGACTTTGACAACTTGAGCCGTGGCGAGCGTAATCGTTTAATACTTTCCTTGAGCTGGAGTTTCCGCGATGTGTGGGAAAGTTTATATCAACCCATCAACTTGTTGTTTATAGACGAGTTGATTGATTCCGGGCTTGACTCATCGGGAGTTGAAAACAGCTTGGCTATTCTTAAAAAAATGTCCAGGGAAGGTAATAAATCAATTTGGCTGGTAAGTCACAAGGATGAACTGGTTGGTAGGGTCAACAACACTCTTAAAGTAGTTAAAGAACACGGCTATACCACTTACAACACGGATGTAGAAATTGTATAAGGTCTTGCACATCGAACCCACTGATGTTTGTCACGCCACTTGCGCCTTGTGTGCTAGAGAAACCGATTCAAATTTTGATAAAAATAAAAAACATCATTTGTCTGTGGATCGAATCAAAGATAAATTTGACACTGAATTTATAAAAAATCTAGACAAAATGTTCATGTGTGGCAACTACGGCGACCCAGCTGCTGGAAAACATACTTTAGAAATATACGATTACTTTAGATCCGTTAATACTGAAATTACACTAGGCATGAATACCAATGGTGGCATTCGCGAATCTTGGTGGTGGACTCAAATTGGATCAATATTCAATCAACCGCGGGACTATGTTGTATTCAGCATCGACGGACTAGAAGACACCAATCGTATATATAGAAAAGGTGTAAGTTGGAATGTTATTATGGCCAATGCTCAAGCATTTATTGTTGCAGGTGGCTCAGCACATTGGGACATGTTGGTGTATCGGCATAACGAACATCAAGTTGATGCTTGTGAACAACTGGCACGTGACATGGGATTCAAATGGTTTAGAGCCAAAGTGAGTCGACGTCCGCTGGCCAATGGATTAGAGTATCCCATCAAATGGCAATCACCTTTAGAAAAAACTGGTACTGTAGAGTGTTTTGCGTTAAACGAACAAAGTATATACATAGATGCTCAAGGTCGTGTTAGCCCGTGTTGTTGGCTAGGTTCTAGACAACAGGATTTTGATTTTAAAGGGGTTGCCACTGCATCAAATCCTGTATGCCGTGCAACATGTAGCACCCATAGTAAAAAAACTACATTTACTGCACAATGGCAACGTGAGGTTGAACTATGCTAGCCACCTGGCATTTTCATATCGAAATATCTAGTAAATGTACACTACGTTGTCCTAGATGTGCTAGACAAGAAGTTCCCGACACACTGGTCAATACTGAACTGGATTTAGAATTCTTTAAACGTAACTTTACAGCAGAATTTATTATAAACAATGTAGAAAAGATCACCTTCTGCGGCGACGACGGAGATCCTGTATATGCACATGACTTGATTTCTGTAATACATTATGTTAAAAGTGTCAAACCGGTGGAGTTTGTCATCATTACAAACGGTAGCTATAAGCGAGCAGAATGGTGGGCAGAGCTGGGTGCTATGCTAACAGAAAAAGACACTGTACACTTTAGTATAGATGGATGGGACAATGCCAGTAATAATTTATATCGTGTAAACAGCGATTTCAACAGCATTACCCAGGGCATAACAGCATTGAGAACCGCTAGCCAATGTCGCTTGATATGGGCCGCTATAGCATTTAAGTTTAACCAAGAATATCTAGGACAAATGAAAAACTATGCTGCTGCATTGGGGATGGATGCGTTTCAATTGACCAAAAGTACCAAATTTGGCAGTGTATATCCCAGTTACGGTGCTAACGATCCGTTAGAACCCAGTGATAAATTTGTCAGCAACACACTTAGATTTGAACGAGAGCAAATCGATTTTACCAATCGAGCACCTGTCACGCACCCAATTAATTTTGAATTATATACTCAGAATCAAGATAGAACACCGGTGGTACCTTTGTGCGAAATAGGTAATAAAGGATTATACATAGATGCTCGCGGTAGATTATTTCCGTGCTGTTGGGTAGCTAATAGGTATAACCACAATCAAGAATGGCAAACATTAGCAGAACAGTTCGATTTACACCACCGTACATTAACAGAGGCTTTATCCAGCAGTTTTTGGAGAGAAGAATTTCAAACATTCAAGTGGCAAGAATGCCAAACAAAATGTTCCGCAAGGGTCGTAAATCAAGATTATGCGACACAGTGGTGATCGATGATAACTACTATGCATGACATGGCTATTCAAAAACTCTCTTGTAGAAACCTTACCCGAAGACTGTGTTGGATTTGTATATCTTATAACAAATTTAACTACAGGCAGGAGATATATTGGCAAAAAATTAGCCAAGTTTGCAAAAACAACTTACAAGACAGTGAAATTAAAAAACGGCACCAAGCGAAAGAAAAAGATTAGAAGTAAGATCGATAGTGACTGGCAATCATATTACGGATCAAACGCAGAACTAAATGCAGACGTGGAGAAATTAGGCGTTGACAATTTTTCAAGAGAAATACTATACTACTGCAACAGTAAAGCTGAATGCAGTTACATAGAAGCAAGAGAACAATTCAGACACCAAGTCTTGGAATCAGACAATTACTACAATGGCCAAATAGCCTGTAGAATCCATGGCTCTCATATTAAAAATAAAATAGACACCCGGTCGACAGTAACAAACTAGCACAGGTTAAACTCGTGTGCCTATGACAACCGGATAATAACGGGGACGGAAGACTCTTGCTGTCAAGAGCACTCAATCAGTATCCTTGACAGGACCATGATCGGATATGCCTATAACCGGTTTGATTGTTTGAAAAGTAGTAGGAACAGGCTAAAAGAGTGGGTAATGCCCACACGTGGTTAAATGTGTTAGCGTATGTTTAACCGCCGCCGTTGTATAAAGACAGAACGAGCAGGTACCGGACAACCGCCTGTGTGTACGCAAGTACGTAGTTCTAACGCTAAGTGACTGGTTCAACTCGGATGAAGCAGATCATTTTTGCCCTTGAGCGGGCAAAGTGTGACCAAAGAATCTGGATGAAACGGGAAGCAAACTGCTTTCGTTAATAATAAAAAAAAAGATTTCTGAACGAAGTGAAAGAAATAGATTAGCTCTGCTAATCTCAAAAGGATAGGCTCGAAGAAATCAAAAGAATGGCATACCCGATTTGTTTGTGACTTCCATGTTTTCTTTTATCAGTTTGGCTATCAACTGTCGTTCTTCTGTACTCAGTTCCATGGCTTCGCTGTAAGTGAGACCGCCACGCATGTACCAACAAAAACTAAACAACTCGGCTTTCAAGGCTTTTGACTCCTGCTCCATTTGATCCAACCACTTGAAAACTTCTTCAGTGGTTAGAGTCAAAAGCCTCATTCGAAAAAATTTGATTGATTGAATGTTAGAGTATTTTCAAATTCTTTTTGACAACTGTTGCACACAATCTTCAAAGGTTGTACTTTGAATGTATCCACTAGCGACTGTATGTGGTCCTTGATTTGATTGTAAACCTGTCGGCTGCATTGATCTAAAAACTCAGTGATTTGAGCACGATCTTTAACTACAACTCCAGTTTCGGTTTCTATGCTGTTGATGCTTACAACAACTGAGTCTATGTTCATTTGTCGCAACTTTTCAAAGCTGGCGTTGAATTGGGCTGTTTTTTCTTCCTGTGACAAAGACTCGTTAAGTATCACTGAATCCACCAATCTCTGCTCTTCGTAGGTTATGAGTCCTGCTTGATTTATATCTTGATAGGTTTGTGGGCGGAAATGAAATTGCAATCCATCAATAGTAACCGGAGACGAATAGTCTGCTGTTTCCAGTCCATCCAGCACGCCTGTCAAATCCACTGTGTATTCATCCTGTACCCGGCAGTGAGCACAGGTGCAGTTGATGTCCATGCCCTTGCCGTAGCTGGCCAAACGTATGGCAATAAAAACGGGATCCAAATCCACTGCTGGCATGGTCCACGGATCGCGAATGTTTGGGCAGCAACTTTTAATAACATTGATTATTCCCTCCCCGTTCATTAGTGCATCTGGAGTTTTCATTGTTAACTCGTCACGCACAGTCATAGGATACACGGGAATTTCCCCGGTCACCGGTAGGTCTATAGTGTTGTCGGGGTAAAAACGTCCGCGACTGGGTAGTTTTAAATAAATTGCTGGTTGTCTAAAATGTCCGGATAAGGGATTGTTAGCGGGGTTTGCCATGGTTGATTGAACTCCATAAATAAATGTATAAATCTATTTATCGTAAAAAACTATGGCAGATGTAAAAATTAACATACCCGGTATCGGCGAAGTAGTGGCTTCTAATGCTGCTTCAGAGGAAACCATGCTTAAAATTCTTGCGGTGATGGACAAAACCACCAAGAAACAGCAGGATCCATCTCAAGGCATCTTTAAAAACATGGTAAAAGATTACCAAAGTCAAAAGAAGGCTGCCGATGAATATGAAAAATCCCTAGAAGGACTTACCAAAGAACAGAAAAAAGCACTGGCCTCTGAACGTGAAGTGGCTTTGTCGCAACTGAAGTTTGAACGGGCGTTACTGGGTGGCGTACAAGCAGTCAGTGCCATAACCGGAACCATAGGCAGCTTGGGCAAAAGTGTTCTCAGCCTTGGAGTACAAATGGCCACCTCTTATGATGAGATGGCCAAAAACCCTATAGGAGCCGCTGCTGGACAGGTAAACACCTTTATTGACATGGCCAACACTGCTGTAAAAGGTGTTGCGGATGCCAGTGCAGGGGTAGCACATGCATTTGGTGGTATCCCAATCGTTGGACCTATAATTTCTGGGCTAGGTGATGCCGCTGCCGCTGCCACTAAAGGCCTAGCAGATCTAGCCGCCGCAGTGCTACACACAGCCAATGATGTAATGGCCAAAGAGTTTCAAAAGTCTGCCACAGCACTGGACGTGTATACCAAGCAAGGTGCTAGTTTTGCCAACGGTATGGTGGAAATGCGTACAATAGCAAACGATGCTGGTTTGAGTTTAACATTGTTGCAAGATGCTGCAAAAAATTCTAGACAAGAACTGAGAGAATCGGGATTGAGCCAAGGCGATGCAGTAAAAGTTTTGGCCAAAGGCATGTTGTCTGCAAAGGACACTATAGGAAAGAGTGGTGCTAGTTTACGCAACGAGATGTTGGCCTTGGGTTATAATTATCAAGAGCAGGGCGAAATTATGGCTCAGTACATGGCACAACAACGCAGTGCTGGCGAAAATTTGAAGAATATTGCTCCTGCAGAACTTGCCCGCGGTGCTAGAGAATATGCACAAAATTTAAAAATTATCAGCGACATCACTGGTGAAGATGCTAAAAAATTAATGGAAAAAGCTAAGGCACAAGCCATGGAAGCTGATTTAATGGCCGAAGCTTATGCCAAGGGTGGTCCCGAAGCTGTAAAAAAATTACAAGCACAATTGGCTACAATGCCGGAAGCTATGAAAAAGGGCTATATGGAGTTTGTTAGTACCGGCGGAACTGCTATTGCCGATGCAGCAACCAACGTGGCCATTACACAAAATCCTAAAATTATGGAACAGTATCGCCAGCAGTACGAAACGCTGGGTGATGCAAACAAAAAACAACAAGATGCACTAATCGAGTCCGGAAAACTAACTGAGCAGACAGGAAAGTATGCTAGAGAACATTTAGAAGATACAAGAACACTTGCTATGGCCGGAAGGCTCAGTGGCGATGGTCAATTGCAAGCTGTGAGCACACTTAACAATTCATTAATAATGGCAGGTGCCAAACTTGAAGAAGGTACAACGCAAGCATCTAAGGATGCATCGGATGCACAGGCCAAATTGGCTGCAAGTGCCAACAGTCTTGAATCAAATTTTGCAAGTATAACAAAAACAATGCAGGACAATGCAGTACGAATGGAAGAACTGGCTGGAGAGCATTTAGAAGAGTACGGAGAAGTATTAAAAAGAACAGCAGACGCAACTGCAGAAGCATTTGACAAAGCCATTAAATTTATCAACAGTGGGTTTGATGTGGCAAGTCTTACAGCAAAACCCGGCGATGCAGAAAACAAAGCACGAATGTCCGAGGCTAAAAACAACTACGATAAAGAATTCGCAGGTGCCGGTTTTTTTCAAAAATTCTTTCAAATAGGAATGACCGAAAGCCAACGCAAAGCCAATGCAAATCTCAACGACGCCGGTACAGCAAATATGCAACACAACGATACAGACTACTTCAGCAGTATTCCGCATCTTGATGGTGGTGGTGTAGTATCGGGTCCATCAAGTGGCTATTTGGCCATGTTGCACGGCACTGAGAAAGTTGAAAAACTGGGATCAAAGGAAGATTTAGCCGAAGCCGACACTTTGAAGGGCACACTAAAAGGCCTGCTAGCGGGAGCATACGGAGATGCATCAAGATCAAGTATGGATAGATTAGTTGACTTGGTCGAGCGCCAGCTTGAACAACAGCAAGAAATGATAATGCAGTTGCGTGACCACAAAGACATAGCACAAAAACAGCTTTATGCTAGTTACTAGCACAAAAACTTCTTTATGCTAGTACATAATACGCTAAATACAGCATAGAGGACAATTCACAATGGCATGGCGAAAATATTTTAAGACCAGTAACATACCTGGAGCTACAAGCCCTATAGGCAGTGGCACTTCCGCAATGGCTGCTCCCGGACACACCAAGTTTGGCAGTAACTTACCCGAAGTTTATATTGGACACCCAAACCGTATTGAGCGTTATAATCAGTACGAGCAAATGGACATGGACTCGGAAGTCAATGCAGCCTTAGACATCTTGGCCGAGTTCTGCACACAAAAAAACGACGAAAACCTCACAGCATTTGACATACACTTTCACGAAAAGCCCACAGACAACGAAGTTAAAATCATCAAAGAACAACTGCAACAGTGGGTCAATCTCAACGAATTAAACAAACGTATCTTTAAAATTGTACGCAATACCATCAAGTACGGTGATCAAGTGTTTATACGTGACCCCGAGACATTTAAATTGTTTTGGACAGAAATGTCAAAAGTCACCAAAGTGATTGTGAACGAGAGCGAGGGCAAAAAACCCGAGCAGTATGTGGTCAAAGACATCAACCCCAACTTTCGAAATCTCACTGTGACAGCAGTGACAACATCAGACACATTTACCAATCACCCACAGGTGGGCGGAGCCAGTGGTGCTTATGTACAACCAAGAACACCTTATTCGGGTGGTTCAAGATTCAGCCATGCACAGAACGAAGCAGTGGTGGATGCAGAACACATAGTACATCTAAGTTTGACCGAGGGCTTGGATGTGTTTTGGCCGTTTGGTAATAGTGTGCTGGAAAACATTTTCAAAGTGTTCAAACAAAAAGAATTACTGGAAGATAGTATCATTATCTATCGTGTGCAACGTGCTCGGAACGTAGAATGTTTAAAATTGACGTGGGCAACATGCCCACACACATGGCCATGGCTTTTATTGAACGTGTTAAAAACGAGATAAGCCAGCGTAGAATCCCCACACAGAGTGCCAGTGGTCAAAACATGATGGATGCTACGTATAACCCTCTCAGCACAAATGAGGATTTCTTCTTCCCACAAACAGCAGATGGGCGTGGCTCCAGTGTAGAAATACTGCCGGGTGGACAGAACCTAGGTGAAATCACAGACCTACGCTTCTTTACCAATAAATTATTCCGCGGCCTACGTATTCCTTCAAGCTATTTGCCACACCCCACAGGAGATGACAACGGCGGCAGCAGTTTCAGCGACGGCAAAACTGGAGTGGCCCTGATTCAGGAATGGAGATTCAACCAGTACTGTATGCGACTGCAGGCCATGATTGTGGATAGACTAGACAAAGAATTTAAAATGTTCATGAAGTGGCGTGGCATCAATATCGACGGACAACTGTTTGATTTGATGTTTAACGAGCCACAAAACTTTGCACAGTATCGTCAAGCCGACATTGACAGTGCTAAAATTGCCACATTTACACAGTTGGAACAGATCCCCTATCTCAGCAAACGTTTCTTAATGAAGCGTTATCTAGGCTTGACCGAAATGGAAATGAGCGAAAACGAAATCATGTGGCGAGAGGAAAAAGGCGAAGCCGAAGCTCCTGCAGCAGGACAAAGTTCAATGCGAGCCGCAGGCATCAGTGCCGGTGGCATTGCCAGTGACTTGGAAAATCTAGCACCGCCGCCCGAAGGCGGTGAAGCACCCGCACCCGGAGCCGAAGCTGGCGCCGCACCCGGAGCGGGTACTCCCACAGGTGGACCCGGACTAGCAGCATCTGCACCCGGCGTTGCTTAAGACTTTTTGGTAAATACTTTACTATGTTCCTAAATGAAATGTACGATGATGCTGTTCCCGGCAGAGAAATTGAAAAAGACGACCGCAGTGTCCAGCATCTCAATGATCTTAGAAAAACAAGATTGACACTAAATCACTTGAATCGTCTAAGAATGGCGTCGGATGTTCGCAAAGTAGAGTTTGAAGAAAAGATGAAACAAACCAAAGTTCAGTATGCTGCCGCACCCGCTGAAGGCGGAATGATGTAGTGTTTTTATAGCAGTTTATAAAAATACCTCAAAAAACACCTGTTTAACCCCCGATATTATCAAAATCATTAAATATATTATATAGCTTAATAAAACACGGCTAATTTAAAGGAGAATTACATGAACCGATACGAACAGTTGATAGAACACATTATCAACGATGACGAAGCAGCAGCTAAAGCATTATTCCATAAAATTGTAGTTGAGAAATCACGCGACATTTATGAGAGTTTAATGGACGAAGAAATGGGCGGATCACCTGCTCAAGGATTTGTACAAGACATGCATCAACAAGATGATGCAGCTCAAGAACATGGACTTGGCGAAGACGACGAAGAAATGGGCGAAATTGAATTAGACGGCGGCGACGATGAGTTCGATGACGCAGAAGACGAAACATTTGGCGAGCCAGGCGAACACGACGACCACACAGAAATTGTCAGTAAAATTGATGATCTCGAAGCACAATTGGCAGAACTCAAAGACATGTTAGGTGGCAACGATGACATGGGCGACATGGATGACATGGACCACGAAGAGCCAGAGATGGATAGTGACTTTGACAAAGAAGAGCCAGAGATGGATCATGATGCAGAAGAGTCCGACATGAGCAAGAAACCATTTGAATCACGCACACGTAAATTAAGTGATGTAGAAATCATGAAAGAATACGTTAACAAGATTGGCGAAATCTACAATCCCAACATGACCAGTGAAAAAGGTTCAGTAGTTGGCAAAGGTACAGCCACTGATGGTGATTCTAAGCCCACAATCAACAACAAAGGTGTAGTGCGTAACAAGGATCTAGGCAAGTTTGATGGTGAAACAACCGACAACATTGCACGTGGTGGATCAGAAAACGCTGCCGACGGCAAGCCAATTCCCAAGCCAAAGAATGCATACACCAAAGGCGAAACAACACAGCCTTTAGCTTCCAAAGACGGTGGCTACAAAAATCAACAGGGTGGTAACAAGCCCTGGAACCAAAAAGCTCCAGCAGAAGGTCACGGAGCTGAGAAAAAAGGCACTGAGTCAGGCAAACAAGCCGGCGCAAAAGAGACCATGGGCGGTTCAATCAACCCAAAATCTGAAATTGGAGGCCGAGTACGTTAATTCGTACTTGAACCGGGCGACAGTATGTCTAAAATTTTAAAAGAACATTTGACTTTTGACAATGCCGAAATCAAGGTGTTGTCGGAGTCCGATGGTCCAGACGGAAATGGAAAAAAACATTTCTATATGGAAGGGATATTCATTCAAGGTGGTGTCAAAAACGCCAACCAACGTGTTTATCCTGTACACGAAATTGAACGTGCTGTTTCTGCCATCAACGATCAAATCAAAGGTGGCTATAGTGTTTTGGGCGAAGTAGATCACCCAGAAGACTTAAAAATTGGTCTAGACCGTGTGAGCCATATGATCACTAAAATGTGGATGGACGGCGCCACAGGTTATGGAAAATTAAAAGTATTACCTACCCCAATGGGACAAATAGTAGAAGCTATGTTGACAAGCGGCGTCAAACTGGGAGTCAGCAGCAGAGGATCGGGTCAGGTAAATGAAGGAAGTGGACACGTTAGCGATTTTGAAATCGTTACTGTAGACATAGTAGCACAACCCAGTGCACCAAACGCATATCCCAAAGCAATCTATGAGGGCTTGATGAATATGAAGGGCGGTCAACAAGTATTTGAGATGGCACGTGATGCCAGCACTGATCAAAGAGTACAGAAGTACCTAAAAGAGGCAGTGGTAGGCCTTATTAAAGATTTAAAATTATAGGAGATATCCAATGTTAGATGCTATCAAAACATTATTGGACAGCGGAATTATCAATGAATCTACACAGCAGGCCATCAACGAAGCTTGGGAAACTAAACTGGTTGAAGCACGTGAGCAGGTACGTGCAGAACTGCGTGAAGAATTTGCTGGTCGTTACGAACACGATAAAGGTGTTATGGTTGAAGCTCTAGACAAAATGGTTACTGAATCCCTAACTGCAGAACTCACAGAGTTCCAAGCAGAAAAACAAGCTCTAGCTGAAGACCGTGCAAAGTTTAACTCACGCATGGTGGAATCAGCAGGCAAATTTGATAACTTCATGGTTACTAAACTTGCTGAAGAAATTCAAGAACTACGTGCAGATCGCAAAACATACGAGAACAGCATTGCTCAACTCGAATCATTTGTAATCAAAGCACTGGCCGAAGAAATTCAAGAGTTTGAACAAGACAAACGTGCCTTAGTTGAAACCAAAGTTGCATTGGTAGCCGGAGCTAAAGAAAAATTAGCCGAGTTACAAAAGACTTTTGTACAACGCAGTGCAGAACTTGTTAAAGAATCAGTTACTGAAAAACTAGAGACAGAAATGACTCAACTCAAAGAAGACATCCAACTTGCTCGCGAGAACATGTTTGGTCGTCGATTATTCGAAGCTTTTGCTAGTGAATTTGCTGTTACTCATTTGAATGAGAACAAAGAAATTGCTCGATTACAAGCTACAATCAAACAGCAGAAACAAGCTGTTGCTGAAGCTCGTCATGTAGCTGAAGAAAAGTCAGTGTTGGTTGAATCAAAAGAACGTGAAATTAAAATTATTCGGGAATCAGCAGAACGCAAAGAAACATTTGCAAAATTGTTGAAACCGTTAAACAAAGAGAAAGCCTCAGTAATGAGTGAACTACTCGAATCAGTGCAGACCGATAAGTTACAGTCGGCATTTGATAAGTATCTACCAGCTGTACTTAACAACAGTTCTGTTAAGCCAGTTGCTGAAAAGCAAACTGTTTTAACTGAGAGTCGTCAAGTAGTAACTGGTGATAAAACTGCTAAAAACGTGGAAAACTATGTTGGAACCAACGTGGTTGAGTTAAAGCGTTTGGCAGGGCTAAAGTGACTTAACCCTAAATAGGAGAAAAAGAAATGACACAAGCATTATTAGAAAGCCGTTGGGGCGAAACCAAAGACGCTCTGCTTGAAGGCTTAAACGGAAGTAAAAGAACTACAATGGGTGTAATTTTGGAAAACACTCGCAAAAACTTGATGGAAACTGCAACAGCAGGTGCAACAGGCTCCAGTAACGTGGCTACACTTAATCGTGTGATTCTGCCAGTTATTCGTCGTGTTATGCCTACAGTTATTGCAAACGAAATCGTTGGTGTTCAGCCAATGACAGGTCCAGTAGCACAGATCCATACCTTACGTGTGCGTTACGCTGACGGTGTAACAGCCACAGGTGGTGCAACAGGTACTGTGGCTGGTGACGAAGCATTATCACCATTCAAGATTGCAACTGCATATTCAGGCGCAACTGATGGTTTCGCAAGAACCACATCAGCACTGGAAGGTGTAGCAGGTAACAGAATCAACGTTCAAATCTTGAAACAGGTAGTAGAAGCCAAGACACGTAAGTTGTCAGCTCGTTGGACATTTGAAGCGGCTCAAGACGCACAAAGCATGCATGGTTTAGATGTAGAAGCAGAAATCATGGCAGCATTGGCACAAGAAATCACTGTGGAAATCGATCAAGAAATCCTCGGTAGTTTACGTAGCTTGGGTGCAGTTGATTATGCATATGATCAGTCCAGCGTTTCAGGTACAGCAACATTTGTTGGTGATGAGCATGCTGCTTTGGCAGTGTTGGTCAATCGTAGTGCAAACTTGATTGCTCAACGTACACGTCGTGGCGCTGGTAACTGGGCAGTTGTAAGTCCGGCTGCTTTGACAGTGTTGCAAAGTGCTACAACAAGTGCATTTGCTAGAACAACAGAAGGTACATTTGAAGCTCCTACAAACACCAAGTTTGTTGGTACATTGAATGGCGCAATGCGTATCTATGTAGACAGTTATGCAAACGATTCAACAGCAGTATTGGTTGGATATAAGGGTTCAAGCGAAGCTGATGCAGCTGCGTTCTATTGCCCATATATTCCTTTGATGAGTTCAGGCGTTGTTTTAGATCCAGCTACTTTTGAACCAGTAGTTGGCTTTATGACAAGATATGGCTACGTCGAGCTCACGAATACTTCGAGTTCTTTAGGTAATGCTGGTGATTACCTTTCAGAAATATCGATTTCGAACCTTAGTTTTCAATAAATCGAAACTGTATTTGTATCAAACAAAAACCTGCCCAGTGCAGGTTTTTTGTTGACAACGGCATAAATATTCATGTTCACTCGCTGAGAGAGACTCTCGGAGCACCACTTCGGGCGGCCTAGAACGCTAACGCCCTGAAGGGCAAAGGAGAAACAAAATGGCAAAATTAAAAATTTCAACAACAACTTCGGTATCATCAGTAAACTATCCACAAGCTCAAACGGATAGATTTGTCACACCAACCCAGGTCAACGGTAATCGCATCGGCGGCGTGGGTGGTGTCACCAGTCAGGTCGGCTTACAGATCAAGCCCACAGTGTTTGTCACTGGCGGCAGTGCCTTACCCGGCAGTATTACATCACAAAAAGGGGCTCACAAGTTTCGTGTGAGTGATGGCACTAGAACAGGTGTATGCAAGTTGGTAAACAGTACAACACTAGCGGCAGGTCAAATGAACTTATGGGCAAACATCTGTGTTATTCCCAGTGCAAACATAGCAGCAGCCAACATTGCCGGCAATGCCACACAAACTTGGGTGTCATGGACCACAGGTACAACCATTGGTCCAGTGGCAACGCCACGTGTGGGCGACTATATTCTTGGATTCACCAGTGCCAACATTGGCGTATACGGTGCACAAGTTACTGCTGTAGTTTCCACTACCAACGTGGCTGTGGCTGTTACTGGTAATGTTTCCTCTTCTACTTTTGTGCTGGCCAACACCATGACATTAGTAAGTAGAATTGACAACAAGTATATACATGACTTCACCACTAATGGTACCCGTGACAGCACAGACGGTACAGTGACCTATTACACCAACGGTTTCAATCCAACTAGATTCCGTTATGTGTTGGGTGGAAATGCTGTGTCGGCATCAGCCACAATAACATCGGGATTTGCCAGAGTAATCAGCGGTTAATAACTATAATCAGCTGACGTCGATCAGCATGAATCAGTTCAAAACAGCCTGTCACAACACAGGTTGTTTTTTTTTTTGAAATTGTATATTAGATATTTGCTAAATACTCTATAACAGGACTGTAAAGATGGCAACTTTTAAAAGAATCTCAGGTGACTATACAATTCAAAGTGCAGGTGCCAGTGACAATGTCTACGTCAACACCAACACACTCACTGTGAATGGTAACTTGATAGTGACCGGTAACTCTACCAGTATCAACACCACCAACACCTCAATTTGGGACAACATCATCACATTGAATGCCAATTTGTCGTCCAACACAGCACCCACCTTGAACGCAGGTATAGAAGTCAATCGTGGCTCCAGTGCCAATGTGGCCCTGCGTTGGAACGAAACAGTGCGAAATTGGCAAGTGACCACAGACGGCAGCACCTATGCCAATATTTCCACTGGGCTTGCTGGCTTAACTGCCAACTTAAACATAACCGGATATAGAATATACGACACTGTATCAAACGTGCAATTTTATGCCAACACCCCTTCAGCGGGTGGCTCGGGCGTATATGCTACAAACAACAATTATGTAAATCAAGAGTTGATTACAAAACAACGCAGTATTGCGTACAGTATTATTTTTGGATAGGATAAAAAAATGGCAATACAAAACACCGCATTAACAACCACTGCTGCCAGCATTTACACCAGTGCCGGCAACACAGCAATCACCACCATACACCTGTGCAACTACACTGGCTCGTCGGTACAGGCCAATGTGTATGTGGTACCCTCGGGCGGGGTGGCCAACGGTACCACAGTGATCTATGGCAATGTCACCATATCAGCCTACAACACCTTGATCATTTATCAAGAAAAGTTCATATTGGCCAACGGTGATTTCATTGCTGCCAATGCATCAGCCACTACCAGTGTAACTGCCACAGTAAGTTCAATAGGAATCTAACACATGGCACGATTTTTAAAAAACCCGGACCTAACACCCGGCAGCCAAGCTGCTAGATTGCCCATGGTGCCCAGCAGTAGCTATGGTGACGCACCTGTGGACGGTATCATTAGATTCAACGTGGCCACAAATAGAATTGAATTTTATTACAACGGTGCTTGGAATCAAGTGGCCAAAATTGGTACCTTGACTCCTACAGTGGACGACCTAGTGGGCGATGGTTCAACCACAGTGTTCACCATGAGTCAAAGCGAAAGTGATGCAAAAAACATAGTTGTCACCATTGGCGGGGTTTATCAATTGCCAGGAACTGCTTACACGGTGGCGGGAACTGCCATAACATTCACATCAGCGCCACCGGCACCCAGCTTGCCCACAAGTCCCAACAGAATTAATATAATTCACAATCTCAACAGCACCAACGTGCCAGCCTAGGACTCAACATGGCCATTGGACGTATATCAGGACCAATGCTGTACAACAACTTGGATCGCCAAGGAGTTGATTTATCCATTGATGCTAATCTTGTGTATTTTGATGTCAACAATCGTTGGGTGGGCATCAACACCACCGCACCGGGCTATGCACTAGACAGCACAGGCAATGCTAGAATTGCCAATATCTTTGTACTAGGCAACACCATCTCCAGCAACAGTGGTGGTTTAAGCATGGGATCGGCCACCACCTTTACCAACACCACTGACTCCTCCGGTCCCACAACAGGTGCAGTGACAGTGGCAGGTGGCATGGGCATTGTTCGGGATCTACGTGTGGGCGGTACTATACATGCCAACACCATAGTATCGGACAACTTTCAAGTACTCAGCATTGGTGAGTCATTGGTTTATTTGTCACCGTCCTCAACCACCCCCTACAACTACGATATTGGGCTTTACAGTGCTTTTACTGGTGGATCCAGCAACAACTATCAACACACCGGTGTAGTGAGAAACGATGCAGACAACTATTGGTATTTTTTCAGTAATGCTGCTGAACCCACAGGCGCCACAGTGGACTTGGCCAATGCCAATGTTGTCATGGATACCATTCGTGCAGGTGGCATAACGCTAAGTAATGCCACTGTAAGCTCTAGTTCCTCAACAGGTGCTGTGGTTGTCACCGGTGGTGTGGGTGTTGGTGGTAATGTCACAGTGAGTGGCAATGTAGTTGCACCAAACTTTTTATTTGCCAATGGTGTTAATATTTTTACTGCTATTGCCGCCGGCAGTTACGGAAACGCCAATGTAGCCACATACTTGCCCAATTATACAGGCAACATCGCCAGCGGTAATACCACAGTCACCGGCAACTTTTATGGAAATATTTTAACTGATCAAATTTCTCCACGTACTGGAAATATTGTAACATTTAATTCATCCGCTGCAATTAAATTACCCGTGGGCGACACTGCAACTAGACCCACAGGTGCATCGGGATATTTAAGATTCAACACAGCCCTGGGCACAGTGGAATACCACAATGGCACTGCTTGGGTTCCTTTGACCAATACCATTACAGATCAACAAATTACGCCCGACGGTGTTGCTCAAACATTTACATTGACACAGTCAACCACTGCAGCTGGTATTCTTGTCAGTATCAACGGTACCATGCAACAACCAGATATAGCCTACACAGTGTCGGGCACCAGCTTGACATTTACGGAAGTACCACTAACAACAGATATTGTAAACGTTAGATATATTGCCACAGTGAGCACTGTGGTCAGCACAGATTCTACTCTGGTTGATTCTGCCAATGTAGCATTGGGCACCGTATTAAAAATTATTGATAGTTTTGACACCACTGCTTATAGAAGTGCCAAATACACAATTTCCAGCAGTAACTCCTCGGACGCACAATTTTCAGAGTTGATGTTGATACAAAATGCCGGATCTGTTGCAATCAGCAACGTGGCCAATGTTAGAGTTGGCGTCAGTGCAGTGACATACACAGCAAACGTAAGCGGTACCACTGTTAATTTGTTGGCACAAGCCACCACAGCGTCAAATCAGCTGAGAATTCAACGCACATATTTCGTAATTTAACTTTGAGCATAAATACTTGATATAAAAAGGAATCGGTATGGCAGTTACTAGAATCAAGAATAATCAGATCACTGATGCAACCATTACGTTTGCCAAGATTGCTGCCGGTACACTGACTGGTTCCTTATTTAATGCCAATCTTACATTAAATAGCAATGTTTCTATTATTGGTAACTTTTCTGTTTCTGGTACTCCCACCACAATCAACAGTGTTAATACCTATGTCAATGACCCGGTTGTGGTGTTTAACAACGGTTACGCAGGTAGCTTGGTCGGTTACGACATTGGTTTATTAGTCAATCGTAACCTAAGCTCATTGGCTCCGTATGGTTCAGTAAATGCATTCTGGGGTTGGGTAGAAAATGATGCTGCTTTTGAAGCCATTGCTACAACAGACACTGGTACTGGTATCACCAGTATTAATAATTCAGGTTTTGCCAACTTAAAAGTTGGTAATATATTTTCTCAAAGTGGAACTATCACTGCCAGTACAGTGACAGCTGCCACCATTGGTAATTCGGGCACAACACTGTCGGGCACATTAAGTGCCGCAGGTGTATCGGGCACAGTGGCCACAGCCAACGTGTCACAGTATGACTCAGTGACTCCGTTCACTACCACAGCTAACTTTTTCCCGCAATTCAGTAATATTTCAACCGCGGGCAACACTGTGGGTGGTGTTGCTACTAACCTGGTGTTTAACCCCGGCTCTGGTAATTTATTTGCAGGTTCATTTGTTGGGTCTGGAATTTATTTAACCGGCGTTGCAGCAGCCAGTGCCGGTAACACAGCGTTCTACGCTTGCACAGCACCCTACACCACAAGTCAAGTATTTTATCCCATGTTCAGTAACTTGGTGTCTGCTGGAAATACCACACATGGTGTTGCAACCAACTTGTCATTCAATCCCGGCACTGCCAATTTGACCATTGGTAATATTGCACTCACTGGTAATGCCATTAGTAGTTTAAGCGGTACTGTTTTAGGACTGGGTGCCATTGGCAACGTGAGCGTAACAGGTGGCACAAGTGGCTATACAGTGATTACCAACGGTGCTGGTGTGTTGAGTTTCAACCCAGGCAATGCATTGGTGTTGGGATCTAACAGTTCTGGGCAACTGGTAAGCAACGCAATAACATTAACAAGTACAACCAACGTGACAGATGCAATCGCACAATTAAATCAAATTTTAGGCAAGTTAACTCCAGCCGCACCTCCCAACTTCCCGGGCAACGTAGCAACATCTGTTGGCGCGGCCAGCACATTCAGTATCACAACAGGTACCACATCGGCCATCATGACCGGTGATGCGGCACGTGGTACTGGATGGACACAGCAAAATAATATTTCTGGTAACACTTATCAGTTGGCCGGCGGAACAACATTTTCGGCGGTGCGTGCCAATACCATTGCAACATCAACGCTGGCAGCAATCAAATCGGGTCAAGGTAACGTAAGATCTTGGTACGGTGGCAACATCATAACAGGATTTGTAAACTTAACTGGTGCATTGGGCACAGTGACCAATGGTAATTTGTCAATTGTCAACGATACAGACTACAACAACATCAAGAGCACAGTGTCTGCTGGATTCTGGTACAGTGCCAACGTTTCTATATCGGCTACAGCAGGTATGTTGCCGGGCTGGAACAGTATTTTAATTGAAGACCTTGGCGGATACACAAATGGCAATACCAACTCACTGCTGTGGTACAACGATATTAGTTCCACTGCTGCTGGAACACCAACATTCTCCAACACCAGTGCAGTATTGACCACCAACGTGGTGGCGTACTCTAGCTCAATTCCGCACTTTACATCGGGTGCAGTATTTAGATTAAAAGGCAACGTAAACAACTTATCCGGAGACACATATCCAACAGGTAACGTAAACTTAACCAGTGCCACTGCTGCCGCAGGTGGCTTCCAAGCTCCTACTGCTGTACCTTACACAGCAGCCGTGGCCAGTGCCGGTTATTGGTCTGGTACTGTACCGTTACCAAGATATTTGTGTAATACCACATACGGCTCTGGAACCAGTGCTTACTATGAAACAAACTCAAGTATAGTGACTACAGGCTTTGGTTCTAGTACCTCAGGTCCAACATTAACTGTAACCAACGGCTATAACGCATCTCTCGCTACAGCACACCAAGCGTCAGGTGCTCCAACCATATTATGGAAAAACGGTACCGGTACTGCCATTGATGAAACTACTATTCCTGTTAACTCAGTAGGTACGGGATCGGGTAACGGTTTCCGTGTTGCTAGTCAAGGCAGTTCTAACAACCCGGTGTATGTAGCAGGTAACGTTAGCTCACCAATTTGGAACAGCCAAACAACAACACTACAGACCTACGATGCAGTTGTCGTTGGATCGGGCTCACAAGGTATTATTGCGTGGAGTCAAACTAACTTCTCTACTGGTTACTTGCCAGTGGGCCCAAATTTAAGTGGACAAGCCACAACACAATATTTCACGATGAAGTTTATTCGTACAGCGGTGTCTAAGTTTAACATCAAGTATTCGGGCACTATTGCTGGTTTATGGGTAGCATTACCTGGTGGCTCACCAAATGGTACAGACACCTATGCATCACCCACTAACGGTTGGTTAGATGTAAGTGTTACTTATGCAGGGGGAATTCCCGGCACCGGCACCGGCGGCAACGGAATATCAAATGGTTGTGCAGTCGGTGGAAATGCAGTACTTAACTCGTTACAAACCAACAAGAGCGTGACAGCAACATTTGGTACGTTGAGTTCAACAAACTCAACAAACAATGAAATTTGGGTGAGAGTTGCTTTAACAAGTGGACAATCACTAACAGCATTAACTATGGAAACGGCGACAAACTAATATGGCTATCTCAGACGCACAAAAAGTAGACTATCTATTTAAGAAAATAGGTTTTGGTATATCCAAGACTGACATATCTACCAACAAGAGTCCTGCTAATGAATCGATCAGTAGCCCGTTGTTGATACGCGGCGATAACATTTGGGACCAAAGTGATTCCATTGCCAACGGTGCGGTTGCCTTACCTACCAGCAACGTAGTGGTCAACGGCACCACAGTGGTTGCAGTATATCGCGACAGTTTGAGCAGTGCAGTACAAACCACAAACGACGGTACAGCTGCAGTGAACCGTACTTGGAAAACAGGATTAACCAACTGGATCGGCCCAGAATTTGGTACTGGTTATCAGCTTAAAGTATATACTGGCACGGTATTGACATCTGCAAATGCCAGCACAGGTACCTCACTATCACCCGATGGTTCGGGAAACAACGACGGATGGTTTTTTGACTACCAGTCGGGTGTGCTAAACTTTGCAGATACCAACGTACCAACCACAATAAGTACACAAGTTTGGGTAGTAGGTGCACGTTATACAGGCCCAACCGGTATTAGTACACTGCCCAACTTGGTGGTAACTGGTAATTTAACCAGTACCAACGGTAATATTGTATTGACCAACGGCAACGTGTATGCTCAAAACTACTACGGTACTTTCCAAGGCACAATCGGTGCTGGCACAAGTATTGCCGTGGCCAACGTGGCCAACTACGATGTAATTACTCCAGTCAGCACCAGCCCAAATACATTTTATCCAAAATTAAGTAATATTGTTGTTGCAGGTAACAGCGTGGCCGGCGTTGCAACCAACTTATCATTTGTGCCCAGCACAGGTACACTGACTGCAACTGCATTTTCAGGCTCTGGTAGTGCATTAACCAGTTTAACTGCTACCAACGTCGCAGGTACGGTGGCCACAGCCAACGTTTCACTATACGACTCAGTGACTGCATACACTACTAATCAAACATTTTACCCACAATTTAGTAACCTCTCTACTACAGGCAACAGTGTAACTGGTGTAGCAACCAACTTATCATTTAACCCATCAACCGGTGCATTAACAGCAACCAGCTTTAGTGGAACACTATCAGCCGTCAACGTGGCAGGCACAGTGGCCACAGCCAATGCCACCGTTTACACAGGAATAACCAACACAGCCACTGGCACCTATTATCCGGTATTAAGTGCTCAAAACACCACAGGTAATGCACAAGCAGCTGCATCTAGCAGTTTAAGTTACAACGCCGCAACTGGTACATTGACAGCAACTTCATTCGCAGGTTATGGCGGTGCCTTAACTGGTACCATGACAACTGCCAACGTTGGGTTGTACGAACAAATTACCAACTTAACTAACAATCAAACTTATTACTTGCCATTTGCCAACGTAGTAACAGGTAACAGCACCTTGGGTGCAGTGACCAGCGTCAACGTTAACCCCAGCACAGGACAAGTCAACTCCGTATCCGCCAATGTAACAACATTAAATGTTGGTAGTACCAGCATACTAGCAGGACAAGTACAAATACCCAATTCAACGGTGTCGACCAATTTTGGATCTGGTGCACTGGTTGTATCTGGCGGTTTAGGTGTTGCCGGTGCTGCATTCTTCAACAGCAACGTCAGCATTGCTGGTAACTTGACAGTAACCGGTAACAGTGTAAGTATTGGTGCCAGTACATTGAGTATTACTGACCCAATCATCAACTTAAACACACCACAAGACCTAACCCCACTGACAGTTCCGACCACTAGTGATGTTGGTTTAAAATTCCACTATTATGACACAGCAGACTCGGCAGCTTTTGCAGGTAGAACTGTGGTTGACGGATACTTTACATATTGGACCAAAGGTACAGACACTGCCAACGTGTTCACAGGAACACAACTTGGTACATTCAAAGGTGGTGCAACAATTCTAGCCAATGCTAGAGTAGTGGGTGGCGGTTTATCGGCCAACACCGGCTCAATGCAGGTATGGGGTGATGCCAGTATCACTGGTAATTTGTATGTAGGAAACGGTTTACAAAATACACCAATTGGTACACTGGGTTCTAGTACAGGAAACTTTACTACAGTTACAGCTCAAACTGTTAACGCTGCCACAATTGGTAACTCGGGTGCATCAATTGTAGGCACCATAAGTGCCACTGGTGTCGCAGGTACAGTGGCCACAGCCAACGCTGCTATCTACACCGGTATAACCAACACTGCCACTGGTACTTATTATCCAGTACTCAGTGCTCAAAACACCACAGGCAACGCACAGGCGGCTGCATCAAGCTCATTATCATACAACGCTGCGACAGGTGCATTGACAGCAACTTCATTCGCAGGTTACGGTGGTGCCTTAACCGGTACTATGACAACTGCCAACGTGGCTTTATATGAACAAATTACCAACTTAACCAATAACCAGACTTACTATTTGCCATTTGCTAACTTAGTGACAGGCAACAGTACATTGGGTGCGGTAACAGCAGTCAACGTTAATCCGTCAACAGGTAACGTTTCAGCCACTGCTTTTATTGGGTCAGGTCAATATTTAACTAATATTTCAATTGGCTCATTGTCGGGCACTTATCCAACTGCCAACGTTGCAATATACGAACAAGTTACAGCATACACAACTAATCAAACATTTTATCCAGTGTTCAGTAACATCAGCACCACAGGTAATACTGTTGCCGGGGTCAACTCAAGTTTAAGTTACAATCCCAGCACTGGTGCACTGACAGCAACCAGCTTCAGTGGTACCTTATCGGCAACCAATGTGAGTGGTACTACTGCAACTGCCAATGTGAGTTTATACGACTCGGTAACAGCATACACAACTAACCAAACATTTTATCCGCAGTTCAGTAATATTTCAACCACAGGTAACAGTATAACTGGTGTTAGCTCAAGTTTAAGTTATAACCCCAGCACAGGAACATTAACTGCAACCAACTTTAACGGTACAGTTCAAGGTACAGTAGCAACTGCCAATGCCGCAATTTACACAGGTATAACCAACACAGCCTCTGGTACTTACTATCCGGTACTCAGTGCTCAAAACACCACAGGTAATGCACAAACAGCTGCATCAAGTAGTTTAAGTTATAACGCCGCAACAGGTGCATTGACAGCAACCAGCTTTAGTGGAACACTATCGGCTGTCAATGTCGCGGGTACAGTGGCCACTGCCAACGTGAGTTTATACGAATCGGTAACAGCTTATACCACAAACCAAACATTTTACCCTGTGTTTTCAAATACCAGCTCGTCGGGCAATACTGTTGCTGGTGTTGCAACTAACTTATCGTTTAATCCGTCCTCTGGTACATTGAGTGCAACAGTATTAAATGGTACTGTAACTGCACTAAATGTAAGTGGTACAGTGGCAACAGCCAACGTGGCTCTGTATGCCAGTGCAACCCCATACACAACTAATCAAACATTTTATCCTGTATTCAGCAATACTGTCACAGCCGGTAATACCACTGTTGGTGTTAACTCTGGATTGAGCTACAATCCTGCAACAGGTACATTGACTGCAACTAACTTTGCAGGTGCAATATCGGGCACAATTGGCACAGCCAATGTGAGTTTATACGAATCGGTAACAGCATTAACAACAAATCAAACATTTTATCCGCAGTTCAGTAATATTTCAACCACAGGTAACACTATCTCTGGTGTAGCAACCAACTTGACATTTAATCCCGGCACAGGAGTGTTGACTGCCACTACATTCTCGGGTGCTGGTTCATTCTCGACTGTCAGCACATCAGGTGTGGCAAGTTTGAACGCCAACGTGGTAATTAACAATGGCAGTAACACTAACGACAATACATCGGGTGGTTTAGTAATCAAAGGCACAGCTGGTGCAGCCATAGGTGGAAACATCAACGTTGGTTCGGCCATGTTCATTGGTTCTGGAGCACAGGCAACAGTATTAAATAGCCCAATTGCTATTAAACGCGGTACTCCTGGTGCTGCTCCCGGATTCCAATATTTGCAAGATGCGTTGATTAGTGCTACTAACTATGGATCCAGTGACTTTATTGCCTACGGAAATAACTATACCGGAGTTGCCAATGACCATGGATTTGTGGACCTGGGCTTTACAGGTGATGCATTTACCGATCCGTATTATTCGATTACCAAGAGCAACGACGGCTATGTATTTGCATCGGGTGCCAACGCCACAGTGGGCGGAAACTTGGTATTGGCCACAGACTACAGTGGTAACTACAATGACGTAGTAGTGGGTGTGGGCAGTTTCTATGCCAACAGTGAAGTTGCAAGATTCCACGGCAACGCCAGCAATTCGGGTACATTTGTTGTAAAATTACCAACCAATGCCAGCCCCGCAGCCAACACAGGTGCTTTCCAAGTTTGGGGCGGTGCAAGTTTTGGCAGTAACGTATATGTTGGTGGTGCTGTTACAATCAACGGTGGTCAAACTGCCGGCAATGAACTTTTTGTTCGCGGTAAAACAGATACCACATTGATTTGGGCAAGACCCAATGCAACTTACGATCAAGTATTGATTGGTGGCTCGGCCACAGCAGCTATCCCATCATCGGGTGCAAAATTACAAATTAACAGCACAGACTCGATATTATTGCCAAGTGGATCCAATGCTCAACGTCCCGGCAGTGCTGGATTTACAGACGTAACAGGTATGTTCCGTTACAGCACTACATCTGGTGCAGTTGAATGGTATACTGGTTCTGCATGGCAATCTGCAAGTAGCTCATTTACAGTTGTTACTGACCAGCAGTTCAACGGAGACGGAGTAACTACTGCATTTACATTAAGTGCTGAGGTTACTACCAATGCCACTATTGTTAGTATCAACGGTGTGTTACAAATACCAACGCTGGCCTATGCAGTGTCGGGCACAACATTGACATTTACAGAAGCACCTGCCAATTTGGATGTGATTGATGTACGCAGCTTAACTACAACGCAAACAGTAACTGGTATTGCCAGCACCAATGGCTATATGCAAGTTGCTGCAGACAACAACGGTGTTTATATATACACTGGAGTCAGCTCAACAGCAGCCACTACAGTTTGGAACACCGGTGGTGCACGGGTCAGTAACATTGCCAACGTATCTGTTGCATCGGCTGCTACTCCGACAACCATTGACACCATTAACAACACCTTGTACCGCAGTGCCAAATATGTAGTACAAGTCACCAATGGTGCAAACTATCAAGTACAAGAAGCATTGGTAATTTCAAATGGTACTGTGGCAACTATTACAACTTACGGCGCTATTAATACCGGCGGTAACTTGGGTGTGTTGAGTGCTACACAAAGCGGTGCTAACACGTTGGTACAGTTTACAGCAGTGAACGCAACAAATTCAGTGAGAATTCAGAAAGATTATTTAAATATTTAACAGTAACATCCTTATCGGGGAATATGGAACCGGGGAAAGAATAAAATGGCAAACAGTAATTTCGTAGTACAAAATGGCCTCACAGTGGGCTCAACAACAATTTTTGCAGGCAACGGTGATATTTCCACAACAGGTAATATTTCTGTGTCGGGTGCCGGCTCATTTGGCGGCTTAAGTACAAATCAGATTTATCAAAGTTCAGCCAACGTAACAGTCAGTGGTAGCTTTGTCAACGTGGCCATTGCTTCAACCAACGTGGCCAGCTTTAGTTCCGCTGGACTAACAATGTTAAGCAACTTTGTACCAAGTGCAAACGTGGCATATAATTCTGGTAGCACCTCTACTTACTGGAGCAACTTTTATGCCGCAACTGGCAACTTCAACACCATCAACATTGGTGCACAGGGTATTGTACCCAATGCCAATTTAACTGCCAATTTGGGATCTCCTTCTGCTTGGTTTAACACATTTTTTGGAGTATCAACACAGGCCAAATATGCTGACTTGGCAGAAAACTATCGAGCCGACAGCAACTATCAACCGGGTACAGTGTTGATGTTTGGTGGAGATCAAGAAGTCACCGTGGCAGAACCTGAAACAACAGCAGTGGCAGGCATTGTTTCTACCAACCCAGCACATTTAATGAATGGTGCATTGTCGGGTCCAAATGTATCAGCAGTGGCATTGATAGGGCGTGTTCCTTGCAATGTAATTGGACCTGTTAAAAAAGGTGATTTAATGATATCTGCAGGATTTGGTTTTGCTCGATCCAGCTCGAATCCAGTGGTTGGTCAAGTGATTGGAAAAGCACTGCAAGATTATCCCGGTGCATCCAAGGCAGTTATAGAAATAGTAGTTGGCAGAGTTTAATACCGTTACAGCAATCTTGTTTTGTAATAAATACAAGATAACTCGGACAACACAATGCCTTTGACCAGACCCAAAATTTGGGACCTTGATACCAATGTAGAATATTTTATGGACCCAATCACGGTGCTCCATCAAGGATCTACACAAGCCAACGTAGATGTAGGATTTTTATTTAACCGAGCCAACGGTTTGGTATCCAACGTGGCTGTGTATTGGAGCGAAAGTGCCAATACTTTTGTTACAGCATTTACCAATAATTCAGGAGTAACCAACAGTAACATTGTGGCCACAGGCTACGCCAACTTGACCATTGGTTCTCTCTTGTCTATCAATGGTAACATTTACCTAAACGGCACTGCCGGCATACCGGGGCAGTATATTAGTTCCACTGCCAGCGGTACTGCTTGGGCCAGCAGTTCATTCAACGGCGGTGTAATTTCTAATACATTGTTTCCCAGTGGTAATTTAACATTAAATTTAGGCACTACCAGTGCATTTTGGGCCAATACCTACACTGGTAATGTAATACTATCAAACAATATACTTTGGGCCAACGGTACAGTATTCAGCTCGGGCACAGGCAGCGGCAGTGTTGGCTATTCTCCCAGTGCCAACGTGGCAATATATGCCAACGTGACCCCTTATACAACTAATCAAACATTTTATCCTGTATTTTCCAACATCACCACAGCCGGTAATAGTGTGCATGGGGTAAGCTCAAGTTTAAGTTATAACCCCAGCACCGGTGCATTGACAGCAACCAGCTTTAGTGGTACATTAAGTGCCGTCAATGTTGCGGGCACTACTGCAACTGCCAATGCCGTAATTTACACAGGTATAACCAACACTGCATCAGGTACTTATTATCCAGTATTGAGTAGTCAAAATACCACAGGTAATACACAGGCCGCAGTCAACAGTTCACTAAGTTACAATGCCGCAACAGGTAACGTTTCAGCCACAGCATTTGTTGGATCCGGCCAGTATTTGACCGGCATTACTGTTGCTGGTACAGTAGCAACTGCCAACGTAGCACTATATGAACAAGTACAAAATTACACCACTGGCACATTTTATCCAACTTTTAGTAATACAAGTATTACAGCAGGTAATACAGTAATTGGTGTCAATTCAAGTTTATCATACAACGCCACGACCGGTACGCTGAGTGCCACAAATTTGTCCGGTACACTGCAAACAGCTGCACAAACAAATATTACAAGTGTTGGTACACTGACTTCGTTGGCAGTTGGTGCAGTTACCAGTTCCGGTACCATCATTGCCTCAACAGTAAATGCAGCCACAATTGGTAACTCGGGTGCTAGTTTAGTTGGTACATTGGGTGCTGTCAACGTGGCAGGTACAGTGGCTACTGCCAACGTTGCATTGTATGCCAGTGCAACTCCTTACACTACAACTGCTAACTTTTATCCTGTATTCAGCAATACTGTCACAGCCGGTAACACCACGTCGGGTGTTGCAACCAACATGGTATTCAATCCCGGTACTGGTAATCTTTATGTTAATAACATTGTTGGATCCGGTCAATACTTGACCAGTGTCACTGCTACGGTTTCTGGTACTGTGGCCACAGCCAATGTGGCATTGTACGAATCGGTAACAGCTTATACCACAAACCAAACATTTTATCCTGTATTTTCCAACATCAGCACCACAGGAAATACCACATCCGGTGTTTCCGCCAACTTGTCATTCAATCCCGCAACCGGTAACTTAATTGCAAATATAGTAACCACTACTGGTAATTTAATAATTGGTGGTAATACTATTCATAATAGTAAAACATATTTTAACTTCTCTGGCGACGAACAAATAATCAGTCAAGACACCAGTGTCATGCGTACCGGTTCTTGGAGTGTAACTGCTTCGGGGTCGTTGTATACATTAGCCGGTGAACCCTTAATGTGGTACTGGATTCACAACTGTGCAATTGATCCAGCAACAGGAAACTTTTTGGCTCGTGATGATTATGGTCCTGTAACTGTTTGGGCATTGACAGAAAGCATGTTGATAAAAACTTGGATTAGTCCCCCGGATCAAATACTTTCCGTTCCTAGTTCGTGGACATTGACCGGAAACCAAGACACCAACAACGGTTTATTTACAACTGGGGGCATGAGTGGAAATTCGCTGAAGTTGACGCAAGTGACAACTCCTGCAGCCGCCGTGGGTACAGGCTCTACCACAGGTGGTTCATTGGCCGCAGGTAATTATTATGTTCGTGTTGTGGGTATTGACGTTAACGGGCAAGCCACTTTGCCCAGTCCAGAAAGCACAGTGGTTACAACCACTGGTTCTTCCGGCTCTATTAACTATGTTATACCAGCAACAATAGGTGTCAACAACTATCGAATATATGTAACTCAAACCTCGGGTACATATAATTCGGGATACTTTACATTCAATCCTGACTATCTCACAAACTATTTTACATTAACTACCTTAACTGGAACAACAGCCGGCACATTGCCCTCCATCAACAACACCGGTGGAGTCAACATTACCGGTAACTTAACTGTGCTAAACACCGGCGGTACCAGCAATTCTATCTCTGGCAACATTGGTATTAACACCACCCTACCAGACACTGAACTTACTATTTTGGGAATCCCACAAACTGTGGTTTATCCTGTCACAGGTGTTAACCAAACTTTGGGCACAGACTTACACATCGTCGGTGCAGATGGTGCTACCCCAACTCGTATCACACAAGACACATTTGGCACTGGTTCGTATATAGCATTCACTGGCAGAGCTGCTCGGGGCACAGCTGCCTCACCAGCTCAGTCCCTGTCAGGTGATACCTTAACTCAACTCACTGCTAGAGGATTCAGCAGTGGTTCTCTAGGATTTGGTACTGCGTCAACTGGTCGAGTTGACATAGTGGCCGCAGAAAACTTCACAGACACCAGTCGTGCCACCAACGTGGTAATTTTTACCACAGCAGTGGGCGCCATTAATCCCACAGCAACAGCCACATTCAGCAGTGCCACAGGATTGGCAGTCACTGGCAACACTGCCATCAGTGGTAATTTAACAACCAATGGTGGACTACTGGTGCCGGTGTTGGGCTTGTCAATAGTTTCTGCTCAAGGTTGGAACTTGGCTTAAATACACAATACAGAATTTATAAAGGAATAGAAAAATGGCAAATAATGCCCCAATTTTTTCAAGATTAGGCGATATACAAGGTGGTGAATTATTAATTACACAGGGCTCAATCACAGCCGGCGACTACACAGGTGTGGGTATTTACAACGTGGTGGCATTTACTGCTGATTCAGCCAACGGTGGATTTGTGCAACGCTTGAGATTCAAGCCAAACGGTAACAATACTGCTGCTTCAGTGGCACGTATTTTCATCAACAACGGAGCAATTAACCAAGCCACAACACTGAGTACACCCTCAGCACCCTCGGGCAGTGCCAGTGGTACAGGTGGTACACTGCTACCAGGGTCTTACTATGCATTGATACAAGCAGTGGATCAATACGGTGCATACACAGCAGCCAGTCCACAAAGTACCGCAGTCACCACAACTGGTAATACCAGTTCCATCACTTGGTCGTGGACTCCGGTTGCGTCGGCAGCATATTATGTGTTATGGGCCGGCACAACCAGTTTGGGTCAACAACCATTCTTTCAAACTGCTGGTAACGTGGCGTTTTTAACCCAAACAGTGGCCTACGCCGCAGGTAACATTGGTACTCCCAAAGGCTCTAACTCGGATAACTTTTTATACGGTGAACTGGCTTTGCCGATTACATCGGGTACAGTGTCGGGTACTACACCCAATGCTGACATAGATTATCCCATGAACGTGGCATTACCTCCTGGCTATAAAGTACTGGTGGGTCTCAGTGCCAACGTATCGGCTGGTTGGTATGTCACCAGTATTGGTGGAAAATATTAATGTTAGATTTCAGCCATTTAACTGCCAACCCACGTGTGGACGTGCAGACGTTTTACGCCAATTCGGCCACTGCTGGTGTAACATGGGCCACTTGGGTCAAACCACGTGGCATAAACTTTGTACAATTCGTTGTATTGGGTGGTGGTGCCGGAGGTGGATCAGGAGTTGGTAACGGTGCCGCTTCAACTGCTGCCGGGGGCGGCGGTGGAGGTAGTTCAGCTCAGTGCAGTATAATATTTCCCGCATGGGCACTGCCTGATGTTCTTTACATAAGCGTGGGTTACGGTGGTGCAGGTGGCGCAGCTGTTGCTGCCACACCCGGTCTTGTTGGTACAGCAGGCATAGCCAGTTATGTAAGCCTAGCCCCTAATACTACGGTTAACAACCTATTAGCACAAGCCAACGGTGGCGGTGCTGGTACAGCAGCCGCAGGTGCAACAGCCGGTGGTGCAGGTGCCGCTGGGACAGTAACAGCAATTGGTTCAGCCGCATTGGCTGGATTGGGTACATTGGGTTATACAGGTGTAGCAACCAACATCAGTCTAGTGGGACAAGTGGGCATTGCTGGGGGTACCACAGGTCTTGGAGCCGCATTGACATTACCAGTGACAGGATTAATAGTAACCGGTGGCACAGGTGGCGCAGGTGTTGGAGCAGCTGCCTCAATAGGCTCATCGGGAGGTAACATAACTGGTGCTGGTGCTTTTCCCACCGTCATTGGTGGGATTGGTGCCGCCTCATCAACAACTTCAGGCACATCCGGCGCCAATGGATTTCAGCCCATACCCAAACTGTTTTATTTCTACGGCGGTACCGGTGGTGGTTCTTCGGGCGCTGCAACAGGTACCACCAACGGCGGGCCTGGCGGAGCGGGTGCTTATGGTTGCGGTGGCGGTGGTGGGGGTGGTGCATTTACCGGTGGTACGTCGGGTGCCGGTGGTCGTGGCGGTGATGGCATTGTTATAGCCACCAGTTGGTAAAATACCATAAATACTTGATATGATCAAAATAAAAAAATTATACCGAGACACACACTTGATGGATGATGTTGTGACACATTATACCTATGAAAATAGCCAATGGGATTCCACCATTGAACAGGTAAAAAACAATGTAGTCAACAATCAAATCAGCAACACTGCTGTGGTGTTGGGCAACGGCCCCAGTAGACTACAGTTAAATCCCAACTTATTTAATTTATTAATGAATCACCGTGGTGGCCTGTTGGCCGCAGGGCGAGTTCAGACCTACGGATGCAATGCCATAATACGTGATTTTACTCCTGATTTTTTGGTAGCCACTGGCAGTGAGATTGTAAACGAAATTGCCGGAGATGATTGGCACGATCAAAATCAATACTATCAACAAACTATTGTTTACAGCACAGCCGATGCAGTATTAGAATTTCCTGGTAAGTTTTATTTAATACCGCAAAATCCTGGATGGAACGCTGGATCCGTTGCTGCTTATTTGGCCTGCTTTGATGCACACAAAAAGATTTACTTGATGGGATTTGATTGTTACAACGCACCCGAGGCCACCATACACGAAAACATTTATGCCAATACACCGGGATATCCTCGTGATGGAGAACCAGTGACTGATGCATATTTTACCATGAGCTTGCTACACGTGATGCAGACCTATAATGATGTAGAATTCATTAGAGTAATGCCCACTGAGTCATGGTATTGTCCTGATGCGTGGCAGTATCAAACTAATTTTAGACAAATCAATTTTAGACAATTTACTCTTGAAGTAGATTTATAATCAAACAACTTTTTCTAAAGTTTTAATCTTTTCAATTACACTTGAAAACTTGAATGTACGCCATACTCCCGGATGTAAGGGTTTGGGATGATCCCGCAACTCCACCCAACAAAATCCACGATGCTCGTGATTTAACACCGGCACAAACTCTTCGTCCACTGTGATCATGTAGGTGTGATACTCAAAGTTTTTACTGTCGCTGGTGAACTTTTCAATTGGGATCAGTCTGGCGTCTTGGAATATTCCGCCCAGTTCTTCGGCGATTTCTCTAGCAAGTCCTTCAACCACAGTTTCACCTGCTTCAATTTTTCCGCCCACCAAGCCCCAAGAGCCGGCATGTCGCCGCCCGTTGCGTAACAAAAAAAGATATCTGTGAGTGGTTCGGCAGTACACCAATGCACCAGCGCCTGTTTGTTGAGAATTGTTTACCATAATTTAATTATACACTACTACAGTTGCAAAGTCTATACTGCCAAACTCCATTCTCCGGCTGGGTAAACACCGTCGTAGCTCTTGCTCCAGGCACTGTGGTACCATTTGTACTGTATACCAGTGGTCAAGTTGGTCACATACTGTAGATCAACAGAAGCAACACTGGCAAACACCACTGCCCAATGGCTACCATTGTATTGCACAATGTCTCCGGCATTGGCCACAAGATCTTGACCATCGGCACCACGCCAGGCCACAGCACCAGCAGGATTGGCATAACTACCAATTTCTTCTGTTAGTAAATATCTAGTTCCTGTGGCAGGATTGGTTAAAAAAGTGCCAACATTGACCGATTGCGGATTGATAATGGCATTCACAGGACTCAACGTGTTGACAGGCAATGTTGCAGGATAGGGTGAATAAATTAACACACCGGGATCTGTGGGGTTCACAGCCACAGTGCCGACAATTTCACTACCATTGGGTTGCATTAATCTTATTTCGCTACTGCCGGATACAAAATTACCGTAGGCAGCCAACAACCAGCTCCATTGATTCTTTGGAATATTGACAATGTTGAGGAAATCGTTTTCCTCCACCACCTGTGATGACCGTAGCAACGACAGTGTAGCACCAGTATTTGTGGTGTTTAGCACAACTCCATACTGGCCAAATGACACCAGCTGTTGTGGACCCAAGGCACCCAAGGAGTCAAGGTCTGAGTAGTTGTTGAGTACAGTTTGTATCACGCCCATGCGTTTGACTTTGGCACTGGTGGATATCCATATGGGCAATTCAAACTTCATTGTGGCAACGTCTATGGCTTCTTCAGCACCCGCGGGCACAGTTCTACTGGTCCATGTGCTGTCAGTGAGCAGTGCGTAACTCAAACTGCCCCAATCAACATAGTTGTCGGTGCTTTGAATTTCCATTGCTGGATTAAACAACTGAGTCAACTGTTCGATCAACTGTAATTTTTGTTCGGTATTACTGGTCCAAATATCCAGCTTTACTCCTAACTTATAAGGTGCCGGCATCACACGTTCAACAGTGTAATTTTGTCCTTGTGTGGTTCCGTAGGTTCCGGTAACTGGATCAAATGTTCTTTGTCTAATTTGCATACTTTGAACCAAACTGGGATCTTGCAGTCTGGTTTGATCATAGTTCAGTGCATCTATATACACAGCCATGGCCGGCACAGTACCCAAGCCATTTTCACTGTTGTTGCGTAAAATTTGTGCAGCCTGACGACTTTGATCTCCATAAATCACAGGCACACGTTGATAAGTTATGTTGCCACTGCTGTCTCGACCAAACTCAACATAAAAGCCTGACACCATGCGTATGAATTGACTTACGAAAGATCGTATCTGTCCAGAATAGAAGAAATTTGAAGGTGCGGTCATGAATTGTCAGCTTTCGGTGTAAGTGCAGAACTAAGGCTTTGCTTTGATGGCACAGTGACATTGCCCACTGTGGTAAATGTATCGGTGTTGTTGACAAATGTGCCAATCAATGTGTGATTGTCTGCACCTTGACTCAGGTTGGTGCGTACTACATCATTGAACATGCTCCAACGATTGCCAACAAATCTAAACACACGATTTGGCAAATAGTCTGTGCGTAAAAAGAAATCTCCCACCTGTGGGTGTGTTGGGAATGAAGTGCCAGCACTCATGGCCAAACCATTGGGTGCAACACTGTCACCCACAACATAACCTGGCAATGCAGCCAATGGAGAGATAGGAACCTCGTCTGCTGTGCTTATTCGTCCTGCCCCATCAGCTGTTTCTTGTGTTTGATCACCCGAGCTGACATCAACGTTGAACAATGTGCCATCCTGGTTTCGTGGGAAGTTGTAAAAACTACTGGTGTCGTAGCCCGACCGTGGAACATTTTGTACAGCCTCAGCGACCACAGCATCGTTGATGGCAATGGTACCATTGTAAGCACTCATGATTTGACCGATGGGAGTAACGCCATCACTGGCAACAAGATTGTTGATAATGTCCTTGTATTCTTGACTGTCCACCAAGGGATTAATTTTAACACGCCAAAGATGTGGCCACCAGGTTGGACTGAACCCTTCGCTGGAGAAACTGGCATCGCCCACTACATAAAATCTTTTGAGTGCTGCCGGAACATCCTGAGTGAGTGAGTCGTAATCGGTCAAGTGTTGCAGTTCTAAAACATCACCCGCCATGATCTTACGCCCAATCATGTCAACCATGTCACGCAGATGAAATGTCATAAAAATAGTACCAGTTTGTAAAAACAAACCAAATTGGGTTAAATCAAAGTCTTGATCTTGTCTTTGATAAATGCCACGCATGGTGTATACTGAAGTGTCGTATTTTCTATCTCTATTTTCTACCCACAACAAGTCTTGAATGTTTAACTCACTTTGATTGGTATAACTGGGTTGTGCAGAACTAATGCTGATTCCAATGGCAGTACCGGATGGAACAGCACCAAGCGTACTGGCACTTAATGTTATGGTTGTGGCTGTTTTGGCTGCCACAGTGGTGTTGGCAGGAATATTGGTGCCGGTTACTGTGTTGCCTAGATCAATAGTGGCAGTGCTGGATAAGGTCAATACTGTGCCGGCCGCTGCCTGATCCGCCGACGTGGTCAGTTGTGTGCCTTGAGGGTTGGTTCCCAGGTATTTGTGCAACAATATACCAGTGCCACCCAAGGTAAACATTTCAGACATTCTACGGTCCATGAATTTAAAATCATTTGAATGTCTACCGTCTTGCCATAAACTTATTCTGCCCAAAATACTTCTCCGATAATTATCTAGTATTTATGGATTTGACTGCTAAGTAAATTTAACGTATAATAACATTATGGATTTAAACACTAAAAAACGCTTGGATGATACATTTTTTCAAATAATCCGTTTACCAATGGATGCAGAAAAGATACGCGATCTTAAAAAAATATGGAAAAACTGTAGCGAAACATGGGCAGACATGAGCAGAGAAGAAGTAAATTGTCGCAGATTGGGCCGGAAAACCCCACATTATTTAGAACTAGAACTGCAAGTGGCAGAAGGCTTAGACCTGCTGGAACAGTACCTGACCTTTGCCACACTGTTGAGTTGACCGATAATGCCCGACGTGCTATAATATGTAATATTGACATTCAAGGAACGCAATGAAACTAAACGGTAAAACAGTACGGGCCAAGGTTAGAGCCACTCGTAATCCATTGTTCGGTGACGAAAAGTATGTGGGTGGTGAACCGGTGTGGGACACAGAACGTGCTGAAAAAATGTCCGATGCGGACTTTGATCATTTTTTACGCAAGAGTTTTTACTATTACAATTATTTTTACACTCAAAAAGACACTAAAAAATATGTGGTTGAGTGGCTTAAACAGCAAGAAAACTTTTTAAAAGAAGATATACGTGCATTTGAACGTAGTTCAGACCGTGCAACCTCCATGACAGTACACAGTTTGATCATGGCACATCGCCAAGGCATGCCCTTGCTTGAACGTCATCTTAAATTCATCGGTGAGCAAATTGAACGTGCTGTCAAGGGTGCAGATGCTGAGGTGGTGGAGGTGCCAGCGGCTGAGGCTCCACGAGCCACAGTGCCTACTATTCAAGATCGTTTGAACGAAAAAACAGCAGACACCATTGGCGAATTGGAAGGTCACTATGATGAGTTTCTCAAGAATCCCCGGTATCAATTCAAGCCCTATGATTTTTTGGTGGCCAATAATGTGCCACAAAGCCAGTTAACCAAGTATGAACTCTTGTTTCAGACTAGATTTGACGAACTTAAAACAGCATTTACCAAAACTGATGAGCAGTTATCCGAAGGATACAGCCACTACAAAATTGGAGACTACAAGCGAATCATGTCTTTTATTGATCAAATCTTAAACGACATCATACAGTATCGCGGAGTCAAGCGAGCCACTAAGAAAGTCCGAGCACCCAAGAGTATACCCAAAGAAAAAACAGTGGCCAAATTGAAGTATGCTAGGGAAGACAAAGTACTGCGTTTGGTCAGTGTTCCGGCCACCGACATTGTTGGGGCCCAGACTCTGTGGTGTTACGATACAAAAACACGCAAGATAATTGTGTACTATGCCGACAGTTTAACTGGACCACTAACAGTCAAAGGCACCAGCATTGCTGGATTTGATGTTGCTAGATCCGTAACAAAAACTTTAAGAAAGCCCGAAGAGCAACTAAAAGAATTTGCTAGAGCCTCCAAAGTTGAATTGCGTAAGTTTGTAGACGGGATCAAAACAACAGAAGCAAAAGCCAACGGTCGCATAAACCCCAATCAAATCCTGCTTAAAACAATATAAACAATTTCTTTTTGTTTATAAATACTGTATAATCGGACCATTCCAATGACACAGTATAGTACCCCGCAGACCACCCCAGAGATAACTGCCAACATAACTGCTTTTGGCAGTTTACCCACCAAGAGTCTTTTCGATGCCAACACTGGCACAGGGTCTGGCAGTATACAGTTTGACCCCAACACCTTGCCCACCGGCAATGCTCAACGTGCGGCCATTACCGACTACATTCGTGTTAGATTGGGTGACGGATTGATAGATGTAGAATTGGAAAAAGGCCACTACGAAATGGCCATCAATCAAGCCTTGCTTAAATATCGCCAACGTGCTGCCAATTCCACTGAAGAAAGTTTTGCTTTTTTAGATCTATTACCAGAAACACAGGAATATATACTGCCCCGAGAAGTACAGGTGGTCAAAGCCGCTTATCGTCGTGGTATTGGGTCAGTTACAGGCACAACTGCCAGTCAATTTGAACCATTTGCATCGGGATATTTAAACACGTATATGTTGCAGGCTGGACGTGTGGGCGGATTAACCAACTATGAGCTGTTTGTGGACTATCAAAAATTAGCCATGAAGATGTTTGGTGGATTGTTGAATTATACATTCAATCCCACTACTAAAAAATTAACCATCATTCGTAAAATGCCCTACGGTTACGGTGGCAGTACCGGTGGGTCACAGGGTCAAAATCCTTTTGAAAGTGTGTTGTTGCACATATACAATACCAAGCCGGACCAAATGATACTAAACGACACCTACAGTTTTCCTTGGATACAAGAATATGCCTACAGCTTTGCCAAACGTATTCTGGGACAGGCCTACAGTAAATTTTCGCAGATTGCAGGGCCACAAGGCGGCGCCAGTTTAAACGGTGCTGCAATGGTACAAGAAGCTCAGGCTGAAATGGAACGACTGGAATATGAAATTGTCAACTATGTTGACAATGGCATGCCCTTGACTTGGGTTATTGGCTAATCAATGCGTATCACTGAAATAACAACAGAATCTGTCGTAAATGAATTGGGCAATAGGCCCTATCCGTTTAAAATAGATCCCAATGGCTGGAAAGAATATAAAAGTGTCACCAGTCGAGATGGTAAAATCAACGTGGTTTTTGAGTGGAGGCCCGGCTCCGACAATGGCGCCATTGATGTCTCGTTTGAAGTCAACGGCACACAAGCCATTACCGGCGGTGGTGACGCTTTTAGAATCTTCAGCACAGTGGCACAGATAATACAGAAACGACTGCCCCCCATGATACGGCAACTTGAACCCGGTGACGTCTGGTTTCACGCACATGATGAAGCCAGTCGTGTGAGTTTGTATGACAAATATGCAGTGAGATTTTTTAACCAACTGCTTGGCCCTGATTGGCAATTCAAGAGAAGTGTCAACCCCAAAAACCGAGACGTCATGTACCGATGGGAACGCAAATACAATGGTAACGACATTGATTTTGATTGATTTTTTTGCTAAATACTCATATGAAAATTAACGAAATTCTATTAGAAGATGCCGCTGGTGGTCCACCTAAAACACACGGCACATTTACCGATTTAGACGCTGACCAAGATGCATCCTTACCGGGTGTTTGGGTACAACGACAGTTACGCAATACAGATCCCTACATGCAATACCGCTATGGACTGGCACTGGCAGCTGCTCGTGCCGATGCAGCGGGCCATGTGGCATTTTCACAAGAAAGTCCTTGGGCAGAGAACTTGACCATTGTTGGATATACTCCGGAAGATGCAGAAGTAATTAGAATGGCAGACAAACTAATGGGCGTTCACGCCACACGCATTGCCGACGATGCCAGTAGAGAAGCAAAGGGAGTGAACACACAAAGCCCAATGCGACCACGTGGATCAATCACCAAAAAATAACTTGACTCGGCGTAACAAATATGTAATAATGCTCTTATATAGGAGCATTTTTTATGACTAAAAAATTAATTGGTGTTGTGGGATTAATCTCAAGTGGCAAAGATACCATTGCTGATTATCTTTGTAATTTTCAAGGGTTTCGTCGAGAATCATTTGCCAACAGTTTGAAAGACGCTGTGAGCATGGTGTTTGGTTGGGATCGTACCATGTTGGAAGGGCGAACCAAACAAGCTCGCGAATGGCGCGAACAAGTAGATCCATGGTGGGCCGAACGTTTAAACATGCCCAATTTAACACCACGCTGGGTGTTGCAATACTGGGGTACAGAAGTTTGTCGTAGGGGTTTCAACGATGACATCTGGATTGCCAGCTTGGAAAACAAACTTCGTACAAGTCAAGATGACATTGTCATCAGCGATTGCAGATTCCCCAACGAAATTGCAACAATTAAATCTGCCGGTGGAACAGTGGTTCGTGTACGTCGCGGCGACGATCCTGTTTGGTATAGTATTGCTCAACGTGCCAACCAGGGTGACTCAATCGCACAGAGACAGTTGGCAGAGTTTAATGTACACATCAGTGAAACTGCTTGGATTGGCACAGGTTTTGATCACACAATTGACAACAATGGAACCATTGACGAATTATATCAACAAATCAAAAATCTGGTACAAGTGGACTCTGGCGCCAAGGCAAGCGACTCCGCTGAACTTCCTGAGTACAATTCAAACATATAGTCTTCAAGTTTAGCCAGTTGTTGTTTTTTAAGTTACCGTCAACATAAAACACACCCAGTTGCTCTGGGTGTCGTGCTTTAAATCCACATTTCTCACATCGTTCTTTTTTACTGTATCCTGCTCGGTGCCATGCCGGCGGCTCCGGTTTGTATTTAATTCCTTTTCTCAAACAGGTATCACAGAATTTTCTGTAGTAGATTTTATTGTTCCGGTGAAAATTAACAGCCACTGGGCGTTGATTACAATGCGGGCACGTTTTACGGGGTAACATGTAGTTATTTATACCCTTGCCCTTTATTAAAGGGCAGTCAAACCGCATGAAAAATTACTTAATCGGTAAATATCTATAACAGTACTTTAAAGGAACATTACCATGGCACTAGTATCCCCCGGCGTTAGCTTAACAGTAACAGATCAAAGTCAATATGTATCATCAGCAATTGGCACAGTACCTCTTATTGTTTTAGCAACAGCACAAAACAAAACAATCAATGGCTCATTGGCCACAGGAACAACAGCGGCCAATGCAGGCATGTTACAGATATTTACCAGTCAGCGTGATTTAGCCACAGCACTCGGCGCACCGGTATTTAAACAAACAGCCGCCGGCACACCTGTACACGGTGGCGAATTAAACGAATACGGCTTGATGGCTGCTTACTCGGCCTTGGGACTGGGCAATCAGCTGTACGCAATTCGTGCCGATATTGATTTAAATGAATTAGAAGGCACCAGTGTTCGCCCAACCGGCACAGTGTCCACTGGCACACAATGGTTAGATTTGGCTGACACTACCTGGGGATTATACCAGTGGAGTGCAGATACACAGTCATTTACCAACTATGTACCCACAGTGATCACTTCAAATGCCAGTTTAACAACCAGTAGCCCCACAGTGGGAACATATGGTAATATTACATTGACCGATGAATCTACTCCACTCGGCAGT